ACTGAACTTAGATCAGTACCTGTAAATGTTAGGGTATTGCTTGCTGTTAATGTTTTACCCTCTGCAATAGTTAGGGTAGAGCCAGTTGCTGGAGCAGTAATAGCTACTTTATTAATTGTAGTAGCTGTGGCAACACCCAGCGTTGGTGTTGTTAGTACTGGGCTCAATAGTGGTATACTAATAACACCATTATTAATTGTAATAGTAGTACCATCGACTTTTACACCGCCTAGTACACTAGTACTTGCTACCGGAATTCCTCCTGAAGGTAGTCCAGTATAGTATAGTTGCCCTGATGCATTATATGCTAAAGTTGAGCCATCTACTTTAACGCCACCAAGTACTGATGTACTAGCTGTAGGTAAAGTATAAGAATATGGTGCACTAATTACACCATTATTAATTGTAATAGTAGTACTATCAACTTTAACACCGCCAAGTATTGATGTAGTGGCTATAGGTAATGAGTATGAGTAAGCAGGAGTACCACTTATAACACCATTATTAATTGTAATGGTTGTACCATCAACTTTTACTAAGCCTAAAACAAGATTAGTAGCTGTGGGTATAGTTGCCCAACTTGTGCTAGTACCATCAGTAATTAAATACTTTCCACTATTACCAGCAACTGTTGGTAATACCATACTTGATGATAAGACATTTAGTTGAGTAATATAGTCTGTTTGACCAACATAAAAACTAGGCATTTAAATCTCCTCAATATCAACAGTAGTACTGTATATTTCAAACATAGGATGTACTAAATCAGGTAATTGAGATAATTTTCCGTAAATCTGATGTGCTTGTTCTTTATCCCAGTCCTCACTATTATCTGGAAATAGGCTAATTACTAGTGGTCGTGGTAACCCATTACCACGTAAAATTCTAGTAAACTCTAATCTATCTGAAGGTACTAAATACTTTAAATCAAAATTCATACTTCTATAACTAATGCCACGGTTTGTAACAAGATCGCCAGACTCAGTACGAGTATGTGCGCTTAGATCTTTAGTAGTAGAAGATAGTCCAAAAGAAGTATTATACTTAGGATACCAGTATGACCCAATTACTAACCTTGAAGCCTCAATGTAGGGGCTCTGATTTTGTGAGTCTACTATTTCAATTAAGAGGCTAGTACAAGCAGCTTGCGAGGCTAAGGGTATCCAAACTCTGCCGTAAGTTCCTCCACCATAGGAGTAGCTATTGACTCCTAGGGGTAAGGTGCCCCAATTCCATAAGCCCAATACCTGATAGGGACAGGCCATAATTACACCTGAATCAAACCTTAAGGTACCAGTAGCCGTAGTTGTTGGTGAGTCTACTGTTCCACCAAGTGTTGGTGCAGTTCCAGTATACCCACGTACTCTTATTGTTGCAGCTGAGGATAGGTTGCAAAAGGGTAGTATAACGCCACCAATATTTGAACTACTTAAACTAACTACTAAGTTAGCCTTAGCAGTATATAGTCCATTCACTACACTAGTAGTAACAGAACCAGATCTCCAAACTAGGGATTTGGAGTCTAGTTTCATGTTCGAGGCTGGGGTGCTCGCAGATGCTGTACTAGAGGCAGTTAGGGTAGTTGTACTAACATCTACCACATTTTGATAAATTATTCTTAAATTATTCGCTGCCACTATTAACCTCCTGGTGGCACGGGCCACACTATATTAAAGGGATCTGCTTGAGTAGTAATATCCCGTAGGGCTTGACGGTATGTCTGCCACTGTTGATATAGTTCATCACCTAATCTAGCTTTTGCTGATAGGGTATCTGTCCAGTCAGAGGCAGTTAATCTCATATTTCTACCCATTTTTATTAATTCCCATCTTTGCTCATCTGTTTGATTTTTTTCCCATTGTTTTGTATCATGGTTAAATATTGAGTAATTATTTGGTGCAGTAGGAATAAGGGTAGGTTGCTTATTTTCTATATAGTACTTATCTCCTCCATAACTACCTTCTATATAATCCTCAGTTGAGCTATCATAATTTATTAAAATATGTGGCTCATCACATTGAAGCACTTTTTCTATTTTACCGTTTTTAATATTAAATATAGTAATAATCATTTTTTTAACTCTATTATGCTTGCACTTCTTTGTTGTGCGACAGAGGTAGCATTGGCGTTGGATGCAGCATAAAGATAGTATGTAGCAGTACCTGCACTTGGAGTATCTACAAAAGTATATGAGAAAGGTCCATATATAGGTGTAGGATCTATAAATTCCCATACTTGAATACCACCAATAGGAATAGTAATGTTTAAGATAGATGTATTCGTACCATTTTGGTTTCTATATATCTGTATATTAACTTGAGATGCAAAAGTACCGCCATTATTGCCCCCTGTATAATAGAATCCTGGACTAATTAATGCTGACATACTTACTAAAATAGGTTTACCTGTAGTAGTAATAGAGGCATTTGCAATACTTGCTCCAGTACTATAGAATATACTTCCACTAAATAATGCTCCTACTGGTGATGTTACTGCATTATCTTGAATATTACCTGTAGTAATAATATTTGCTGCGGTTAGATTTCCACTAAATGAGCCTGAGGCAGCTGATAGAGTACCACTAAAGGTTCCGGTTGCTGCTGACAAGGCACCTGAAAAGGTTCCGGTTGCTGACTGTAACTCACCTCCAAAATAGGCATCTCCTGCACTAGTTATAGAAAACCTAGTAGTACCAGTTTTTCTACCTACTATGCCATTAGGTCCTATAAATATTCCAGTATCTGGAACACCTGTAGCAGCATTTATTGCACCTACTACAATTGCTCCATCTGTACCAAAGCTAACTTTAGCACTTAGCGTATCATTAGCCGATTTACTAAGCTTAGTATTAGCATTAGCATTTGCGGCTGTAGCTGCATCATAAGCTGAATCAGCTTTTGCCTGTGCAGTAGCAGCATTTGATATAGCTGTAGCTGCACTTGCAGTTGCACTATTAGCAGTTGATTGAGCTGTAGCGGCATTTGCAGCAGCAGTATCTGCAGCTACTTGTGCAGCATATGCTTCAGTAATGTCTGTAACACGTACATTTTGAAACTCTACTCTGCCACCACCCGTACTAGGATATCCTAATATAATATGTGCGGCAGCTTTTACTGTACCAGAATATAAACTATTAGGTGCAAAATCTGAAGTAAAAGTTTGAAAACTAGTAGTTAAAGAAGATGCAACACTCCAAGCTGCATTAGTATAAGCACCCCAAGTATATTGTGAGTTACCATTTATATCATAATTTAGTAAGCCTAAATATACAGTACCTGAGGTAGCTCCAGCAGTTTTACGTATATATGCAGTTACTCTATATCTTCTAGTACGATCAACTATAAACTGTTTTGACTCAGCTAAATGTTCTCCGGTACTGCCTACAATAGCTGTTGTACCTGATAATCCACCACTAATTGTAGCAATATAAGCCGCTGGCCAAATAACAGGATCACTACAAGTAGGATCATAGTTAAGCACATTAGAAGCTGCAGCTGCTGTATCCGCAGCTTTTTGTGCGGCAACGGCCGCGGCTTGAGCTGTTACGGCTGCAGTTTGAGCAGTATTGGCTACTGCTATAGCTGCAGTTTGAGCTGCAGTAGCTTTAGTTGAAGCATCAGTAGCAGCAGCAGCTATAGCATTCGCCTGAGCAGCAGCAGATTTATTTGTAGCATCTGATGCTGCATTATTTGCAGCAGTTTGAGCAGCTGCAGCTACTGTAGCCGCATTAGCAGCATTAGTAACTGCAGTATTAGCAGTTGATTGAGCCGTGGACGCAGCAGATGCTGCATTAGCTGCAGCAGTAGCTGCATTAGCAGCAGCAGTGGCTGCAGTATCCGCTGCATCTGCTGCAGCTTGTGCTTCAGTTATATCATACCATTTAAAACCTTGAATTTCCCAGTAGCCTGCATTACCAGGATAACTACCACCACCATTGTAACTACCTAACCAGTCAGGTTGTATGTATTTTACATTTGCTTGCCATGTAGTAATACTATTCCAATAAGATTCGTATAGTCGCCAATCAGTATGCGGTGTTACACCTGACGGATTATATGGACTTCTTCCACCATTAGTATCACAAGGAGTACCCAAATTATCTTTAAACTGTCGAAGAGTAAAATATAGTATGCCATTAGTACCTGATGCAGCTCTAGCCCAGAATCTAATTTTAAATTTTCTTGCTGTATCTAGGGGGTGATATATGCCATCATTGTAAAAAGTACTATTAACAGACCTAGCTACCGTATTACCCTCTTTACCATCTGTAATTGTCTGAATATTTGCACCGGGCCAGTACTGTACATCAAGTGCCAGGGAGGGGCCACTTTCCATAACTGCATTAGACCTAGCTATCATAGCAGTATTAGCTGCAGTTTGTGCAGCATTAGCTTTAGCAGTAGCATCAGCAGCAGCTGTAGCAGCAGCAGCATTAGCTTTAGCAGTAGCATCACTAGCAGCAGTTGTAGTTGCCGACGTAACAGCTGCATTAGCCTTAGTAGTAGCATCACTAGCAGCAGTTGTAGTTGCCGACGTAACAGCTGCATTAGCCTTAGTAGTAGCATCACTAGCAGCAGTTGCTATTGCTGTACTATTATTAATATCATCAGGAACTGTAGTAGCCGAAAGTAAGGTTGCTCCTGCAGCGTTAAATACGCTACCACCTTTTAAAGTTAAAACTCCTGTACTACTATCAAAAGCTAGTGAAGATGAGTTATCTGCATTACCGATTCTGAACTTTGCATTGCCGCTATCATTACCTAAGAAGAATCCTGCATTAGTAGCATTTGCAAAAGTTGATTTACCTGACCACAATGCTCCGCTGGAAGCTATTGATACAACACCTAAATTTGCTGAAAGTGCTGATAGGCTACCTACTTTTAAGTTACTTAGGTAGGGTATGCCCCAAGTTATATTAGTAGTATTAGCACTATATATACCATCGCTTTGGTACATATACTGACCATCGGTTAAGGTAGCAGTAGCAGTAGCAGACCAACCATTAGGAACTGCAGGTGCCGTGGTTACTCCTGGTTGTGCAGGAGGTGTGCTACTTGTAGTAACTATATAGGCAATACGGTAGGAATCTCCTTGTACACCTATTGTACCATCATTACGATAGCCAATAGTATTAACTGAAGACCCACTCCAATTTGCATTAGTAGTAGCTGCTAGGGTAGTATCTGTAAGTGTTATATTACGTTGATAGAGAGTATAACCATTACCTGGTGCAGCTCCTGCAGCTGCACTCCACCCACTAGGATATGCACTTATTGCTGCTGTATTCCAATTATAGGTAAAAGCACCACTATAGGCTGGCGCGGAAACTGCCCAGTAGTACATACTAAGCGTTATTGACTTCTTGCCTTCTGCTATACCATACTTACCAATACTAATATAGTCAACCGCAACACTAGCACTTACTGCATTAATAAAGTCAAACCTTAATTGAGTAATATTACCGCCAGTTAAATATTCAGTACCACCAGCAGTTAGTGAACGCATGTCTACGTTAATAGTAGTCCATACGTCTAAAGCTGGTTGTGGAATAGCTTTGTAATAATTTCCGCTCTCGCCATGACTAGGGTTTGCGTAAAATACGAAACCTTCCCATGCACCGCTAACCCATTTAACTCGCATACTAATTATATATGAGTTATTAGGAACTAAGTCAAGGTTTGTTAATCTTAAATTCTGATCAATAACAGTATTAGTAAGGAGAGTAGCTGTATCTGTCTCGTAAGTAGCTACAGTGCCAGGAAAAGTTACATTACTTAGTAGGGTTGCACCAGCAAAATCATAGTTAACCAGTGGATTTATATTTGATCCATCTGCTGCAGGCTTACTCTTATCCATAGTATACTGAAGATCAATTGTAACACCTTTATATACAGCACGTAGTATTGCAGTTGATATTATTACATCAGTCCCCATAGCACTAACAGTATATACGCCTGTTGAGGCAATACTAATAGTTAATCCTGTAGAGCTGTATACTGAATAAGTAACAGCAGCATCTCCGGTTTTATTTGTAATACCGTCATAAACATAAAAAGTACCACTAGTATTGGCAAAACTAGATACATTACCGTAAACATCACCTATTACTGTTGATGTCGGATTGCTTAAATTACCTACTATTGAATCTACGCCTGGTTTAATTCCGATTATCGATGCAATATCGGTAGCCAGTATTGTGCTACTATTAGTTCCTTCACGTATCTTTACTGTAATCTGCTGAGGCATTGATGCATATGCAGCTAAGGGAGTATAAGTATAAGTATTAGTAGTAGTATTCTGCTTACTAACTCCAGCTACAAAGAACTCATAGTATACAGTACCACTAGTATTTTGAGGTGTTGCTGTAATAACAGTATTTGCTGGGCTAGGTGTGCTGCCATCACTTAAGTATGCAAAAGCTTGTGTACCAATTGTTAGATCAACTGCACGAGCTGAAGATCCTACTACACCATTATTTACCTTATTATAGACAACTTTTCTAGTATACGTAGTAGCTACCGGAGTTGCGGAAGAGTCATATACATTTATAGTAAATGTAATTGTAGCACCGTCAAGTGCAAGTGCACTTATTCCTGACATAGTAAAAGATGTACTTGTACTTGTGTATGTACCTACTAGATTACGTGTTAAATTACCATCGTCTGCTATACTTACTGTGAAACTATTTGGTGTAGTACTATTAGTACTATAAGCTAAATTAGTAGTACCACGACTTACTGCAATTGTTATATCTGTATTATTAAAAGATATAGGGGTACCATTAGCATCACAAGTTACTAATACATTAGTTCTACTTAAGGTAATGAAATTAGACTCTGCACCCTCTGAGCTATAAGTTACAGTATAGTAGCCATATGCACTATCTAGTAGGTTTTCTGAGATTATGCATCTGTACTGTACAGATGCATTTGTAATCCATGAGTCGCTACTATTTAGGGTCCAAGTTTTTCCAGTACCTAGAGTAATCCAGGTATTAGGAGCGCTACTTAAAGCATATGACCAAGTATAGACTGCATTACTTGAAAATACTGATCCAGAAGGGGTAGCAGTTAAAACAATAGTTTGAGGAAGAATTGTTACACTATTTTTACTTGCTAAAAATGCAGATGCTGTACCAGTAATAGCAAGGTTAGTTTGTTTTGATCTATACTTAGCAGCTTGTAAAGCTAAATCCCTATCATTTAAAATTGGTGCTGTCATTAAATAATTACCTCTACATTAATTGTACCGTTTACCCAGTCAGGGCTAAGGGTTATTACTTGTCCAGTTTTACCAGCTGTTAACCCAAATCTATTGTGTGTTAGTGTAACTTGTTGACCTAACTTTAAATATAGTAATTTAGCTGTGCCAGTAAAAGCATATACTGTATGGGGTACTTTAAAGTAGTTATTAAGTGTAGTAGCCAGTACATTTGCATCTGATCCACTAATTAAATTAGTATCTATTTGTATAGGTGTACTATCTAATTTATAGGTTGCCTGTACATTAGTATCTATAACAGTTTGAGAGTACCATGCATCATTAAACATATAATTAGCATCACTAGGTATACTACCAGCTAAGGCTGTTTGAGGAGTATAATTAAGCGCATAACCAACTTTGGTAGCTGCTATTACTTTAGTTTTATTAGATATATGTAAACTATGGTGTAAAATATCTCCATCAGTAATACTCATTACAGCATCTGTAGTAGGTGTACCTAATTGCAATAATTGTAGCAATCCTTTTCTATTAAAGAAAAGTTGCGCATTAGCACTACGGGCAAGTTTCTGACAGACTTCTAGTACATTCACTCTGTCTTTAAGTGCAATACCTACAGCGGCAGTATTAGCAGCAACAAAACTTCTTAAATTAACTAGGTCTAGGTCAGCTGAAGTTAGTCTATTACTAACCTGACCATATTGGGTAACTATAAGTGTAATTATATTCGCTATATTATTAGTATAGGTAGAAAGCAATCCAGCAGTTCCAGTTCCGCTTAAATCTACAGAATTCTTCAACCCCTGTAAGCTCATGGTAACAGTACCATCAGGCGGGGATTTTAAGGTAAACTTACCAGTAGTTAAATTTATTATAGCTCTATCAGGTCTATTAATATTACGTACTCGTATAGTACCTGAAGCAGTTGCAGTAGTTAAAACAAATGTATTTCCATCTGCTAATTGGGAAATAGTAAAAGCAGTGGGGGATACTATAGTTTTTACATAGTAGGTTGTACCTGATACAATACCACCAATTGACGTATCAAATATAATGGACATTCCAACAGATAAATTTTGCGTACTAGCGCAAGTAACTTGGTTTGTAGTTGCGGCTGTTGAGGTTACTGTAGTACCGTAAACTGTAACATCAGTATAAATTGGTACTCCATTATCACGTATCTCAATTGCTAGTTCTGTATTATAAACATTTGCCTCTGCCTGTACTCCATTAATTAGGCTACCTGTAGTTGTCAAATTAGCTGAAGTTAAGGCAAAGGGAGTTCCTCCACTTGTTGCGGATACTGTAAATGTAGTAGCCGAATCAATAGTTTTAACGTAGTATACGGTATTAAAAACCAAATTACCAAAAGTACTAGGGTACGCAGTAATTGAAAAAGTAAATACTACTGGTGCATTTAATATGAAGCCCGCTGTACTCATACAAGTAATAAGATTAGTACCAGTTGTAGTACTTGTTATTTGTGTTCCAACATTAGTATCATTAAACATATACTCTAAATAAGCTGGATCTACTAATACTGGTGACATATTAAATACTTCACCAAATACAAGTGGACGTATAGTATCCTGATTTGTCTGCCCATTTGCCCAAGTACCATAAATTCCAAGTATATTATCACTTATTGGATAGTTAAGACGGTTTAGTTTATCGCGTACTTTTACATTAATAGACTCTCGCGCGCTTGAATCTACATCTTCAATAATACCATCAAATACTTTTTCGAACACAGTATGTACATCAGCTAGAGTAGCTGCTGTCCAGGTTGGGTCACCTAAATAAACTTGAACAGCTCTGCTATCCCAAATATATTTAGTTCTATCTAGCCAGTCATCTAAGTCGCCATTGTAATTAGCTATCTGTATATCACCAAAACTCATTGATAAACTACCATCAATAGTAAGTGATTCAGTTGTCTGTATATTGCCACTAACATAGGGCAGGTACGTTACATCAGCACTAGTTGTAGTATAGCCAATATTAGATAGATAAAATGTCGTCTCCGTTCCAGTAGAGACATTTTTTGCAGTAATTTCTACTAATAAGCCTAGTATGTGGGTAGGATCTGCTAACCACGCTTGAGTTACATTACTCATAAAATCTCCAAGATCAATTTACCCTATTATACTCGGTTAGGTAAAATAAGTCAAGCATAATTTTTATTAGGCATAAAAAAGCCCGCATTAAGCGGGCTTTCCTTAAACTACGGTTACCCCAGAACGGGCTTTCCAGTCTTGTTGATTTAGCATTTGTGCATTACCGCTATTAATGGCTTCTGCATTTCTTGCATTTGCTGTAAATGTTGTTGCGATTAAGTGTCCTGTTTGTTCCTTTTGATCTTCACGTAACTTTGTTACTTCTTCTCTTAAGGCTTTAACTTCTGCGATTAAGGCGTCATTATTAAATAGGTTCTTACTGTCTGCATTAGAGTAAACTCTAGCAGGATTAGAAAAATCTGCTAATTCAGGTCCTTGCTCACCTACTAAGGACATTCCAGAGACTAAACCTCCGGCGGCAAGTTTAGGGTATGGAATACCTGCAGCTACAGAGCCTGAAGCAGTTGCTGAAGCTTGAGCTATAGTGGTTACTCCTACTGCTGTTAAATACTTTTCTAGTAGTTGGGCTGTTGTATCTGTTGCAACTGCAATCTTATCTAGGAAACCTAGTTGTTGTTGCACGTCTGTTTTCTGATTTTCTAGCGCACTACTAGTAGCATCTACAGCTGTACCAACTGCGGCGAAGTCCGCGGCATACTGGGTACCAGATGCATTCATAACTTTAGAGTTTGCTAAGAAACTATCAGATGCTTTTGATAAGTTTGCTACTGCGTCATCTCTGGTTTTTATATCTGTTGCAGAACTTGAAGTAGTAATTTTAACTTTAGCAGCAGCTGCAGTTTGTTCAAATATTGCCTTAGACTGTGCGTACTTTTCTTCAGGAGACATGGTAGAAGAGTTTCCACCAAGTAGTGCAGTTTTATAGTCTTGTAGTGATTTAATTGAGGTAGTTAGTGAGGTGTTTGTAGTATCATAAGCAGATTTAAGTTTATCACGAAGTGCAATCTCATCTGTTAGGGCATTAATATATCTTTGACGGGGTCTTAGAGCGGCGTCCATCGCGTCTAATTCCTTCTGTCTAGTTAAGTTTAGGGCTTCGTTACTTCCCTTTAGTTCATATATTTTTATTTCTTGACCTAAGATTGATGAAGCGTAGGCTTCTGCTGCTGAGGCTAGTTCATCTACTGCCCCACTCAAGCCCTGTAATTTAGCATATGTTACTGCACTAGCGTCATCAGTTACTTTAAAACCTAGTACTAATTGTTTAAACTGTTCTCTTGTTAGGTTACTTGCAAAACCTAATTTATTCAATTCCGTATTTAAAGCTATTTGTTTAGGAGCTAATCTCTCTGCAGAGGTTAAAAATTTATCGCCGAAGTTTTTAGTACTGTCTAAGAAGTTTGTTAAGCCTCCTGAGGCTTTAATCATAGCATCTGATACTGCAATACCTTGTAAGCCAGTTCCAACAGAAGTTTTACCAACACTAGTCATTGCAAGATTAACTTTGTCCATGCCATCAACAACACGCATAGTTGTTTCTAGCATACCTTCACCAAACTTGTTATATGCTTCTAAAGAGCTAAATAGTGCGTTTGATGCTGTATCTAACATTGAGCTTAAGATACTGTTTAAGGCATCGTCAAGTTCCTTACCTTTTAGACCCCGTAAAGAAGCTAATGTAGATACGTCTACTTGTGCTAACTTATCCATTACCTCTTTATTACTCATTCCTAGTTTTTCACCAGCAGCGATCATTAGCTGACCTGCATTGTTAAAAACTTTTGATAGGGAGTCTTGAATTTTACTATCTAGATCTTTTGTTTGTGTATCTAAAGATTGTTTAGTATTACTAATCCATAAGAAGCTTGATGTACTTGTAGTTAATACGTCTTCATATGTTTTAAAGCTATTACCAGCGTTAGCCATTACATCTGCAAAGCTGCCAGTAATCTTTAGTCCTGCATCTGTAATTTGTTTTTCGGTGCTGCTACCAAATAATCCCCCTAAAACGCTATAACCACTAGAACCTTCTTGAGTACCAAACTGACTACCTGTACGAAGTCCTACAACACCATAAACTCCTTTAGCTACACCGCTAATACCATCTTTAATACCGGATAGTAATTCAACCATCTTATTGTAGTAAGAGAGTCCATCTACAGTAGTAGCATTAAGTATATCTAAAGAGTTGGAGATTGATTGTGACTTTGCAGTATCGTCTCCAGCTACAGTTCCAGTTCCTTGCTTAGTTTGACGTTCTGCAGCAGTTTTACCGGTCATATCTACCATGCTAACATCACCGCCACCTGCCATAGCAAATAGTGTTGCTAGTAAAGCTGCGCCCATTATGTAACCTGGAGGGCCTAGAGTACTAAAAGATGATAATATAGCTGGTGCATCGGCACCCACTTTGGCGGGAGCTGAAGCTATTTTAATACCTAAAATCTCGGTTTCTGCTACACCTTCAGCAGTTACTTTAGTAGTTAAAATACCTAGACTAAAGGCTAGATCTTTTAGTTCTAAAGCCGCTGTTTTAATACTAGATATTTTTTGTATGTTATCTAGTACTTTATACGCAAGAGTTTTTTCTCCAAACATTTTCTTAGAAGATGCAAGTAGGGCTTCATCATTTTTTAGTTTATCTCTTGTATTCTGTTTCTCTAATTTACCTAAACCTCTTTGAGCATCCTCAGCATCTTTAGCTTCCCTACTTCCTAGATCCTTACCTATTCCAGCATTAATAATTTCTTGTAAATCAGATTTTTTGCGTAAGTAGTTTAAATCTTGATCTGCCATAGCTGCTATAACTTCTGTAGTTTTACCAACTGCCTCGCCTACTGTGCCAAAAGCATCAGCTAAACTAGCGGTACGCATTACTAAACCTTCCATTGCAAATGCTTGATCTTTTAGTATCTCACTTTCTTTAGCTTGCTTTATGGCAGTAGTTTCTGTAATACCTAATATTTTTACTCTACCGTCATAGATTATTTGATTCTTGTTTTTTTCTATTTTAGCCTGAGCTATAGCTGTATCAGCATCTTTCTGTATACCTCGATTAGTATCATTAGCAATACGATCGTAACCCATTTCATCGGGTTTAATAGAACCAGCAGGTACTTTTTTCTTATTAGCATCCTCTTGTATTTTTACTATCTCTTTATCTTTTATAGCTTGTGCGATACTAAGATCTAATGCTGCTCGAGCTACAGCTAAAGCCGCTTCTTTTTTAGCCTTATATTCGTCTGATAATAACCCTAGAGATACCTGGGCTTGAAATTCTGCTTGAGTTATATCAGATAACGTAGTTGCACTCAATGCCTCTTGTGCGTCTTTTGCTAAGTCAAGGTTATATTCGCGTTGAGCTATTGCTAGTTTAATGTTCATTAAACCTATTTGGTATTGATATGCTTTATTTTGGTTTTCGATTAATTGTAAAATTCCTAAATTTGTTAATGCTAACGTTTCTTCGTCTTTTTGGGCCTCAAGCTTAGTCTTTAATTCCGCATTAGTAACTTCTGCTATTTGATTTGTTAGCCCCATTATTTTTCTAGTTATTACTTCTTGATCTGCGTCTTGCTTTTTAGTATCAGATTTAAGATCAAATTCTTGTTTAGTTGCATATAAAGTCTCATCTTGTATTTGTAACAAACCTTGCATCATACCCAATTTATCACTAAATAACTTAGCTATATTGGATTCCTGCATTAGCTCCTTTTGTTTAACTGCACCTATTGCTACCTGTTTTGAATACAATAAAGCAGTAGCAGCTTCTTGCACTTTAGCATCTTCTTGAGCCATTTTCGATGCAAGAGACGCTGTAGCACCTGCTAGAGGTCCAGCCTGTACTCCAGCAGCTTGTTCGGCAGCAGTAGGTCCACTCATTCTAGATCTAGGAGCAACATTAGGATTTGAACCGCTTAAAGCTTTATCCAATAGTTTCTGTATTGCCGCAGGGCCGGCCTTCATAGCTTCTGCAAATATTTTTAAACCATCTAATTGTACTTGTAGTTGTGCTTTCTTATCAGGATCTGGCTCATTTGACACAGCTAGTGTCGCGCTATTAATTTCTACGGCGGTACGTAACTCTTGCATAGCCACATAACTTTTATATGCAGACTCTAACTGTTCCTTAGCTAATACTGCATCTCTTTTAACAAAATCCATATTAGCATATAATGCTTGAAGACCTGTTAAACTCGTAGCGGTAGCTCTATCAACCCCTAGTGCAATCTTCTGTGCTACATTACCTAGAGATATTTCTATTAATTTAGAGCCTTTTTGGAATGCAGAATACTGTGCTTCGGCTATTAATTCTGAAGCTTTTACTTCTTGTGTTTTTTGTGTAGCTTGATTAGATTCTAATGAAAGATTTTGAAATCTCTTACCTTCTCCTAAAGCCTTATTTGCTTCATCTTTTTTATCTTTTAATTCCTTACCACCAGGTAATTGTAAATGGCCCAATAGACTTTTATTATACTCATTTAAGGCAACAGTAGCATCATCATACTTCTTTTGTAGCATAGCTACATTATCAGCATTTTCTCTTATAACTACAGAATTATTAGTAAACTCATTACTTAGGCCAATTAATTTATTAGCCATATCTGGTGATAATAAACTTAATTTTGCACTATCTTTTAAAAAGTCCTGTAAAGCATCTTTAGAGCTCTGGCCTTCTTCGCCTACCTTTTGTAAGGAAGCAGCTACAGCAACCAAACTAAGCCCGAGTTTAAACATAAGATCAGATGACATTATTGTCATATTAAAATCTTGGGAGGCTTTAACAGCAATATCAGTAGCTGCTTTAAATGTCTGTAATGTAGTTGAAAAATTATTAAATTCTCTATTTGCTTCGCTTACACTATCTCTTACTTTCTTATATAATTCAGGTAAATCTTTAGGGTCCATAGCTTTCAAAGCATCTTCCATGCTTTTATTATCTAACTTAGGTATCTTAAGAATATTCATCATATTAACTTTGAACTTACTACCTATCTTATCATTATTAGCTAATAAGTCTATGCTATCTGATACTGAAGAAACAATAGAATCTCTAGTTTTACTAGCAATATCTCCACCGTATATACGTTTGGCAAAATCTACTAAGTCATCCATCCAGTTAGCTTTGGCTTTAGCTTTATCTCCTGCTTTAATAACAGCATCAATACTATCTGCTACACCCATAAAGGCGTTAGCTATAGCTGCTGTAGATGCTACAGACATACGCTCTAGGGGATCTTTAGCTTGAATAGCTTCTAGAGTTCTTGCTACATTATCTCCTGACTCTTTTAAAGTGTCATAGCTTTTAGAAAAAACTGCTAATTCTTTATCGTTTTTTCCTAACGCGTTAACAGCAAGATCTATTGTTGCAATTACAAAACCTATAATAGCACCTATTTCACCAAATTTTCCAACAAAACCAGATATTTTAGAAAGTGCACTACTAGCAGCATTTTTTAGTATATCAAAGCTACCTGAAGCTGTTTGAGCTATTCTACTAATATTACCTATTTTATCAATATGTTCTGTTAGTTGTTTTCCTGTTTTTGCATCAATACCTGTTACTACACCTATACCACCAGTTTGATTAGCTAGCTTTAGTTGGGCATTCATATTTTTAAATGCAGCACCTAAGCCTTCTGTAGCCTGTATATGTGCAGTATTAGATTTAATATCGTCTAAGTGAAACTTTTTATTCATTGCAGCAGCATCTGCTGTTAAGTTCTTTTGTATGTTTGATCTATTTTTATCACGTTTATCTGCTGTAATTACAGCATCGTCTGCAGCATGGTCTGCATCAGCTCTCATTGTAGTAACTTTTGCTAAATGTGCTGCTAGGTTACTGCCTTGTTTTTTATGTAGATCATCATCGCTTTTTAATAGTTCATCTGATCTTGTTTTCATTGCGGATATTTGATCAGAAGTTAGCTCGTAAGGATTTATTTTTGTTAAATCTCTAACATCTTTACCAATTATCTTCTGGCTGAGTTTATCCATCTGGCTCTTTTTAGTAAGATCTGCTATGGCTCCACTAGATTTTTGAGTATTTATATACTCCTGTTTAGCTGCATCCATTAACATTACATCTTTATTACGATAGAATTCTCTTTGATTTTCTAATTCTATATTACTAGCAAGTCTAGTATCATCAGCATGCTTTTTAGCCATAACAGCTAAACTTGCAAGATTTTGCTTATAAGCAAATAAACCTGGAGCAGCTTGATTTAATAGTACTTTTGCTACTCCTGCTAATGCAATACCTAGCAGTATACTATTATCTGCTAACATGGATACGAATGCCCCAACTGGGCTATTTACTAATGCTAAAAAGCTTTGACCTAAGTTCTGTACACTTGCGCTTAGTTTAGAGTATGGATTGGCATCAATATTAATAGCACCAAATTTCTTTTCACCTTCATCTAATACAGCATTAGCAAAAGCTTGTTTCTTTTCAAAGTCTGTTAAAGTACTAACAGACTTGCCAAGTTGGCGTGCGTAAGCTTCCTGCGAAGGAATAACACGAGCCATAATACCTAGTTCATCTAACAATTCTGGTTGTACTTTAACAATACCTTTTGTTAAACGATCCATAGAATCAGGCATATCTCTGCCTAAAGCTAAAGAAGCCTTTCTGGCTACTTCAGTCATTCTAATCATATTAGCATTACTCATACCACCTGCACTAGCTAACGCAGTCGCTGTCATAGCCTGTTGCATAGATAAGGCGCCATCAGACACTGCTATTAACTGCTTAGATAGAGTCCCTAAGGCTTTACCGCTTTGTGCTCCTAATTGATCTAAACCTTTAACCATATTACTAACATCAGCAGCTTTACTCAAGGCATTAAATGCAGCACTTACAGCAAATAAATTGGCAGCAAAAGTTGCATAGACGTGCACGAGCCCGCCCAAGCCTTGTGCTTGTGCAGCAAAATCTCTTCCACTAGCTCCTGTGCTACCAGTTATACCACGACTTAAGTTAGTATCACTTGCTCCGCCACCACTACCAGGTTGTGCAGCTGCAGCTCTATATGCAGCAGCTACAGGCTGACTTCTGGCTACGCCTTCACGAGCTGCCGCAGTAGCTGTGGGTACACGAATCTTGGACGCAGCTTCACCCGCATCTCTAAGAGTATTTCTTAGCTTTTCTCCCTGACCCGTTAAATTATTTATAGTGCCGCCGTCACTCGCCTTAATGCCTATAATGATGTCATCTGACATAGCTTCCCCTTATTCTATAAACGTAAAATTTTACGTCTTAATATTCACAGCCCCAATTATACCATTTACGGAAGTAGAAGTCAATAAGTAAATTTTTTTCGGTTATAAAAAAACCCCTGTATCTCACAATACAGGGGTTATCTATTTTGTTTTCGGCCTTGCATCAGCAATGGCTTTTGACCTATGCCTATCAATAATTCCTATTAACTCAAACTGGGTTCTTCTATCTTCGACCGGTACATCTAGTAGTTCTAGTATATCTACTAATCCTACATAATTTTTACCCAAGTATATGCCATTCATTGAATCCCACTCATCTCGCAGTTTTTGATAAATTCCTAAGGCTTCCTGAACATCTATATTAAGATCTTCATAGTCTACCGGAATTTCATCATCTACTGGTTCAGTACCTAAAGCCTCACACATTTCAAAGTAATCATCTTTAGTCATTGATACAGTGCTATTAGCAAAGTAGGATTCTAGTTGGCGATTTAGTTCGCGGTACTGGTCTTCGTGAAATTTGAGAGCTCAGTTACTGTCTCTGAAATAAAGGCATCAAAATTGGCAGATGATTGCATTAGGAATAATGCATTATCTTGGTCATAGGCCAGTTCATCATCAGGATTCTGCCCTGTTAAGTCTACTGGAGCTAACTGTTCTAGATAAGATAGTTTTAGACCTGACCATCCTTTAATACATGCATTAACGTATAACTGTAAGAATAGTTTGTCATCTAGTTCTTCAACAGGTTGACGATTCTTGAAAGTTGTCTTAGTTGACTTCTTACGAATACCTACTAAGGTTTCGCGAGAAAGAAATACTGCGTTAATCTTGAAGCCATTTAACCCTGGATAATCTACTTCGACCGCTTTAGAGGGCACTAATAGTGATTTCAGGCTGAGGGCTGCATTTTGTGTTGCCATTGAATTGTCCTTTATTATAATAGACGAGAAAAAGAGGTAGAGGAGATCAACCCTCTACCAAGAAAAAATTAAGCTGCGTAGTAACGAATTGTGATATCGTTGTTCTTATCAAGTGCAAAAGTATTACCATTTGCAGTAGCAGAAGGCGTAGATCCTTCAGCAGTGAAGTTAATAGCTGTAGATACAACTGATTGAACGTCAATTGTAGGAATACTAAATACAGTTGAAGGCATATCAATAACAACCCTAGTTGCGTTTGAGCTACCACCAATAGCGATACTTAGTGCAGCCATAGGTTCAGTACTACTAGACGCTGCTGCAAGCATGTCAGCTAATAGCTGTCCTGTGCTTTGTACGCCCGTACCAGTTTTCATATATGCACTCATAGTGCCTGTTACGGCGCGAGTAGCAGTATAGTACGTGAAAGGAACATTAACAATACCAAGATTAGCAGGAGTAATGTAGGCAATATTATTATTAATAGTAATAGAACCACCTGTTAGGGCTACTGCATATGATGTACCTGCTGCTGCACTACCGATTGCATTAACTAGACTTAGGCTAACAGTGCTTAGCTTATTAGTAATGAATGGTGCAGTAAGATTTCTAGCAGTATATTGAGCAGCACCACCTGTGGCAGTTAGTGTATTAAGTGAGGCAGCTAAACCAATTGTTGCCGACTTATCAGATAGGGCAGTTCCCATACCTGACCAAGCAACCGTAGCAATACCGTCAAGGCCAAAATCAACCACAGCTTGATTTAGGGCGCAGTTATCAACAACGTAGGTAACGCTATCAACAACGAAAATCATACCAAACTTTTGTAGTTGGTTAAAGTTTGATCCAGCACTGCTTACGTAGGAGTAAGTAGTGGCAACAGGTGCCCATGCTGACTTATATAGTTTAACAGGACCAGCAGCAGTAATTGCAGTGATTGCAGCACCAGCAGCTTTTGGATTTGTTAATTCAATAGTAATTGAACTACCCGTTAAAGTCTTAATAACACCAGCAGAATTTAAGATAGATGCATCACTTGCATGACTAAGTCCACTAATAATTACTGCGTCACCTACTGCTAAACTTGTAGTAGTAAAGGTACCAGTTAAGGTAACTGTACCAACACCTGCAGCAAATGCGTAGGCAGCTGTAACACCGCTAGCAGCAATTGTAAGAGTATTAGCAGTACTAATTGCATTAACTCCTAGTAAGGCGTTCCATAGTACAGCTTCTTCGGCACTGATATAGGTCGTTGCATTAGCAGGACGAATATACGTACTCATCGAGAAGTCTACAGGAGCTAAACTTGTATTGAATGAACGTTGTCCACGAATAGGTGCAGAACCTGCTTCAGATACTGTAATTGTATCTTGGTTGGTTGTTTGTGTAAATGTAAAACCGTCAAGAACTTGTAATTCTTGCGTATTAGCAGTGGTAAAACCGGTTGATTGGACTACTCCGTAAGTGTCCACGTTACTAGTAAAGAATACTCTACTATTACGTACTAGATTTAATGCCATTTTATTTCCTTTTTATTTAGTATCTTGGTACTAGACTAGATATTTATCTGTGTTCATGCCTCTGATACTGGTTACATTATCTGATATCTAACCTGTAGGTTTATTTCACCTACGGCATAAGGAGCTAACAGCCCTTCATCAGTTGTTATTGAAGCTACTAAAATTTCAGTAGTTTCATATTTTTTTACGGCGTCATAGACTACAGATCTATTCTGGTCTACTACGTTTTCTATATCCTCTAGCAACTGTTCTAGCTGCATTTGAGCATCTTCGCCACGAGTGTAAACTTTTATGCTTACATTTAAAAAGCCCCAAGCAAAGCCTGCTAATTCATACTGGCGTTGTTCGCTACCTGGACTCATATAAATTGAGGGAAAGTCGTTGACTTCATCCCAGAATTTTAATTTGGGGTAGGCATTACCATAAACATTTGAGGGATAGGTAATACCGTCTAGCAGGGTTTTAAACCTATCTGCTAGGGCGGTAAGTATTGACGTTCTACGACTCATAGTGCCTGTGCCCTTAGTTGATTACCTACCCTTGTTGCAGCAATTTCTCTGATTGACTGCGATATTAGCAGTTTAGGGTCTCGTGTTTTTGGTGAACCCTGCTTAAATCCTGGTTCAAATGTTTGATAAGGATTTTTCATATAGCTATAAAAAGCTGTAATCATTCCTTGTCTACTCTGACTCATTGACTCTACTTTTGCAGATTCTGCAAATCTACCTGTACGATAGTTTAGAATTCTTTTTTCAGTACCACTACCCATATTAGCAGATATTACATTTTGTAAGTGTTGATTTATAAGAGACTGTAGAGAAGTTAATGATCTAGATGTATTAACAGACTTTATACCTGGTACAATTGCTTTTCCAGATAACTTATTTTGTTTATCTATTTCTGTTTTAGCTTTTTGTAAAGCGGAAGATACTTTTTTAAATGTCTTATTAACTTCTTCTACTTGTTTATCCTTACTAGATTTTTTATTAGATTTAGTTACTTTAGTAACTACTACTGGTAAAGTCTTACCAGTTTTAAGTATATTTCTAATATTTAACTCTACAGATTCTAGTAAAGAGGGTGACCCTTTTGTATTAATTAAACTATTAGCTAAAACATTTAGTGATCTTGCATCAGCAGTTATTAAATTAGCTAATTCTTTACCTGAAGGTAACTTTTCAAGTTCTGCAGCTTTTGCTATTACTAAATCTGTTAACGGTTTTAAACTAATTACTAAATTTCTAAATACATTAGTAGCATCTAGATCGCCTTTTTGTTTACTGGCTATAGTATTTATTAAATTAGTTAACTGTGTGCCTGCAGCTGATAATCTTCTACCAGCTAATTCGTTATCTTTAGTATACTGTAACTCAACCTCAAGATGGGGTCTATTCCCTAATACAGACTTTGTTGCTTTTGCAAAAATATGTTCTTTATTAACTATATTGCTAGTTAAGTAATCTGCATCTAAGATTACTTTCATTATTTTTTCTAAGGTATTTACGGACTCTTTATTAATCCCATCCCCTAAGTTTAATTTAAAGTCCCTGTACCCTTCGCCAGTACTAGTAGTATCAAGAAATAGCGCTTGTTTAAGTCTTAGCGTAAATACCCCTGCTAAGTGCCCGGATTGTACATTTTCACTTATATGATTGAATACTTTAATTTCATCCTTAGTACTTAGATGTAAATTTACTAACATAATTTCAATATAGTCTAAAAATAACTTACGTAAAGTATTTTGAGGCACTGAAGATAGTTTAAACTCTTCTGCATTTACTTCTTTTAATTTTTTATAATAATCTGATGTTTCTATAAAGTATATAAACTGGGTAAAATCAATAGACTTTAATAAAGTTTCAGTAGCTACTTTAATAGTATCATCTTCAATAGAATCATTTAACTGTGTAATTAAAGTATTTAAAGAGGATTCTGTAATTATAGATGAGGCACCTGTTTTAGCTGCTTCATACTTTGCGCGAAGACTATCTGAATCTACTAACTTAGAATATTCTATTTTTCCTTTACTAGATAATCTATTAAACTTATTAAATATTCTATTTTGTAGTGTTATATCAAATTCAGCAATACTCATAATTAATTTACCGTCAAGGCATACTGATCAAAAATACGTTGAATTGATGCAGGTAGCTTGCTATTTGTAATATACTCAATTTGACGATTATTGCCACCAGGGGCTGAGTTAGAGTGTACTGCACCTTCATGGCGCATATAGTATTGTATGAACTCTAGTACGCCTAACTTTAAACCTTCTGGGCACCCATCATTACCTGCTACATAAGTTAATTTATAACCTGCTGGTTGTAACGGAAATACTGAGTTAAAAACACATTTTACAACTTGTTCTTTTTGTACATAGATCCAGTCTGTGTACTGCGTTAAAGAAGTATACGTTAAACCATAATCTCCAGAATAACTAAGTGCCGAAACTGCTACTACAGGTCCACTTGAAGGGACTAATATTGAGTTTCCACCATCATAAATTTCTGCTATAGATTCTTGTGAATCTAGAAGGGGGTTTCTACAAAAAATTCTTACAGCTTCTGAGATTTTAGGTATTAAAAAATCTATTTGATTATCCTGTGTGGTACTAGATATACCCGCATAGGCTTTATATTCTGCTCTGGATACTAAATCATTAGCCATATTCTTTCCTCTTGTCTTTTACATACTCCGACTAGCGAGGCATGTAAAAGACAGGACCGAAGTCCTGTCTTACTTAACGAATTAAGATACGTAACGAAGGGCTTTAACACCTTGGCTAGCTGTAATTTGTGCCATGCCGACACGCATTGAGGCTACTAGAACACGAGCTTGTTCAGCTGCTAATTCTTGAGTATCAACACGTAGACCACGCTGAGCACCAACTAAGAAGTTAGGTACATATACTGCAAATGCAGCAATGTTTGTTAACGCTGTAATTGCACCAGTTGCTCTAGCAGCAAGTTCACCGGTAGCAATAACTGGAGAACCAGCAATCATACCAACTTGACCAGTAATAACAGTAGCTAAAGGACCTACTTTTTCCATTGTCATGAAAGTTGTATCTTCCATTAGCTCATAGTATGTATCATTGTTAACGATATAGGCTACGTCAGCTGGATCAATACCGTAGTTACCTAGTTGAGCACGTAAACCACGTAGTTTAGCAATAGTTACAGCACCGTTAGCTACAGTTTGTAGAAGTGCAGGATTAGTACCTGATGAACCAGCACGGTTAGATAAACCACTGATCGGCACTGCTGAAGCATCACCAGTCAATAGTGCACCGTCAATTGCTTTAGCGCAACGACGAACCATAGCTTCACGAATCATAGGCATTAGCACTAATAGGGAATCTTCTTCCTCTTCGTAACCAACGTACTCTTTTGTCGCTACTTTGTAAGCGTTTAAGGTAACTTCGTTTAACTTGTGAGCAACTGCCGAACCACCAGAGCCTGTATCTAGTGAAGTACCACCGCTGAATGTTGTAACCCAGCTTGCTGATCCAACTTCTGGATTAACAGGGATACTCATTACGTTAGTCTTCATTGCAATTTGACGGAACATTGGAGCTACTACTAGTTTACGACGTAGAGCTGCTTCCATTTGCAATTGAACTTCTAATTCCCATGGAGTTGTACCAGGAACGTGAGCAGCACTAGATTTCTCTAATAGTGTACGTCCATATGTAGTTTGGGAAAGAGACTTACCTAGAACTGAGGCTAAAAGAACTGCGTTCTCTTTTTCTTCGTAAGATACTGGATCTTGCTCAGATTTGTCTGCAAAAGTCATTTTAGACTTTTGCATAGCAGCGATTTCTGCTGACTTTTCTGCTAAGGCTGCTTGTAGGCTGCTTAGTACTTCTTTTGTTGTTTCTTGCTGTTCGTTGAAACGTTTTTCAACTTCAGCCATTAGGCGCTCAGCACCAGTATCAACTGTTTGTACAACTGGAGCTGCGGCTACTGCTGCGGCTACTGCTGACTTAACACGAGCTTCTAGTTCAGCTTCTTGAGCTGCCTTAGTTGCTTCTTGAGTGGCTTTAGCAGCGGCTTGATCTGCGAAAGCTTTAGTGGTTTGTTCAACCGCTGATTTAGCTGCATCTGCAACCATTTGTTTGATTTCTTCTGGATTCATTTTCCATTCCTTCTGTGATGTGCCGTCTGCTTCCTTAGAGGATTCTAGCCCTTTAGCTGACTCGCTTTCGGGTGCAAACTGCTGTTTAAATATTTTATACTCATCGGCATCGTCAAATGCCTTAGACAAACTAAATAGAGTATTTTGGTTAGCAGGCACTGAAACTATTGATATTTCTACCAGTTCCAATTGCTTGATTACAAATAACTCAGTTGCAGCATTATATTCAGCATCCATAACTCTGAATCCAACGCTAAACGCGGTTACTACCCCGTCTTTTACTAAATTGAAGATTTCTGCAGCAGCAGAAATTCTTGCCTTTACCCATAAACCTGTACTATCGACTCTATGCTGTACCATACGACCCACTGGATCATCATAGTCATGCTGTGCAAGAATAATAGGATTTTTCAAGTAGTTTTTAATTCCTGCTTCCCAAACGCTGGCAGGAACTACGTCCCCTTGTCTATCTATATCTGTGGTACTTGCATACCCTTCGATATAAACTGAATCACTAGGTTCATTGGTTGCAGGAGCTGCTTTAGTAAAAGTACTATTAAGATATAATACTTTGTTCTTATTCATAAGACTCCTTTTTAAGTGCTCGTACTATCTTTAGTAGGAGCCCCACCTTGCGACGGATTGACAGCTGAGCCAGCAATATTTGCGGGAACTCTAATCTGATCTAAACCTGCAATTTTATCATAGCGTAACTCATCACGTGCCTCATTGGGGGTTATGATTCCACCATTTACTAAGCTTGAGTGATAGGCTGCTATATCTTTTAGTTCGGGCTGTAGACTGGTAACATTTGAAGTTATTGCATCTATATCATACCCAAAATATCTTTCTAATGCCGATGTATATTTACGAATTACGGGCATTACTGTTTCTAAGTAAAACATTCGCAAATTTGGTGCTATATTAGCATTATTTCCACCATCTAGTAAGATAGGTGGCACGCCAATTGATTTTAATATTTTAGTGTCATGGGACTTAATTGAGGTATCAAAATCCATGTCTTGAAAACTAGTATTAAGTAAATTTGATGGCTTTAGACCGCTATCTAAAATCATAGGGCGACGAGCCCCATTTTTTGGATTGTATTTTGCGATCCAGTTTTGTATTGTTTTTTCTTTTGCCTGAGAACTAAGTGTATTATCACTAGTTAGTACAATACCTGGTATTGCACCGTTCTCAAAAAATGAGTCCTGAAAATTCTGCATTTTGTACATAATTTGCATAGACCTTGAGCTGGCTTCTAGTCTGCTAGCTCCACGATAAATAGATGTACTACTTAAATCTTTAATGTGAATAATTTCTGAGGGCTTAAATTTTACTGTATTGTTATATGTATAACCTTGTATAAATGTCTTTTCATCAGGTTGAATTTGCACGTTAACAGCGGGTAAATGATAGAGGTGTGCCCCATCATAGTACATAAAAATATTGCCGTCTAATACAAAGTCAGTAAATATATTTGTTCTGAATTCTTGTGCTGATTGAAAAGGATTTGGGTTAAAGTTTAAGAGATTTAAGAGTGTTTTTTGTCTAAGTCCTGATTGTACATCAGAATTTAATTTATTCTTTACGTCGTAGTCTAAACTAGCACAAGCACTAACAAGCATATTAGTACCGCGATTTACTGACTCTAGTTTTTGAAAGGCAATCTTATGGCTGAAAGCAGCCACTGACCCAATATTTACGCCTTGTTCTCTACGAATTATTTCTTGAGCTGGATTTAGTTTTTCAACAATCCATGCTCCTACATTGTTATACCATGCCATTTTTATACCTTAGGTAAAGGCGCTAAAAAACGAGCCTGTAGTAACCTTAGTAGTGCTAGTTGTACCTTGAAATTTATCCCGTTGTATATCAACCCAACGTGCTTGACGTTGCACTGATTTAGGATCAGGCGCTTTGCCGAATATCTTATGTAAATTGACGTGGTGTTTATTACACAAAGTCCGTACCAGATCATAAAGCTCTGTTCGGTGCTCTGCTATAAACTCGTCCCTTACAGCCAATATTCCTTCATCGGTAGAAATATCATACTTTTTTACTTTAGCCCATACATCTAGCAGAATTGTAATAGAGTGAAAGTGATGTAGCTCAAGATCTTCCCCAGTACCACAAATATAACAGTGGTCCTGTTTATCGTACGCTGCTTTAGCTTTATCTCTTACGTGTTTAACCGGAATTCGTTTATTACCAGTATTTTTTGCCATAATTTTTTCTACACACTATGTGAATGCTCCTATTATATCACTACAGCACAAAGAAGTCAACATATAAATTTTTTCTGCTATAATAACCAGTAGTTAGTTTATTGAATATAATCTTTTCACGTATTTAGAAGGCCTATTAGTACTACTTAATTTGCGGCTAATTTACTAAAGGCATAGGGTGAGGCGTACTGAGTAGCGCAACTAGTATTAGCAAATATAAAGTTATCATAGGATAGCCCAACTACCCACATAGTACTACCTATATTTGTATCATAGTAGTTATAAGGTTTTTCCTTACTCTCACCCACCTGTTGTAAAAGTGTAGATAGCGTATCTGACAGCATCTGCACAGTGAGAGGCTATCTTATGCTCTGGCTTTTCCTTAGTTACGTTAGCCTTAGTATCCCACCTATATTGGTCAAACATATAAAGAATGTTCTCACAGTGTGGACTAACCTTAATTCTGTTCTGCTCTACTAGCATCGCAACCAAGGCAATACCATCTAGTACGGACTTTTTAGCCTTTATAGTTGCAATATCGTGTGTGTAGGCTAAGTCTGCTGCAAACTGTGCAGCTGCAGAGTCAATAAAAATTGTTTCAATTTTCCACTTGTCAATCAACTCCTGCATCCGTTCCACATGACCCTCAGTTGTAGCTTGCGACTCCTGATACTCATCTACAATGTGGTAGCTGTCCTGCACTGCTTTATATACTATAACTGCAAAAGCAGTAGGATCTTTATATCCTGGATCTAATCCAGCTATAACTTCATCGCCGTCCGTATACTCATAGTCTGCAACGTGAGTAATTGCATCAAACTGATAGATCTGTCCCTCAAAGGTCGAGAATGAAGCCATGTACTCCTGCTCAAACTCCGCTTTAGACATTACACTCTGTGCCTCTAGTACATCTGACTCTGACATACGTGAGTTTTCAGTATAGTCAGCGGTAATAGATGCCCACTCAGGAAACTTGTCTGAGAATCCACGATCATAGAATCTGGAGAACCAGTTGTTTTTACCACGAGGTGTAGAAATAAATATAGCCTTTGAGCCTGGTCTATCTAGGGTCGGTCGTAAGGCGACGTTAAACGCAGCCTCACCATCTCCTAGGGCGGCTTCGTCAAAGATGATTAGGTCATAGGAGCGACCAACGCATGAGTCAACAGTAGATAAACTACCCAGTCTGATAGTCGAGCCATTCTCTAACTCTAAGATTTTATCTTTTACGTTATCGCGTTCGACTTCTAGGTCAAATGCACGTATTAGTCTACGCTGTAGTTCAAATGAGATGCTGGAGAGTGTATAGTTAGGCGATATAATAAGGATATTACATCCAGGTACCAGCATTACTAGTTGCCCAATTACGTTAGCAATGTAGGTTTTGCCTAATCTACGAGCTAAGGCAGCACAAATAAATCTGTACTTAGGATTATTTACTGCGTTAATAAGGGCAACCTGTGCTCTATTAACTTGATCCCATGCCGTAGTTGTAATACCAGTCTCTATATCATAGGCTGGTAGTAGCTTAAGATAGTTTATAATCGGTAGTTTAATAAACCTCCGAGCTGGATCAAACTCAGTTATAGCTTCAGAGTCAATATCTGGTCGTGAAATTTTAAGCATTTGTACCCATATAATTTGTAAACTCTTCTGTCATTGTACTACTAGGTGCCCACTAGCATATAGTAGGGCCATTACAGGACCTGCAATATGTTCTGCTATTTCATATAGGGCCCATACAGTTAGGGCAACGGCCCACCAAGGATTAGTCTCCGCCTTATGCCCTAGCCAAAGGAAAAACTTTCCATGTTGGCGACCAATGTAATTTGCAAATCTGACTATCATCCTATCTCCTAATCAATTATAAAACCTTTTCTTAGGTAATCTTTGGCAGCAACAAACTGCCCCAGTTCTGGTATTTCTTCATCTTCCCATACCGGTACTGCTCGAGTATTACCATACTTAAAATCTGGATTTAGGCGGAGATGTACTTCAATTACCTTTGAGTCAATAAACTCAATATTGAGGTAGGGAAACTTACGTAGTACTGAAAGCGTTAAAGGAATGGGATATAAATCACTTACCTTTTCCCAGCGCAGGAAGCGGTATAGGGGAGCATTTAACGCCCTAAAACCTTCAACGGCTAATACGGGAACACCACATTCATAATCTACGCTTATATGTCTGCCCCTAAACAATTCACACCAAAAGTACCCTAGGGGTAGGTAGTCTGTTGTATCTTGTATATAACGAATACTAGCACCTAAACCCATTCCCTTGAGATTACTAATAGGTCTAACTACATACTCAGCCGGTTCGGGGACTGGAACTCCTGCAGGACCGCAACGATAGCCTAGTTGTCTAGAGAGTATTAATTTATCAAATAGCCATAGGTCCTTAACCGCAGTGGATACCCATGCTTCTTCATCTGTTGTTATCACCCTAACTCCAATAACGATTATCTAATTTGGACCAGTAATCTGGATTATTTCTATTCCAGAAGTTTTTTAGTAAATAGGTAGCCATTCCTAGGTAACCCATCCGCTTAAACCTACGAGAATCTTGACCAAAGTGGTATTTTAGTAACCTAAACTTCTTAGGAGAATACTGACGGGATAAGAAGTAGTCTTCAGAAGTAGATAACCTCTCTGCAAATCCGCCAAACTCCCAGAAACGATCACGTCTGGTTAAAAAGAACGCTCCTACTGCAAAGGGTGCGCGATACTTTAGCACCCCATTTACTAAATTAAATAGGGTGAACCCTATTTGAGCTCGTAAGTCACCGTCATAGCAACGCGCTCGAAGACCAATTAAGTCTAAATCATATCTGGTAATAGTATTCACAGCATTTGTTATAACTGCAGAATCAAAAAAGCGTACATCTGCGTCGATGAATAGTAGGTAGGGAGTTGTGGCTAAGCGAGCAGCCCTATTCTTGGCTAAGGAGACCGGACCACCTTGTATAACTTCAACATTCAAACCGGCTGAGTTATCCTTAATAACCTCACGCGTGCTATCCGTACTGCAGTCAGCAATAATAATCCTAGTTTTTCCAACCCCCTGCTGACGCAATTCTGCAAGGAGGTGGCCAATATATAGTTCCTCATCTTTCGAGGGTATAATAATAGTAATTAAATCACTTAACATCAGCTTCCTCTGTCCATGTAACTATTTCCCAACGTCCATCGTAATGCTCAACTAGGGCAGTACACGACTCAACCCAGTCTCCATCATTCATGTACACTACACCATCAATCACTTTAATCTCTGCATGATGTATATGACCACATATAACACCATCGTATCCACGTTTCTTGCAGTACTGAGCTAAGTTCTCCTCAAACTTGAAGATAAAGTCTACTGCACGCTTTACTCTTGTTTTGAGATATTGACTAAGACTAAAGTACCCAAAACCAAAGCGACGACGTAACCAATTGTATTTTGAATTAAACGATAAAATAACATCATATGCTCTATCTCCTAAAAATGAAATCCACGGTGCTAAACGGGTAATCCCGTCGAATAAATCACCATGTGTTACTAAGTAGTGCTTACCATCAGCACCTATATGTTCTATTTGATTACAGATTTCCACTAAACCAAATGAGAACCCGTAGGGAATCATAGGTCTGAGGAACTCATCATGATTTCCAGCCACATATACGACACGAGTACCACGTTTAGCATGGCCTAGTACTCTACGGACTACATTAGTATGTGACTGCTTCCAACGCCACTTATTTTGTTGAATACGCCAGGCATCTATAATATCTCCTACTAGGTAGAGTGTGTCACAGGTGTTGTGCTTTAAGAAGTTGTTTAAGGCCTCTGCTTTACAATCACGTGTACCTAGGTGCACGTCTGATATAAAGATCGAGCGGTAGGTGTTCACAGAGGTTTTGCCTCAATGTTAACTAGTTGTTGAATAAGTCGACCATATCTAGTACCATCGCCTCCCTGACCTTCATTAATCTGCACATTTACCTGCGACTTGATCTGAGAGTTCTTTACTTTTTCCAACTCAATCTGTCGATCAAGTTGCTCCATTGTCATCTTATGAGATAGCTGTAGTAATTCAGCAATGTCTTTATTAGAACCTACGTCCGCTTCCTCTAATTCCTGAAACTTTTTCTTGATTAGGGCATCCATCGCGGAGCGCATCTTAAAACGGTTGTTAAACCCAACATCAAAGAATACTTGATCTATGTAAGCCTTAACATCTCTGCGAGCAAGGGTCGTGGAGACCATGTGTACTGGAATATCCAATATATTGGCAACTTCGAGAATATCTTGATTCTGAAGATAGCAGTTTGCAACTTCAAGAGACTCAGGTGAGATTTCAAGAACCTCAGACGGTGTAGTGGTTGGTAAGTTTTTCATCATTTTGTTCCTTGCCCGGATTATACCACCTTTTGGGGTTTAGGGTCAAGTTGTAAAATTTTCATGGTCTAGCAAACTCTCCATGTAGTTCCATTGCTTTAATATCATAAGCTTCTTTAGCTTGTTCCGGTGTATCAAATGTTCCTAAATGATACTCCTTACCTTTATGCTTTATACGCGCTTGAAATTTATTTCTATGCGCTTTTACACCTTTAGGATATATTCCAAAACCTTTTGAATTAGCAGTGTTTTGTAAAGGTGTAGCAAGACGTAAATTTTCAATCCTGTTATTACATCTATTACCGTCTATATGATCAATTACATACCCGTCAGGTATCTTACCTTTTAACATTTCCCATATTATTCTATGTACTCGATAAGTTTTATGATTTATGTGTGCTTGTATATATCCATGCATATCAACATATCCATAAACATGATTAGTACCTTTTTTTAATAGTAATCCATCATCATATTCGCATATATCATTAAAATTCATAGTATCTCCTAAGTTTTATCAATTATATCATGTAAGGTGGGCCACGTCAATGTGTAAATTTCAAATGGTGATTGGCACCGAAAAGCTGGGTCAAAAATTTTAAATGTATCGTCTGCGATAGGGCCCCACACATAGTTGCCAAAATGGAGTCTAATAACCCCCCTATAAGCATACCCACCCTGGCAATGGTCACCAAAACTGTAAATGTAGCATATTAACAACGCTTTGTAAAGTTATGTAAAGATGCCCTGGGATGTGTCGCGCGACCATAATTCATGTATAATAAACACATAGACAGCAAAGATAGACAGTAAGTAACAACCTAACCAAAAAGGAAATCATTATGGCCCGCACTACTACCCGCTCTCCCTTAGCACAATTCATGGCTACATCCCTAAAGCGCGCACGTTCACGCGATAAAATGGCTGGCCGTGACTCTGACGCTCGCGTTACTGTAGATTATCTCTGCGGTTTGTACTATGGCCAAAATGGTAATTGTTTCCATACTGGTGAGACTATGACCTTGGAGCGTGGCCTAGAAGATGGCGCGGTATGCCCTACACTATGCACATTCGACCGCATCGATAATGCTAAAGGTTATGAAATTGGTAACATTGTTCTAGCGTGTGATGGTATTAATCGTATGCGTTCGGATATGCCCTTAAAACAATTCCGCGCACTATGCAAGCGCATAGGTGCAATGGTATAATGAAAAGGGGAAACCCTTTTCATATTTAATAGGATTACTTAAAATGAAACAATCATACACTACTAAACAAATTGCAGAATTTGCACAATTTTGCAAACGTCACGGGATTACATTTAATAACCTTATTGAATATAATTCTGCAATAGAACAATATTACTATGGTTGATATGATTGCCACAATGCATACTATTGCCACAATGCATACTATTGCCACAATGCATACTATTGCCACAATGCATACTATTGCCACAATGCATATTATTGCCACATCGACAATAGTTAGCATAATGCATATAGTTACTATACTAAGTACGATTGTTAATTTGCGCCTAGTACCTATATGATTTTCTAGCGCAAAACCTTACTGTTGACAGGGTTATTGGTGTGTGTTATAATTAAGACTTAGAAGGATACAATATGATAACACTTAAAGAATTACAGACAGAATTGTGGGATTACTACAAAGACGTTCACGGCGTAAGGCCAAGGCATTGGACAGATGACCAATGGAATAGTATCCTTTTCTTAAAGGATCAATGCGCTACACTTGACGACATTGTTAGCAATATGTCTGAAGAACAACGCAAGGCCGAAGGCTGGACTAGGCAGGACGTATGACTGAAACAATTATAATTGCCTTTATGGCAGGTATCCTTGCCTGCCTGTTTATCAAGATATGCATATTAATACTCTATAAGGTTATACTAGAATGATTCACCTATTTGATTATGCTAACTACTTAGGCATCACAAAGCCTATCGTTATCAAAATTAATACAAGATCTCATAAGCATTGGGAGGGCTCATACTTACCTAAGTATAACGCAAAGGGTAAGCTGATCGAGCATCGCATTACTATATGGCTAGATGGTATGAATCGCGACTTTGATACTGTACTAGCCCATGAGCTTATCCATGCTTATCATGAGGAAAATGGTATCCAGGAATGGCATGGTAAACAATTCAAGAAAGCTGCCAAATTGATGACTGAAAATTTCACCTGGTTAGAGGGTGTTTACCGAAAGGGTATTGATACCTAAAATGATAATGGTCGTCAAGACCATTATGGTCGCTTCAAGCGACCACTTACCAGCCCCCATACCCACCATGTAGCAACCTGGCAAAGGTTGCCATTTTGGTAAGGGTTGAGGCGCCAAAATTATACCCCTATCCTGGCCCTTTGTCAAGCGATTTATTAATAACCTATTTTTTGTAGGGTTGTTTTATCTGCTGATTCTAGGCTATAATAAACCCATGACAACGACAAACCCCCAACCCTTAAATGATATCGAATTAGGCAATGATTTTTTTGCCATCGTGGGTGTACCCTGCGAACAACAACGCGCTCCAATGGATGCTGAAACAGCGGCGCGTGATGCTATAATGCGTAGGCATTATGCAGAATCTTATGGCGATATTTGTAATTGAAAGGACTTTATCATGTATATATTAAATATCATTTTGTCAATCATTGTCGGCCTGGCAGTTGTTGGCTTTGTTATGTATGTTCAAAAAATTGATGGAGAATGGCTATGATTTTATCTTTTATGGAATTGGCAATTGATTCTAGACAATTCAATGGTCGAAGCTCTCAAATGGCGCGCGCGCTGGTAATTAATAAGGCTTGTGATTATATCATGCACTACCTATACCCTCACAAGCATGAAGAAAATGTCGTACCCCATGCCGATTTGGCAATTGTTAATTTTGTGACTGGTACTGTTGAATTACCCGTTACGCTTCACCCTGAGTATCATTAAAATGAAACTGAAAAAGATTTCTAAAAAGACAATTGAAAAATTCCAGAAAAAATTACAAGAAAAAATCAGGGGACGCGAAAAAAATCGCCAACAACACGAAAAAATGTGATATAATTTAATTTTACTTGAAAGGCCTTTATTATGACTATCCTATCCTTCACCTCTGCCAATGGCGGCGTTTCCCATGTTGTCAAGGCAACTACTGCCAAGGCAGTAAATTACACCCCCGAACAAACCGCCAAAATGGTTAGCGAATATCAATCGGGCAATACTGTTGAATCAATTGCCGAATCCCTTGGCAAAACTGTTCGTTCTGTTGTTGCTAAACTGTCCCGCGAAGGCGTATATCAGGCTAAAACCTACGTTAGCAAATCGGGCGAACCCGTTGCCAAAAAGGACATGGTTGCCGACGCTATTGGTAATGTTCTCGGTTTGACCGAAGCAGAAACCGAATCGCTTACCAAAGCGAATAAGACTGCGCTTTCGAAAATCTTTGCTGCTTTGGCAAATAGCAAACCCGTTTAAGGTTTGGAAACCCTGGTCAATTTGACCAGGGTTTCTTTTTTGGTATATGGTCGCTTCAAGCGACCATTACTATTTTGGTAAGCATTGGGGCGCCAAAAATTATACCACAAAAACCTGGCTGTGTCAACTTATTTATTAATAACCTACTTTTTGTAGGGTCATTATATATGGTAGAATTTACCCATGAAAACGCTACAACACAAAATTGATTTTGTTACCAATGGCATTTGGCTTGCGCTAATGGAATCATATCCAAAATTGATACGATTCGATGCTCCAAAAATTGTGCTATGTAATCGGCTTACCCGCACGGCAGGCAAAAATTATCAGGAAGAAAATCGTATTCATTTAGGCAATAAATTCTTCGCTAATAATCATAAAGCTATGATGCTGGAAATTTTGCCGCATGAAATAGCGCATCAGGCCGATTTTAATTTATTCGGCGTATATGAAAAACATGGTGGGCATGGCCCTAATTGGTGTGAAATCATGGTAAAATTAGGCTTACCCGCTAATCGTTATCACTCACTCACAATATGATAAAAATCACTTCATGGCTTGGCACAATCGCTTCAATCATTGGGGCTTTTTTGGTAGCATCGCAAATTGTATTCATTGGCTATTTGGCATTTATTGTCGGGTCGGCATCATGGTTGATTGTGGGTGTAGCGCGTAGGGATTCATCACTAATCGTTTTGAATTTCGTTTTCTTTTTGGCTAACATATTGGGGATATATAATGCTTGGTAAAATTTTGGTAACTATTTTCTTTCCTGTAATTGCCCTCTTAGATTGGACAATTTCAAATTATCCGCTTCGCGACTTCTGGAAAAATAACCGTGAAGCATACCTAGATTTTATGAAAGATTAATCAAAAAGGCAACTATTGCCTTTTTGAAGGCACCAAAAATGGTCGCTTCAAGCGACCATTATCATTTTGACTACTATCGCCTGGGGCTGGTCAATAGAAAAATTCAATCGCAAAACCTGGCCGTGTTCATGCTATAATTCGCCTATGAAAAACATTATCATATTTGACCTAGACGAAACTGTCATAAATTCGTCACATCGCACACCTAATAACCCTGATGGCACTCTAAATTTAGATGCCTATATTCGGTTACATAATCCCGAAAATGTCGCAAAAGATACATTATTGCCAATTGCACAATTAATGCGTGCTCGGTATGCAATGGGCGATTATATCATTGTTTTGACTGCTCGCGATATGAAACCATGCGATTATCAATTCTTAAATGATTACAATTTGCCTTATCATAAAATAATGTCGCGTGACCAAGCAACGGCAAAGCATTACAAAATGAAAGACGGCGAATATAAAATGCGCTGGATTAAACCATTCTTAAATTTAAAACAATTTGCAGGTCGGCAAGTTGTTATGTTCGATGATGCTAAACCCGTAAAATCAGCACTCAGAAAATTATTTCCTGTTTTATGTGCTCACAAAGTAAATGCACGTTTTGCGTGATATAATAACTCTCTTATTAACTGAAAGCATATAATGGCCAAAAAACAATTTTTCGCGATTCTCGACACCGAGACTACAATTTCGGATACTGTTGCCGATTTTGCAATTATTATCGTTGACCGCGAAGGCAAAATTCACAATCAATGCGCGGTACTGGTTGCTGGTCATTATGGCAATCATGAGTTATTCCATGATAAAAATGCAAATGATATTTGGGGGTACGCTGGTTTAGAAAAACGTAAAGCAAATTATGCGACAATGCTAGAATCGGGCAATCGTATGCTTGCTTCAACTAATGCTATCAATAAATGGATTAATCAAGCAATTGGCAAGTATAACCCCTCATTGACTGCTTACAATTTGGCATTCGATTTGGCAAAATGTGCCAATACTGATATTGATTTATCAGGCTTTACTTCCAAATTTTGCCTATGGCAAGCGGCGGTAGGTAATATCTGCAATAAAAAAGCATTCAAGCAATTTGCCCTCGATAATCACGCATTTAATAATGCGACTAAACTAGGCAATATGACATTCAAAACCAATGCCGAGATTGTATGCGGTTTTATTAATAATAATTTCATTGAGGAACCACACACCGCCTTAGAAGATGCCCGCGATTTTGAACTGCCTATTTTGACTACAGTTATCAAAAAACGCAATTGGCGCGATAATATCACTGCTTACGCTTGGCAAGATTTTCAAGTAAAAAATCACTTTACCGCAAAGTAAAACGGTATCCAATTTGGCGATGGTCGCCAGGTTGGATATGGTCGCTTGAAGCGACCACAATTTTAATCGGGTGTAATGGGGTAATTTTTCGGGTAATGGGGTAATAACTTTCATTATAGAATTGGCAATGGTCGCTTGAAGCGACCCTTATCATTTTGATAAGGGTCTGCGCCAAAATTTTATCATAAGCCTGGCCTGGTGTCAATAGGGATAAACCCTTATGTTGTATTTTTTCACACTTGCCCATTGGTGGGGTTTTCTGCTATAATAAATTTTTAAATGAAAGGCTATTATGATTAAATCTATCGGCGATAATTATGTGAGATTCGCAAAATCTGATTTTTCAGAATTACGGCGTCAATTGTCAATTCTTGAAGGTTATATTTTTGGCAAGAATAAATCTGCAATGACTGCGGATTATTGGGGCGTATGCGAAGAAGGTGGCGAAGAAGATACCATTGTCAAATTGGCAGATGGTTTGACGGGTAAACCCTTGGGCATTACTTGGCAAAAAATCGTGAAACATTTTCCTGCACTAATTGCAGAATTAGACAAGCATGGTTTGCACTACTATATCGGCAAAAATTATGTTGGTAATTGGGGCGTTCATCGTCATATTTATGATGAATCTTCAACAATGAATTTGTGCCTGCTAGTAAACGGCAATAATGGCGGGACTGTTAACTTTCACGAATTTGACAATGATTCAGAATTTTTTGATGAATTGTCCGATGACCATATTTTCGATTTGCATCATGCATCGTTCGAAGAAGGAACAATTACAGAATCGGTAAAGATTAAAGACGGCGACTGCTTCTCTTTTAATACTGGTCAATGGCACTCGCACATTGTCCAAGGCGAAAAAGCAGAATTATTTTTGCTACACTTTCGTGATGCCACTTCTGTACATGATTTAGCATAAAACAAGGGTTGCCAAATTGGCAACCCTCTTTTTTCTATAATGGTCGCTTTAAGCGACCATTGTCATTTTGGCAAGGGGCTGGCGCCAAAATTTTACTCTAACCCTGGCCCTTTGTCAATAGGTGTTTACCCCTATGTTGTATTTTCACAAAAATAAAAAATAACTTGAATTCCTGGCCTTTTGTCTATATAATAGAGGCTTAGCAGGCAGTAAAGGGAAACTGTAAAAAATCCCTGATTCTCTTGGAGTGTACTATGGCAGAAAAAGCCGTCAATTATACCGCAGAACAAACTGCGGTAATGGTGTCCGATTACCAGTCGGGTGTAGGTGTGGAACAAATCGCTTTGTCGCTTGGCAAATCGGTGCGTTCGGTGGTTGCGAAATTGTCTCGCGAAAAAGTATATGTTGCCAAAACGTATACTACCAAAACGGGCGAGGCCGTTGCCAAAAAGGATGCCGTTGCAGACGCAATCGGCGCGGTGCTCAAGCTCACTGAGGCTGAGACCGAATCCTTGACAAAAGCCAATAAAACGGCTTTGGCTAAAATTTTTGCGGCGCTTGCCAATAGCAAGCCCATGTAAAATTTGGCAATGAAAGCCCGCTTAGGCGGGTTTTCTTTTTCCGCAATAGTTGCCTTTTTGGTAATGGTCACCAGGGTGATAATGGTCGCTTCAGGCGACCACTATTTTTGCGAATCGTTGCCTTTTTGGCGACTACCACTAAATCGATAACGGTCGCTTCAAGCGACCGTTATTTTCGCATGCTTAAAGCATGCGCCAGTGGCTGCGCCAGTGGTCATATGAAATTCTGCTACCTCGTGTGCCCTGCGCCAGTGGCTGCGCCAAATTATAACAGAAAGACTGAGGGCGTGTCAAGTAAATAATTTCTTACTTGAACCTGGTAGTCGGTTCCGCTATAATAATTACTTAGACAGGCAGATAGGGCCAAACGGGTACAAGAAGCGCAAAATTTCTTATTTGACTCTCAGCCCCTAATGCCTTATAATTTATTCATAAACAAACAAACCAAAGGAAGCAAAATGACCGCAAAAATCGTAAACTACACCGCAGACCAAGTTGAGAAGTTGGTCGCAGACTACCAGTCGGGCCAATCGGTCGAGATGATTGCTGACAGCCTAGGCAAGTCGGTGCGCTCGGTTGTGGCTAAGCTCAGTCGTGAAGGCGTGTACCAAGCTAGGAGCTACGTCTCTAAGACTGGTGCAAAGCCTGTTAAAAAGGACCTGGTTGCTGACCAGATTGCCAATATCCTCCTGCTTACTGAAGCAGAGGCAGATAGCCTGACCAAGGCTAACAAGACCGCCCTGACTAAAATCCTGGCTGGCTTGCAGTAAACGCCGCAGTTTAGGGTCAAGAAATATTCACTTGAATCATGACCCTAAACCTTGTATAATAGATTTATGATTAGGCGATAACATAATAAAAATTATAATTCGCCGACTCATAATGCAGGAATCGGAAAAGTTAGTAGCTGGTTCGATGCCAGCCCCGTCATCTTAGGGTGCCGGGTATGCTTATGTAGGTAAAGCGACCACTTCCAGCCTGCAGAGAGGTACCGATCCTCCAAAAACGGCTGTGGTTGGGGGTAACATCTGAAGATAGGAACCCTGGGGTTACTAACACCATCATGAAAAGTTAGGGGAGAAAGAACTTCCGATCAAATACAGCTATCATCTAACAAAGATCTGGGTTTCATCCAGCCATGTAGGTATGGACTCCTACTAGCGCACGGACTTATACACGTAGAGTCATAAAATATACGCGGTCGAATAGCCTATGTTACAGGCTTGACTAGGCAACTTTGAAGCATACTCCAGCTAACCACTGGCTAAGGCGCTCAGGTTTAGGGTCAGGTAAGGGGTGTGGTGCCCTGAGCCAACATGGAGAGTACAATGACAGTAACTATCCCAAACAAAAAACTGTTACTGAGGAAACCAGCAGAGAAAGGCAGTATGTAAGCTCCGGCTGTGTACGTTCTCTATAGGATAACCGATTAAAATTAGCACAGTTAGATAAGCTCTGACGTTCTCTACTACCATATAACCCCTGACAAGGTTGCGGCTAGAGGCTCACCTTACGACTGTAGGCCTGTCAAGCCTTAGCTAATCAACTAGCCCCTACGGAGTCATGCCCGTAGGGGCTTTTTGTTGCTTAAAAATAAAGAACCTGCAGAATTCTGGACGTCCGGCGCCAAAATTATACAGTGCCTGAGTGAGTTTGTCAAGTGTGGATTCCTCATCGTCTGAAGTGCCGCTGAATACAAGTCTGTTTTTTAAGGTGCCCTCTAATAGGTAGTCTGTTAATGAAACTCATAGGTTTTGTTTTTAAAAATTAGTGTAACCTCTAGGTTCTGACCCTAAGCTGCCCAAATCAGGGCCCAGTTGCCCCTGAGTGCCCGAAATTAGCTTAATCTGACATAATTCGAGAAACCTGCGGAAATTTAGACATTTAGGACTTTAAAACGAAAAAAAGCCCCCTACTTTGACATAGGGGGCTAATTGGCCTAATTTAGGGTCAGTTTCTTCTCAATTAAGGCTAAAACTGACTTATTTACCTTCTCCAGCGATTCAAGCATATCCGAATTTACATCTAGTAGCTTAGCGATGCGCTCTATATATTCGTCCTTCTTCACAGGAACTTCACCACGCTTGGTCAAGTACTCCTTCTTTTTGTACACGCCCAGACTGCTTAGCTTAGCGATGACTGATCTTTCTGGAACGCCCAGACCCTCAGCTAAAGCAGACACTGGCACTCCGGCCAAGTAATCCGCTTGTAATTTCTTTGTTGTTAGTTCGTCGTATTTCACTGCTTATTCCCAAGGTAATTTAGTTAGGGTAGTCCACTTGGCTACTGGTTCTGTTTTGATAAGAGGTTCTGGGTGACTATCCCAATTTAAGGGATCACAGATCATGTCTTGATGTCTAAGGTCTGGATGACAGACCCAACACTGTGTAATCATTAGTCTTGATAGCTTATTAAGTAAGCCAATCTCGGAATCATTAATACCATATAAAATCCAAGCAGCCTTAGGGTCTCTGCTGGTACCTTCACGAGGGCCTGATCGGACTAGGAGTCCTTCCTGGCGCAGCCTTAGTAACTCACCTATCTCGATCTCAGGCCACTCGGTGATACAGGCTTCAGCTAAGTCTTCTGGCATTACAGCCTCTAAACCTTCACGAGACCACTTAGAGTAGGGCACTCCCTGATAACGCTTAATTCCAGCTAAGATAAGTGGAGTTAATGAGGAGAATTCTGGTTGTGCAATCTGTTTAGGCACTAGCTTGCTACGAGGTAATCTGCAGGCTAAAAACCAGCATCCTCGACTAAACTCTGACCCTAAGTTGAGCTTAGCTGTGCTTCTTGGGTCTACTAAACCATCTTTATACACTAAAGTCCATTGACCAAAATAGTGTAAGAGCTGGTCTAAGAACCAGCTAGACTGGCTAGCAAGTCCTACGGAGTCAGCTAGTTGAGCTAAGATAAGTGGGTTAGCCGTGTTAAAGGCTTGGATCGGCCAAGCCGTTAAATCCCGTTTTTTGCCTCGCGGCAGCTTATCGGGGGTGGGAATTTCAGTTCTATTTTGCATTTTTAAGATTAATTTTAGCTTTTTAAAATGGGATTTCTCCAACTTAGATGGAGGAACAGGGGGACCCTCAATTGCAGACGGTTGCTGCAAACATATCCTGTTGCTTCAAAAAATGGGATTTTTGTGTACGAACAGGGGTTTGCGCTGTCTGTTGAGGCCCCCCGTTGTACTGTATTCTTTGAATATACAATAATTATATCACACTTTTTTTCATAAGTCAACTACTTTTTTAAGCAAGGGTGAAAATTTACTAGAATATGACCAGGATAGTGGGAGATTAACTTATTGAGGAAGGGTTCCCTTTGTAGGAATTCCCTCCGATGGCGGCGGTTTAGGGTCAACTAATTGCTGCTTGCTCTAGTAGTTGACGATGCTGAATCCATGACCTGAAGTTAGCAGACCACAGGGTGTTGAGCACGTCCATATGAGTCACGCCCTTTTCAACATCTAGGAACGAGCCTGAGCGCATAGGAGTTGCCTGATGCTCGAATGGACTCGCATGCCAAGGACGTGCTTTTAACAGTCGTTTAGCTATACGTTCAGCTTTCTCTAGGCTTCGGTCTTGAAGTCGGTAACTTACCTGAGCACAGCAACTAGCTGAGATTAAACGTGCAGAGGCACGATCTAAGATGGTATCATCACCATAAAAAATTTGTCCAGACTCATCCTGACGGCGAGTCACATAGGGAACGTGCCAGTCACCTGCGTGTAGTTGCAGGGGCTTGCTTTCCAGAAATGCTTGACCCATTACCTTAGCTAGGGTTTGTATTTCCGGCTGAGCGTCTTCATGATCTCGCAATTCAAAAAAGTTCGCCCATTCAGTAGCTGTTAGGACTACACGAATCATCTGAAAAGGCTCAGTGACTCTGTTAACTATCTGCTTGTGAAGACCTAAACCCTTTAAGGTCTCTGCGTAGTCTAAGGCTGAGTAGCGTGCTGCATTCCAGTAGGTAACAGCAACTTGGGTATCATCAATCTCCTCACGAGCCTGCATACCTGATTGCGCTCGGCCCCAGAATACAGGCTCTGCTGGGTTTGCGCTGACTAGCTGAAGCATATCATCAACTGGTACAGCTCTTGAACTGGCAGAGTTTCTAGAGAACTGACGATGCGTAAGTACTTCAGCGTGGATAAAGCGAGGATACTCTAACTCCAGGGTAGTGATACGAACTCCGTTTGCTATGGAGTCTTGAACTACATTAGCGGTAATATTAGTTGTTTTCATTGGTAATCTCGGTAAAAAGTGATCTTCTTATGTTTGGTCCTAGGACCCTGTCTAGCATTTCTCTAGTGCGAGAGATCATTCCACAAGCTAGGATTAGCATATCTCTGTGGTCATCACATTGCATGATGGCTTGATCGATGAGTACGAGTAACTCATCGTGTCGTTGTTGTCTTTGTTCACTCATCTAGTTCCTCTACAAGGGGTGCCCCTAAAGTGCTGGTTGAAAGTTTATTTTCAAAAAGACAAATAAATGAGTAAATAAATAGACCGTCGCGGATTCCCACTTGGTCTATTAATTTAACGTCTTGGACGTCGTGATTCTGCTTACAGTGCTTACAGTACACATACTTAATCATTGTTCTGGATCTTCCATGCTAATCTGAACCTGACGAACGCACTGTTTTAAAGTCTCTGTGAGTACGTCTATGTTAGAATGGTCTACGTGTAAATCTGTTAGCCTATGCTCAATAGAGCACGACTGATTCTTGTGAAAGTCACTTTCGTGTGTTACTTTAATTATCCACATTTTTTATCCTAAGTCCTAGCAAGCGGAAAAATAGTTGCCTAAAAAAGTTCTGCGGCCTCTTAGTCCTGAACACTAATTCATCTGTGTTAATATAGAAATTACCGCCTGAAATATTACTAGAGGTAATAAGGTATCCACTATCAATAATCTTAGAGGTAGTAGTCCAGGCCTTAGGTATTAAATGGTCGTCTAAGTCTAAGGGAATCTGCTCCTGCATGGGCCAAAATAGTTTAAGTTCAAGTTGTTGCATTACTATCCTTAAAATGTTCTTGAATCATTGTTCAACTCCAAAGTGTTCCATAATCTCACCCATCAATGCGTAGGCCTTATGGTTGTAACCTATACCTAAACATTCTCTTACAATCAACTCGGCGAACTTTTCTTGATCCAATGTCATAATCGGTGTGTAGCCCCCATCTGTGTAGTACGCAACCTTTTGTGCCTGTTCAGCAAGTTTTCGAATTCGTTCGTTCATTCTTCAACTCCGTACACCAACCGCTCAGGTGCAGTAAAACAAAAAAAGCGTCTGTTGGTGGCTCGGCCTATGGCGCATAGGTTTAGTTTTTTTGCAATTTCATAACCCATTTCAGTAATACCACTGCGAGATATAACGATAGGCACCGCCATTTGTGCAGACTTAATAATCATCTCGCTGGTCAGTCTTCCAGTTGTGTAAAATACTCGGCCATTTACTGATATGCTATCTTTAGGTTGTAATGCCAACCATCCGGCAATGGCATCTAATGCATTGTGTCGCCCCACATCTTCAATAAACACCAGCATGTTTTCACCTTGAAATAATGCACAACCATGTACAGATCCAGCAGTTTTATAAATGCTGTCATTTGTGCGTATAGTATTTACAATAGCATACAACTGAGTTTGCGTGATCGAGGCTGGAGGCAATTGTATATCACTGATATTATCCATCAACTCTCCAAACATACTACCTTGCCCACAACCCGTGGTGACTGTACGTTTGGCTGTTTTCCTATTGAAATTCCTAATTCCATTATGGGTCTTTGCCGCAGCCGCCCCAACTTCCCAATCTACCGTTATTGAATCTATTTCTGCCGCAGAAGCAATCAGTCGTTGATTGAGCAAGTACCCCAACACCAACCATTCGGGATAGGCTCCTAGGGTCATCAGTGTGACAATTTCTTTTTTATCTACATAAACTGTCAGGGCACGTTCAGTAGGTATTTGTAATGTCTGCATCTCGCCGTGATGATTCAACACCGTAACGGTCCTTGTCAAGGAAACGTCGGATACTGTGATATTGTTCATTCTATATGTCTCTTGGAATCTACGTTAGAACGATGACACATGTACAACACACCCACTACATAACCCAATAAGAATCCCCAAAAAAATGTCATGATTTCATTGTCCTAAAAAACATTTTTGCACATAGTCATATACTCTTTGTCTACCATCAGCATCTTGTTGAAATATAAAATTAGGAGTATTAAATTCAAAATGTTTATTTGCTGTGTGCCACCAAACTTCTATTAGCGCATGATCTTGAAAAAAAAAAGTTTGCCTAAAATATGATTGACATCTGCTTTAGTTATCTCGTTAATTCTTCAACCTCAAAACGTTCTTTAATTGCCTTAGCTGTGGCGGGATTACCACTAAATACAGCAATCTTACTACATTCAAATATAATCAACTCAGCGGTACGAAACTGAATCTCTTTGATTTTATCGTAACCTAACCTGGTCCAAGTTTCAGGCACTAATTCATCGAGCACTTGGCTGGCAAGTTCTTTAATTCGTTCGTTCATCGTTTATGCATCTCACATAGGGTTGTAATCCATCCACTGCTACTTTGCGTAGCTGGATTACCGCACTCTTCGCAAGTAACACTGGTCATTGATTCTGCTAAGCGTACCATACCGTCAATCGTGTCATCGCCGCCTGAGTAGTAGAAACGCAAGGTGCCAAACTTCTCCTTGACTTGATCTAAGGTAACTTGATCAACAACCAAACTGTTCTTATTCTTCCAGTCTAGGTGATGTTGAATACTACCCATAAGCTGATCTAAGATATTAAACCAACCATCACCACATTCAAATCCCCAGCACATACAAGTTTCTATCATGCTTTTGTTACGATTAACCATCATTTTTGGATATCGCTGGCATAGCAACTGGTCTAGTTCACGTTTCATCTTTACCTCCAAAATATCGGATAAGTAAGTCTAGGGATATAACAAGCTGCATATTACCTACGACATCATCTGCGTTAAGATAGTATCCGGTAGGGTTATTCCGCCACTTTGTTAGTTGTTCTTGGAGTAGGTCACGGTGCTCCTCTAGCACAAGCAAGGCAATACGGTCAGCAATTTCACCATCTAATTCAATTTTTCTCATTACCAATCCTCCACACCTGATACTAGAATTGATACTTCTGCATCGTAGCCTGCAACCTCTGTATGATAGGTCATAGTAAGCGTACTGCCAATGCCACAGTCAGCAGTCTGTGTTAGCGTAAAGTAGTCTGTACCAACATCTTCACAGATAGTTTTAATTTTATTTAAATTATATACGCTCAGTTTCATTGTTTATCCTGCTTTTCCTAGTTGCTTTTCAAGATTATCAATCTCATGATTAAGTCTAGCTCTAACATCTTGGAGTTCATCTTCTACTGAGGAAAGTTGTTCCTGTAAGTAGGTTACCTGACCTCTAAGATATTTAATCTCTTCATTTAACTCAAAGATTTTTTCTATGAGTTCTGCTTCTTTTTCTATATTCATTATTTATCCTTAAACAGTTCCCGTTTAGCATAGTGGAGATAGTCCTCAGTAGAGTTAATAATGTACTCTCTATCATCATACCAAATCTTGTTGCAACGACTATTACACTCGTATAAAAACCAGGCAACATCTTCATAGAGGTCACCAAGTAGTAGCCTGCTTAAATAGTCAATCATTGCCCCATCAATATTTGTATATGCATTCTCTAAAAATGAGTCTCGAATATCTTTAGGAATAGAACTAATGTAGAGCTCCTGCGCTCCAATACGCCGTTTCATAGCGACTACTAAGTCCTTAAATGTCTCATAGTTCATCTTTTATCTCCAAGGGACGACGAGGTCTATCCTTACAATACTCGCAAGTAGGATCATCGCAACGATCATCTAACCACTCATTACGAACAGGACTATAATTAGCATCATATTGCTCAGAATATTCAACTTTATAAAATGTCATCTTGACACCCTTATTTCTGCATCTGAATTATCCCAGCAGGCGTTGCGGTAATCGTATACAAAGTTGCATAACCCCTCATAGTTACCCCAACCGTTCTCTGGTTCAAATTGTTTAAACTGTTCAGGGTCTGCAAGGAGTATATTCCAACCTTCATCTAGCAACTCTGCAATGTCTTTGGCAAATTTCAATCCTGCCTGTTCATCCGGCCGCCATAAAACATTGTATAAAGTCATACCATTTGACAATTTTACTTGGTCCGCCATTTTACCTAAATTATGGGTGATATTTGACCCATAAACATCTGTTGGCATCAGTTTAGTTAAAGTTACATCTAAGCTCATACTGTTTTTCCTGGTGTTTTAAGTGTTACAGCAATGCAGGTACCTTCTAAGATAGTTATCTCCGTATCTTTAGATAGTTGTGCCATTTCTGTTAATTGTGCTTTTTGTTGCTCAATGGACATTCTACATTGCAGTTCTGTTTTATGAGCCTGACTACCCTGCATAAAGTTACAGCTATCGCCTAAACATATAAAAAGTACAGCAATGTAAATATTCATATTAAATATCCTTGTCTATACGTTTAACTAAATTAAGTAATAACTTACTAGGAGCTCTTGGATTAACTATTTGGAACCCGCCTCCCGCAACGCGTTTAATTTTAACGCCTGGATTTTGTTTCTTAATCTTTTTAATCATATCCTGATTATTATCTTTTTTCTCAACTGATTCTTCTTCACTCATTTTTTAATCCCACAGGTTCTGGTAGTATTTGCCGAATAAGCGGAAACCGTTAGTGATACGATCCTGCACTACTTTCATGCCGTCGTAATCACACTTGTAGGTGTGATTAGGGCCGTCCTTCATTTCATACATGGTAGGCTCGCCTTTTTCATCCCAAGCACAGGCGACTGTATCCCAGTCGGTCTCACCTGAACGAAACTGGTCTTCCCATGAATCATCTAGTTTGCACTCAAAGGCAAAAATCATTTCATCTAGTACCCACTCCCAACGCTTGAAGTGGTTGGAGTCAGTATCATATTCATTTTCTTTTGGATCTGCTTCTGTGCTCTGCAATCCAATACCCTTGGGTACGTCTTGGTCATCAACAAAGCCTGCTCCGTGTTGAGTAGCCTTTAATTGTTTGAGCATTGGCAAGATGATATGGGCTAGGGTAGCGTCCATATTCCAAGTATCCCAACGATCAAGCTTAACTACTACTTGGCGCTTCTGCTTAGAGTGAATCCAGGTGCACGCCCGCATTAACAAGCTGTCCTTTTTATCGCCGCCAGCAAGCCAAGTACCAAATTTGTGAACGCGCTTGTCCTCGTCTTTATCCAACCAGAAAAGCAACTTTTCAGCAATCTGGTAGGGTCCAATCCAGTCGGGATAATTTCCGATTTTAACTCTCATGGTATAACTCCTTCTACCCAATTTTCAGCACAATCTTGTGCGTATTTCCTAGTTTGTCCAACTAAACTACGGGTTTCAATCCAAGTATTTTCGTGGAAGAAAAGGACTAAATAGTCATTATCTATTCCACCTATGTATATACTAGCAGATCGTGGACCTTTTACAAATTCTTCTATAAACTTCATATAATCTCGCATAGTTAATCCCAAGTGCGGTGATCTTCGGCAACATACTCTAAACCATCATACTCGTGGATGTGCCACTTAATACCTGCTGGAATGTCTACAATTTTAAGTTGTGAGTAAGTATCATCAGCTTTTTCGCCCAGTTCTTGTACTACTTTTACTAGGTTAGGGTCGTTACGTTCTATCATACCTGGCCAGAAGTTGATGGGGCTGCAACCATCCAACTCACAAAATCGCTCGATTGCAGCATCCGATAGGCCAAAACCGCCAAAGCAGGTGTTAATTACGACTTTCATTTTCAATTCCTAATGTTTGTGGTGAATGATCTAAATATTTGTTGTCGTATATATAGGCATCTGGGTCAACGATAGTAACTTCTAGGTCACAGTGTCTAATATCATAGTCTGTGAACATATGATTATTGGTATAAACTCTAAACTTCATACCATGCCATGTATGTATAAGCATACCAGTTAAACCATTAGCTGATTTAGTTTCATTTTTAATTTCTGCAATAGTCTCTTTTAATTTTACAATCTCATCTGCGGCTTCTTCTAGTAAGTCTACAATACGATCAGGCGCTCCCTCCTGCACACTTTTTCTAGTGGGGATTTGGCGTCTGATCTCGGCACGATAGCGTAAGCGATATACTAAATCATTTTGCATAGGTATCTTTATACTCTAAGTTTAAGAAGTCAGTACTATCGGCTAAGATGTCAATATCAACACCATGACCTTTCTGTGCATCAATCATATCTTCAAGAACTCTGGTACCATATCCACTAGCCCCATAACTACTTTTATGACAAGTGTAAGTAGAGCCGCTAGTACCTTTAAAGTAATAGCAGTTGTCGTCTTGGGTAACAGAGGTAATACCACTGTTCATTCTCCAAGAGTCAGAACCTAGATAACCACCATACCAAGAGCCAAATACTCTGTAATGACTGCCAGTTTCGTATTTAAGTTTAATAACTAACCATTTATCAGGACAATATTCGCTCATACAAACTCCATTCCATAGCTATGTTCTGAGTCTTTATAGACGTTCAATTCCATATCAGAGAAGTCCCATCCCTTAGTTTCCAAGAACTCACCAATACGATAACAACTCTCAGCACCTGGATGAGTCCCACCTAGACGAACATTCGCCATAAGAGTAGAAATAACTTGTAGGTCTGTATCTGACAAACCTTTTAGACTATAGGTGCCTTTATTTTCATTATATGTGAGTTTCATTTGATTTTCCTAAAAGATTAATTATAACACGAAAAAAAGGGCAGTTCAAGTCAATATTTTTGACCTAAACTGCCCCTTGACCCTAAACCTCTACAGTTTTCGGTTGGTAACCAACAGCACTAGGCTCGTGTCCCGCGTATCCACGCGGATTGCACACAACCTGAGTACCCTCTATTTGGTAGTCCCAAGGATCATGAGTATGACCATGAATCCATAACTTGATTTGTGGATGATCTTTTATAAACCAGTCCAGCTTTGAGGAGAAAGCACCATTCATGTCCCGCTCATGAGCAAACCTCGGGTGAGTGCTTAATCGGCTAGGCGCATGATGACTAACTACTACAAACTTATCATACCAACGACCTTCTAACATGAACTCAAAATACCTTTTGGTATCTTGATGAACCTCTACTGAGTCTAGAGGAGAGAATCTTGGAGGACGTCCCCTAGAATGTGGTTTTAGGGAGTTATTAACACATCTGAAGTCATTCATCATGCCTCCTGTTATCTGTAAGGTTGAGGGTAGCCCCGCATTCATATCAGTCCAAAGAGTGCCGCATAAGAAGGTAACATCCTCAATGACTGCTAACTCTTGCTCTAGGATACGTAAGTTTGGTAAGTAGCTTAACTGTGCACGTAAGTGTTCCAAGGTATTAGCATAGTCACCATGATAGTGCTCGTGATTACCCATGATGTAGATTACATGAGGCCACTTACGGCAGCAATCTTGAAAAAATAGGTGATAGGTCTGAGATTTATTGTTAAACCAGTTATCTTCAAAGTTGTCCTTGTCACCTAACATATTTGCAACGCAGATATCACCGGCCAGGACTAGTACTGTGGCCGAATCCACATTCTCTAATACAAGATACCTAACTTCAAGGTGTAAATCGCTGCAAACTGAGATTTTCATGGTAGTAGGTGTTTAATTAGTTGTTCTGCTAAGAGGTAGTAGCCGTAAGGAGGAAATATTACTGCAAAAAATACGCTCCAAAATCCTTTGGCAATGTAGATGCCCCCCACATAAAATAGCATTGCCCATCCTGAAAAGTAGGGATGGCGTACTGTCTTTTCATTATTCATTATAGTGATTCTTTATCTAAATTTCAAGTAAATTATTGCCAGGCTGAGTAATAGGTAAGCCATTCATCTATACAATTTTGTTCGTTTATTTCGTCTTCTCGTCCCATTTCTTCCATCTGCTGACTCCATTCAGAGAAGAATTGTCGTAAGATTTCAGCTTCTGAGATAACTGAGTATCCAATACCGCCACCATCCTCTTCGAGAACATATTTCCAGTATTTCACAATATTGTATTACCTGGATTATCGTGCTTAAATGCAATTATACCATGAGTAAGAATCTTAACTTGTTCTTCACTCATTTTTAGGTTAAAACTATCACTTATAATATGTAAGATTTCATGTAGGACTGCAACCTGTTGTGTTTGCTGAGTGGCAGCTGCATTAATAGAGATCTCCTGCTGATTAAAGTTAGCAAGACCTAAGTTTCCCTGCATTTCTTCACCTGATTTATAGACTACATCGTACTGTAGGCCCGCGATTCGTACTTTAGTGTTTGTCATTTTTTATTAAATTAATCCAATTATCAATTACCATTTTCCAGTCATAGTTTCTGATTGCGTGCTGCTGAATACTAACACAGCGTTCCTTAAACTCTCTGGGATTGTTTTTGTAGAATTGTATGGTTTCTACAGACCTCTCAACAAACTCTCGTTCCTCAACTGGAACCTCAACTGCACCACGTGGGCCAATTCTATTCCAGTGACCTACTGGTGTAGACACAACTAGGCGGCCTGCAGCTCCAGCTTCAAGGGCAGGTAGTCCTGCTCCTTCCCACGTTGAGGACACTAATACGCAGCCTACAGTAGGGTAAAATCCTGGCATAGTAACAAAAGAGTTGTGGTAAAGTTGCGCTATTTTTAGGGGCAGTTTTACCCTTTCAGCAACTTCGTCAATTAGGTGCGCACGTTTAATGTGGTTGTTATGACTAACCTTGTAGGCACCTGCATAGCCTAAGATTTCTAGTCGATCGGGTGGGTCTGCACGAAAGCGTTTTACATTCACAGCAATTGGAATAATAGTAGGCACTCTAGAGATGCCCAGTTCCTTAGCCTGTTCCTGCAGCCATTTTGAGACTACTCCAAATCCCTTAAAACGGGCAGTTATTAGAATATCCATTTGTTGGTAGTATTCTAGGTCTTCACGGCTGTGAGCAACAGCAATACACTTTTCAGGAGGCACTCCATAGTGCTCTATACAAAGTCCACGTATACCTGTAGTAGAGGAGATAAAACAATCTATTTGACTGGTTAACTCCTGTACTTCATGTAGGGTATATGCACGATTCCACGGCATAATAGCAGAAGTAATGTCATGCTCAGTTAGGTAGTTTGATAGGTCATAGTGTATAACACCATAAGCCCATTCAGGTTCAATGTAGAATATTACTTTCATAGGACTAATACTGCTACCGCAAACAAGGATACAACTATAACTAATAAGTATATCTGTACGGGTTTCCAATCACGAGTTTTATCAAACTCATGGTGTTCATCAAATCGTTTTAAGGCCATTAGCCTTTTGGAATTAAATCCTGACATCTCTATCTTTCATGTTTCAAAGTATTTTCTAATTTCTTTAAGAATTATCTCACGAGTAGCCTGAGCCATTCCTAGGTCGTAAGTTGTTGCAGCATGATGCATACCAATATCATTAACTACTGCATAAAGATGCGTGAATACTAATCGATTGTAATCACCTAAATCTTCTTTAAGTTGACACTGCTTTTGAATAACATCTAAAATTTGCATTGTAATACGTCCTCGTATAATATTTTTCGCCCTGGTTTAGTTAAAAGACCGTCAAAAATATCTGTTGATCGTTGTAACATAGCAGATGCTAGTAACAATAATTCTGCATGGTTATCCGCAAGTTGAATAGAACTATCAATTAAGATCATCATTTCGCGCATTTTGCTAATTTTTTGTTCATTTGTCATATTATTTATACTGAAAAACTATTACCACATCCACAGCTATGTTTAGCATTAGGATTACTTATAACGAACTCTTTAGACATAAAAGAACCTTTATAGTCTATAGTAGCACCCGTTAGGTATTGCATACTAATCGCATCTATTAGTAGACGAAAGTTGTCTAAGGGTATTTCGAAATCATCTTCATTTGTTACCTCATCTAAGGTAAATCCGTAATTGAATCCCGAGCATCCACCACCTTGAACAAAAGTTCTAAGGCATATGCTTGGATTATCTTCTTCAATTAATATGTCTAATATTTTAGACTTTGCAGCATCGGTTACTGTAATCATTTATGGCCGCCTTTATAGCATCTTCTGCTAAGATTGAACAATGTATTTTAACTGGAGGCAGGGCAAGCTCTTCAGCAATATGAGAATTATTAATAGTTAAAGCTTCACTAAGTGTTTTACCTTTAACCCACTCGGTAACAAGTGAACTTGACGCAATCGCTGAGCCGCATCCATATGTTTTAAATTTGGCATCTGTTATAATTCCCTCAACTACTCGTATTTGTAATCGCATTACATCACCACAAGCAGGTGCCCCTACCATGCCTGTGCCAACTTCTGGATCATCTTTTTGGAATGATCCTACATTTCTAGGATTCTCATAGTGATCCAAAACTTTTGTGGAATAACTCATTTTATTCTTCCCATAACTATCTTATGAACCCAACTATCTGTATAGTTAGGTTCTTCTATTACTTCTTCTATCTTAAATTCTTTTAATATACCAGCATAAGGGTCAAAATCGTTATAGAAGGCAACCTCAGCACAGTGACGAACTATAGATTCTGCAAACATATTAAGTGCCGTTTCAGGATCACTTAACTTACTGTCCTCTAGGGCTACAAGCATAAGTTCATCATACTCGTTAGCTACTAGGTGTATCCCTGCCTTATCCATATAATATTTTATAAATGCGTTCATTTTGGTTTCCTAGTAGACTCTATACTACAGTACGCATATGTGCCGGAGTTAGCACGTTCTGCTTTAGCCTGTGCGGTTAAGCAGCTACTTAATGTGAGGTATTTAAACTCTTCAAATTTAGATGGACGTGCTCCACCATCAATAAGAGTTATAACTAATAATATCCACATTATTCTTCTTCCTCTTCTTCAATTTCTGTATCTTGGTCTGCTAAGGAGCCCGGGCACAAGGCCCAGTCTGATTGTACGCACTTAACATACCCATATATAACATGAGTGCCAAAGAACAGTAATAAAACTGCTGTTGCAACGTATTTGTATATAAGTGGCATTTATGATTTAGATACTTGTTTTGATAATAATTCCATGTATTTACCCATGCTTTCAATTTGAAAATGATGTAAGTACATATATAGTTTAGTTTCAGTAGGCCAGTCTTTGAATCTTTCAACTATGGCTGGATTAACTATCTGTTCCATTTCTTTTAGGTATTCTTGTTGTTGTTTTTCAACTAAAGTCATGATCTTTCCAATGTTTCCAGGTCCATCCTAGAGTTTTTAAATCTTCTGTTACTTCTTCTGTGACTGTACCCTCTGGGACTACTTTCCAAGTAAGTGGAGGATCATCAAAGTCACCCCAGATACCAGAACAATACCAGCTCATGTAATCGCCTTCACCACGCATAGTGGCGATTACACTGCCTGAGTGACGCCAACTACAGTGCCAATCTTCTTGACCTTTAATCCACACAATATTGCATAGTGAGGCATAAAGATGTTGAGCATAAAGCTCATTGCTTTGTACTTTTTCCATCATATAGGTGGAAGCATAGAGGTCGTGTTCTAAATTAACTTTCATTTTAATCTCTTCTATTACTCATTAGCTGAAGTTTAATACTAAAACCTAGTAAACTTAATTGTAGTTTTGGTCCCGCAAATAGTCGTGTATTCCAAGCAGCTTCTATGCCAAATATGATATAACTATATCTAAATAATTCTAGGTTAAATGTATACCCATTCTTGAACACTTTTGAATAGTGAAAATACTCTCTAAAAGCTCCTGCTTTTTTCCACGGGTTTGTAATAACCAAATCTGCAAATATCATATTTTATCCTTTATTATACTAATCTTCAGGGTCTAAGTCAAGTGAGTATTGCTCGCGTTGACTAAATCTACGTTCTTGAATAGTACGTTCTTTAAAAACTTTTTCTCTTGAGCACATTAGACACTTAGAATTACCACAATCTAAGGCATGATGCTTGGCTAATCTATGCGGTTGAGATAGGTAGTAGTCTATACCAAATTCTTTAGCAATTTTTAATTGTTTAGCAATAGCGGCGTCATCTTTTAAAAGTCTTTTACTATGATTAAATTTATCCTGCTCATTGCTCATTGTATTACCTGAAGAAAATAAGGGCCATAATAACTGATTGAATCATAAATCCAATAGTAATAACCATTACTATTAATTGGTTCTTTTGAATCAAGGCTTGAGCAAACATTGCAAATAGGGCTGCCCATATTAATAATACCATATCTAGGATAGGTGTCTTATCGCTTAACCCGAACATAAGTGTTAATAGGGTTGGTAGGGTTGAAGAGTGTAATAGGACTACTGATATAAGATGCAAACTAGTAGCGCTAATATTAGCAACGTGTTCTCCTATCCAAGACATAGGACTAAATTTATTTATTGTATCTTTAATGGTAAATTTCTCTATTTCGTCTATCATTTTACTCTTTCCGGTTTTGTTTGATAAAAAATATGGTGGCCTATCTTAGATACTTCTTCTAGACCTTTCCATTGTGGCTTTACATAGTCTGCGTGAAAGTATAAGGCGTTCTTTAGGCTAGGCAGGGTAAAACCTTCAAGTAATACCTTTTTAGCTGCTATTTCGCTGTCTTCCCAAACTTTTTTGTTTACTTTAAGTCTGCTTTCGCTGCCATCGCATAACCACGAAAATTGACATATTACTTTTTCATAGACAACATTTTTAGCATTGACCACGCCACAAATACCTGCGCCAAACCTGCCATCTTTTGCACGATTTAAAGTTACCTGGGCAACTGCGATCTTACCCTCAACTGGCTCACCGCTAGCTTCGTAGTACACATTGCGAGTCAAGCACTTTAACTCTCTATCCATTTCACTAATTGATTTAAACTTAATGATTACATCACCATCTTGTTCCATTAACCTATTAGTTCTAAATTCATAAACCTTTTCAACAATAAGTAGGGGTATAATTAAAGTTGTAGAAAGGATTGCTGCTTTTATGATATTCATTTAGCATTCTCCTCTAGTAAACATAGTATAGCTGTTGTTATTTCTGTATCTGCTTTAACCAATTCAATTGCTTCTAAGTATGAATTAGCCTGTACTTCCCACTGGGCTAGTTGACTGTCTATCTTTGCGTAAATTTTGTAACTGTGCATCCTGCTCCTTAATAGTCTGTCTGTACACCTCTACCTCTTGTAGCAAGGCAGCTTCTCTTTGTTGAAGCTGCATTAATGCTTGCAAGTGTATTTGGTGTTGATCTTCCAGACTCTTGATATGAGATGCTGCTCTGGTAGCCAGAGCTGTTGGTGGACGGACAATTTGATTACCATTGGCATCAATTTCCATAGTTCCGTTAGTTAAAGCTGTTGCTATATCCATATTAATAATAAAATAATGATAGTTGAAGAAACATTATACGTGTTTTAGCTCATAAAATCAAGTCAATTTTTACGCACTCCTGCCCTTGGTCTACTGAGTTAAGCATATAAATTTAAATTTGAAACTTTTTCTAAAATTTTGTAAAATATATCTTTAGAAGGAGACGACTATGACCGAGATTGAAGCAGCTTTTTTCTACGGAGACTTCAGCCTTATCAATGAGATTTTAGGAGATTTGCTTGGTGAGATTCATCAAGATACTCCCATAGCTTAAAAAATTTTTATTAAAGAACTTACAAAATGAAATACGAAAATTTTGATACCTGGATGACAATGGTCAACTTACAAGTTGAGCGCTTCTGCGGACTTGGAGTTGATGACATACCTGACTACAACTACTGGGATAACTTCGATGCTGGCATTAGTCCTGAGGACACTGCTCATGAAGCTCTTGAGGCCGCTGGCTATCAGTTTTAGAGTATAAAAATTTGGTATTGACTTGGTGTGGTGTTTAAGGTATAATAAATGTTCTATTAAAAATAGTCTGACAAAGTCTGATAATTTTTTATTTAACAAAAAAAGGAATATATCCAAAAAGGATTACTAATGCCGCTAACTAAACCACAACCTTACACCGAGGAAGATACCACTACTATAGTTAGTAGGTATCGAGCAGGTGAAACAACGGAAACTATAGCTGAGAGTACTGGTAGGTCTCACCGATCTATTATTGCAAAACTTTCACGAGAAGGCGTATATGTTTCTAAAACGAAACCTCCGTCAACAAAGGCCACTAAAGTGGAGCTTATAACACATATTGCAGAGATGGTAAATATTGATGTCAACGCGATCGCTACCTTAGAGAAGGCAACACATGATGCCTTACAAGAATTACACGATGCAATTCAAATTCTTGCAAAGCAGGCAAAATAAAGCATAAAAAATTTATATTTGACTTTGAGTCCTCAATCCGGTATAATTTATTTATAAACAGTCGGGAAGCCGATATGCACAGGGGGTGCAATTAGCGTTTGTCAACGACACCTTCGACCACTACTCAGGCATTGTATAGGCCTACATCTGCGAAGTTAAGTCATAGTGGCAACGACTGTTTAATTTTTTACTTGAATTATATAGTGTTTTACTGTATAATTGATATTTATAAGGGTGGAAAGCGGATGCAATTCACGGCACGCTTCCTTAATTGTGGCGAATAACTTATCCGAGCCACAGCCCAAAGCCCTCATAAACAAAAGTTCAGACAGTTCTAGACTGGCCGGATTAGCAACTGTGCGTAGATAACCCACGACTAGTAGTGCTCGGCCGAGCACCGAAAGCGTCCATGCTACGACATTGTTAATAGTTTGCTGAACTTTTCTTTATGGGTGTTATGTGTTCCCCGCCCATGATAGGGAGTAACAACTTAATTGCAGGCGAAATCACTACCTGTAGCCCACCGTAATCTTTGCTCGATTCGTCTATCGGTTAGGACACCAGCCTTTCACGTTGGTAAGACCGGTTCGATTCCGGTATCGAGTACCAAATTTCTATGTTGTTCTAGTTTGCTAGAGCACTTAGACACCCAAGATCAGACCAACAGTTAGTAATGATAGATTATTTATAATCCGTCGAAACCTGCGGTGGCGTAACAACTGACTGAACTAGGCTGTCGCCTTGACCTAGTTCCTATTATTTAGTGTTATCAGGGTATCGTCATAGGACGCTATGACTATGCGGGCCTAACTGTGCGAGGAACAGGTCCTAATATAACTGCTAGTCGCTTGCCAGAGGAAGCACCTTTGTTGGCAAATTGGCACGATAGCACTAAATAATGGTAGAGAGTTAATGTTAAAAATGGGTACTCAAAATATCCGTTCTTGAAGGTTCAATTCCTTTAATTTGTAGTCAGGTGAGAAGCGTGGGCAAAGGTTAGAGATCAACTAACCGCTACAGATAATATGGTTATTAAGTAATAAAAACATAGACTCGCCATATATTAGCATTCTGTAATTCAAGAGGCAGAGAAGCCCTTTAATATGGGGTGTCGTGTAGATTTCAAGTATCTACCAGAGTGCTAATATATGGGAGAGTACGGGTGATATGTAAGGGTTTCTCTAAGCCCTGATGATTGGAATTCCTAAGTTAGCCAACAACTAACCCCATAACTTATCCTTCTGATGAGCTTGTGAAATTCAAGCGAAACTCTAACACAACCCGCTAGGGTCTTACCCTTTCAACCTAGTTTGAGGCGTTACGAGTCAAGGAATAAAAAAGATAGCCGTGTTGCCACTTATAGTATTGCGTCGCCGCTGGAACTAATTCCTCTTAGCCCTGTAAGGTTTGCCCTTACAGGGCTTTGCTTTCACTAAAATATGTTACCATAAAAATTTTAGCTGTTGACATAAGATGCCATAACTGGTATAATAAGGCAAAATAAAGGTCTACCAATGAGTTCTTCTTATACCTATGTCAAAGAGTTAGAGTTATTAATTTTGGATAAATTACTTCCTGTTTATGAAAAGCACCAGAAGTCTCAAGGAGTAATAAGCCCCTTTCAGGGTATTAATCAAGATTTATTATCTCAGATAAAAGCAAAGAAAAAACTCCCTGCGCTCCTTAGGGCTAAGGAAAAACACACTTGACCTGGCCAGAGAATTCAAGTATAATTACTTATTGCGCGGAATTTGGCGTTGTCCGCGTTTATTTAAATTAATCATAACTGTCTACAATTCATCATCGAAGCACGGCTCTGCACAGCCACGCAGGACAGACTGAATGTAGTATAATAAGTCTTTTTGCAGAAAGCATATACGGTAGTCTCTTTTACAAGAGATTACTATAGTATTTAAGGTAAGTACTATACTAATCTTTATAATAACATGATAACACCTACAACAATACCAGCAATACCAGCAATAACTCCTGAAGAGCTAAAAGCCCTCTGGCCAGACCATCCAGCACATAGTACGGATACCGCAACAACAGAAACATTTACTGACCCTAAATCGTGGCCGTTTCCAGAAATAGACCATGACTGGAACCGCTTAGCAATAGACCTAAACACTCTTCCTCAAGACTCAACCCTTCAAGTCTTAGATGAACGTGCAAAAAATTACGGTAAGTTCTCAGGTATTGGACAACTTACGCAGACGTTTAAAGAGATTATGCGCCAAGCCCCCTCATGGGAAGGGATGCAGCCAGATCAAAAGGAGAGCCTGGAGATGATAGTGCATAAGCTGGCGCGAATTCTTAACGGAAACCCTGACTACGCAGATAGCTGGGTTGATATTGCTGGTTACGCACGCCTAGTATCAGAACGTCTAGAAACAGGATTAGAAAGATAAACTTGATTTAGTAGTTAAATCTATTTATAATAGTGGCTATGTTTAATCAAAATCAAAAACGCGTTGGCTTTGCGTGTAAAATTCAAAGCCAAGAATCTACAGATTTAGCCAGTTGTAAGACCAAAGGTACTACAATTACATGGCTAAATAGCCAAACTAAACAAGCAGCCGCAGAGCGACTGTGGACCTTAATGCAAACTAATATAGCAGCCCTTAGTGCACAAGCAGATTGGGTAGCACAGCAACCACCAGGTTTGCGAATGTTTCGCCTAAGCAGCGACTTACTAACTGCATACTCTCACGATGACTGGATGTGGTTTTACTTTCAATCAGATGTAGTAGACTTCTTAGAACGGAATCTACTAAAAATCGGTGATAAGTTCCGTGCAGCAGATGTACGTGTTAGCTTTCATCCAGGTCAGTTCTGTGTCTTAGCATCAGATAATCCAGGTGTAGTTGAAAATTCAATTACCGAGTTCGAGTACCATGCCGACCTTATCAGGTACATGGGCTATGGTAAAAAGTTTCAAGACTTTAAATGTAATGTACACATTGGCGGTAAACAAGGCCCCAAAGGTATTATCTCAGCCCTACAACGACTAACACCCGAGGCCCGTAATTGTTTAACTATTGAGAACGCAGAGTTTACCTGGGGTTTAGATGCCTCATTAGAACTAGTAGACCACTGTGCCTTAGTCCTAGACATTCATCACCACTGGATTCATTCAGGAGAGTATATTAACCCAGAGGATAGTCGTGTTAAACGAATTCAAGAATCTTGGCGCGGTGTCAGACCAGTTATCCACTATTCAGTTAGTAGGGAGGACGTACTCCCAGATCATTGTGGACGAACACGGCCTGACCTCCGAGAGCTTAAATCAATGGGATTTACAGCAGCTAAACTCCGAGCACACTCAGAGTTCTACTGGAATCAAGATGTAAATCAGTGGGCTACCACTTTCCTAGACCACGCCGACATTATGTGCGAGTCTAAGCAGAAAAATACTGCCTCTGAACAGTTTGCCAAAGAAGTAGGTCATGTATAATATACTACAAGTTATAGTGGGTATTTATTTATTTGAAATACTTACAGCTATAGTAATAGCTATATGGTTTCATTATAGGGGTTATTAGTATGATACACGTATACGCAAGATTAGATAATCCAGTTGGAGAGCACGACTACCACAATTTGGGTTGCTATAATAAACAGCTTACTAAAAATAAAACACTAGAACTTGAACACAGTTTTTACTTAGGCATACTATTTGCCCTAGACTTTCAATTCTATCCTCGCGCAGATCATGGCGGATTACGAATACACTTAGGCCTATTAGGTTACAATGTTGATTTTCAAATTCGCGATAACAGGCATTGGGACGGTGATATGAATGACTGGCATTAGTATAATGGATAATACAGGGGATTTCTACTCCCTAGATGTGGGTTCGATTCCTGCATGCCGGACCAAATTATTAACTTGAATCTCTAGTTAAAATCAGTTATAATAAATCTTTTCGGAGACTACTATGGCAGGATATTCAAGAGAATTTTTAATTGATGCCTTTGTTAGCCGTTATGAGGTACTTAGTGACGAAGTAGTCGCTAGACAAAGGCAGTTAGCAGAAAAAACATACGATGAAGTTGGTAAAGATAAATTCCGTGTTCTTGCATCTTTAGATGCAGATGCCATTAAGGAATTTAAAGTTGCAACGGGTCGTAAAGGATAATTAGTTATCTAAGATGTGCACCGCGTACCACCTAGCCCCTTGGCAATATTAATTGCGAAGATTTTAATATATAGGGCGCATCGCACATCTTAGATTTATATGGAGACGTGTGCCGAATTGGTTGAAGGCAAGGGACTGTAAATCCCCCACATAAGAAACGCTGTAGGTTCGAGTCCTACCGGCTCCACCATTATCTTTGAAAGTATTACTACTAGTAGTAGTTTCAAAAATAATCGCCCCGGTGACGGAATGGTATACGTACTGGTCTTAGAAACCAGGTTCTGGGAGTTCGAGTCTCCCCTAGGGCACCACTTACCCGTGTATAGCGCAGCCTGATAGCGCATCTCGTTTGGGACGAGAGGGTCGAAGGTTTGAATCCTTCTATACGGACCAATAAAAAAAGGAATTACTATGTTAGTAGATAATATGAAAACCCTTATAGGGTCAACCTTTAGCCTTTACATTAAAGCTGCTAATTTTCATTGGAACATTGAAGGGGAAAATTTTCCTCAATATCATGCTTTCCTAGATAATTATTATAATGATGTTTATGGTACAATTGATCAAGTTGCCGAATATATTCGTGCCCTAGATAGTTATACACCAGCAAGTTTAAAGCGTTTTCAAGAGTTAACTTTTATTCAAGATCAAACTATGCAACAACCCCCTATGGGAATGTTTCAAGAATTGTTCAATGATAATGCAACAATGTTAAAGTTTTTAACTGATACGTTTGATGTAGCTACTGCGGAAAGACAGCAAGGAATTGCTAATTTTATTGCTGAAAGAATTGACGCGCATCAGAAACATCAGTGGATGATTCGCAGTATTTTAAAGAGCGTAGCTTCTCTATAAAAAGCTAAAACGGGCTTATAGTTAAACGGTATAACGGTAGCTTTGCAAGCTTCAATTCGGAGTTCGATTCTCCGTTGGTCCACCACTTACACACACAAGGACATAATATGTTTTCACTAGATTTTTACATTGACTCTTTTCAATCAACAAAAAGAGCTTTAACCAATCAGGTCTTTACTGACCCTAAACTGAACAAGGCTGCAAATAAATTTATTGACGCACAAACTCAGTTTGCAAAAATGCTTGCACAAAATACAGTAGATATGCTAAAGTATTCCGCCGACGCTGTTACTAACAAAGCATTTCCAAAGGCGACCAAAAATGACACCGTTTGAAATTCGTGCAGACCTGCTTAAACTAGCAGCAGATCACCTAGAAAAACAGTTTACAGCAAATGTAAAGTTTGCAACAGAATATAACAAGGCTATGTTCCAAGCAGGAACTGCTGCTGCTACTGAAGCCTTAGTTAAAATGCCTACATACTTTACATCTGAAGATGTAATTAAAAAGGCAACAGAATTTTATAGTTTTGTTCAAACAAAATGAAGTTATTTAAGTGCTTAAAACAATTCTTTGAGCCTAAAAATCCAATGCAAGATTTCATTGAGCGTCATAATCCTCAATCGGTTTATGATGTAGAACGATTGCAAAAAGAGTACGACAATCTTATATTTAAACTTAAGTAATATGCCCCTAGTAATTAAAGACCGTAAAGTAGTTTATCAGAAGCCAACTGTGGATGAAATGCCTAAGATTGGTAAATATGTTAGCCTGAATCCAATCTTTCAAATGCATCGGGCACACGCTCATATTAGAAATCTATCAGAATCTATGAGTGTACTACAACGTAGTTTAATTCCTGGTGCATTAGAGCAATTAAAATAATTCCCTAGTAGCACAGCGGTAGTTGCACTTGACTGTTAATCAAGTTGTCCGTGGTTCGATCCCACGCTGGGGAGCCATAAAATAGGCCTAAACAGGCTAGTCCAGGTGCAAGTCCTGGAATTTGTACTTGAATTTTCCTTAAAAATCAATTAAAATAATCCTTTAACTAGGAACACTTATGATTAAACTAAACGACTTTTTAAACATTACCGAATATGAAACTGGACACCTTGAGGTTGTCCATCAACAAGACGTATATGGCAAAACTGCTATTAGTCTTGAAGTCTATGGCTTTGAATTTAATAAACTAATATGCGTATATGATATAGTATCGCAAGAAGTCCTAGAAATCATAGCCAAAGACGATGCTGCTGGTAAAAGTTATGTGTGGCAAACTTCAGACATTAAAGGTTTAGGCAACTATCGCGACTACCTAATTGAGCTAGAAGCAGAAGAAGATATTTTAGAAAAAGCTGAAGCTATTTTCTTTAATAAGCCTTATGATTCACGAATAGTTGTTCCTATTGATATTAAAGACGAAGACTTCCTCTTATACGCAAAAGCTGCACATAAACTAGACATTACTATTAATGAGTTTATGGAACAAGCCATTCAGGAAATGGTAGAAAAATATAAAGGATAACATATGAACGTAAACAGAGTTTCTCTTCAAAAGGAAGAAGTGTACCGCCAGTGGGAAATTAAAAAGTTAGACAAGCGGCACGAAGAACTTCGAATAGAAGAACAACGTGCTAAGTTAGATCTTATAGACAATGAGCAAGCAAGAGTTGAAATGAATCGTCGAATGAATCGTCCAGGACAAAATGTAGATAGGATGGCATAATGGCGAAACCTAAACCAAAACGTAAACCCACGGGGGCTATCGACATTCAGCCAGAAGGTCCACACGTTCCGGCTATGCCTCCAGTACAAGGAAGTTCAATGATTAGTCCAGTAAGTCCCGTCGAGGCGGGTGGTGGAACGTATAACCGTCCACCGCCTAAGCCTCAACCTTCAAAACCAATGAAGACTCCTAAACCTAAACCTCCGATGCCTAAGGCTTAGTATGCCCAGTCCTCGTAGAACCAGTCAGATTTTAAAGGGGAAGAAGCCGCCTAAGCCCCGAAGCCTAAATGCAATGGCTAAAAGATCGGCGCGCAAAAAATAAGGAAGATGTGTTGCAAGGTGCAACAGAGGCTTGCTAAGCCTTCGTCTAGAAATAGGCCGATAGGTTCGATTCCTATATCTTCCGCCACTTAGCCGTGTAGCTCAGAGGAAGAGCAAACGCTTGATAAGCGTTAGGTCGACATCTCGGAATTGTCCATGGCTACCATAATTATCATTAGAAGGATATAATATGAAATACCAAAATTCAATGTGGGGCGATTACAGCCCTACTCCAGCGGTTGAACAGATCGGCGTGCAGATAGAAGCAGACAATCAACCTGAGATGGTTGTAACAGCCCAACAAATGGCTACAGACCCCTCGTGTACTACAACAGAGGATATGATTGCAGCAATGGGTACAGTACCAGCACGCTCATAAAGCTAATTTTAAGTGTCTCTCTAGTGTAATGGCAGCATCACAGATTCCAAATCTGTTAGGTCAGGGTTCGAGTCCTTGGGGGGATGCCAACTTTTTAACAGGATATTTTATGAAAAAATTTATTTCAATTGCCGTTATCTCTTTTGCTGGCGTTGTTAATGCCGGAGAAATTACAGCCTCCTACTTAACCGATAGCGGACGTGATGGATATGCCATTAGTACACAGGTCAAAGGCGTTACCCTTGGAGCCTCACACGTTGATCGTGTTTATGACCGCTTCTCAGTAGGTAAATCTTTTGATATTGCTAAAGTCGGACCACTACAACTAGCAGCAGGCGGAAGCGGAGTATATCAAAGTACTCTTGCTAAAAATGATAGTGGTTATGGCCTAGCAGCTCAGGTAACAGCAACTGCTGCGGTCAATAAAAACGTTGACGTAGTTGCTGGCGTACAGAAGTTCTGGGGACAGGACCGCGTGAGTGCTCAAAATGGTAACTCGGCTACTGTTGGAATTAAAGTTAAGTTTTAATTTAAATACACTACTTGCCACTTAATAAATATATGCGGAGACGTTCCGGACTGTGTCATTCCGCGGGTAACTGGGAGCACCCAGCATAGGTAGTGTGTTTTTTATTTTATAGTTGTATGAAGTAGACAGAAAAGTGTCTTGGACGGGGGTGCGAATCCCCCCAGGTCCACCAGAAGTATATTCGACCTCACACGCGGAGAGGTGAAATATAACAGAATATACTTCTGATGGGCCTGCATAGTTTCGACAGGGCAAAGAGTAGGAAAATGGACAACTCGGTAGGCGATGACCGTTAATCAAGCAAAACAAGTAAACGCAAACGACTCACAGTTCGCATTAGCAGCCTAAACACTGCTTAGGGTTTTGATAAGTTTTCCTCGTAACAGAATAAACTTATCTCAAATACCGCAGAGTATGGAAGTGGTCATCCGTCTGGTCTCATAAGCCTGAAATCGTTGGTTCGAATCCAACCTCTGCATCCAATACGAAAGGAAAATTGTATGAAATTAAAATCTACTCCAGGTGCAATGGCAAATGCCAAGATACCTACATCCGTAAGCTACGGAGCAGATGCCCCCTCCTTAGATGCTGATATGGGTGTAGAGGATATTAGTCCTACAGGTACTGATATGGATGATATTCCACCAGGCAGTTTTGAGTTATTGACTCCAACAGTTAATAATATTAAAATTACACACGAAGGTGATATGGGACGACTAAGTCCCCTAGAATAAAAGATGAGCGGGCATGGTGCTAGTGGTAACACATATCCTTGCCAAGGACAAGTTGCGAGTTCGATTCTCGCTGCCCGCTCCATATATAAATATACTACTAAACCCGCTGAGTCAGGTTTAACTACTGGAGTTCTGAAAAGAAGGTGTCGTAAGAGTAGTATATTTATATATGGAAGATAATGCAGCGGGGTTGGTCCTGCGACTGGCCTTGAAAACCAGGTTCTCTTAACAGGGATGGGGTTCGACTCCTCTGTCTTCCGCCAATATTATGAAAAAAACAATATTATCACTATTTGATTACTCAGGTAATTGGCCTAGCCCTTATAAACGGGCAGGGTATGATGTGTATCAAGTTGACGTTAAACTAGGTATAGATATCTTAGAACTTCAACCCGAGGACATACCTGATAATGTCTATGGTATATTAGCTGCTCCTCCTTGTACAGATTTTGCAGGCTCAGGAGCACAGTACTGGAAAGCTAAAGACATAGACGGACGTACTGATAGTAGTCTAGCCCTAGTAGATAAAACATTAGAAATTATTTCTTGGTGTGACCCTAAATTTTGGGTGCTGGAAAATCCTGTAGGTAGACTAAGTAAACTTAGACCCAAACTAGGAGATCCCTGGTATTTTCAGCCTTGGCATTATGGTGATGCCTATACTAAGAAAACAGGGTTATGGGGTAATTTCAATAAAAGTTTAGTAAAACAGGAGGTAATTCCTGATCCTAATTCTTGGATAATGAAACTAGGTGGTAAATCGGAGAGAACAAAAGAATTACGCTCAATGACTCCTTTAGGATTTGCAGAGGCTTTCTTTAAAGCAAACCCATAAATTTAGATTTGAACTGTGAGTTAAAATTCTTTATAATATCAGTATGAAAAAGAAATTTAATATCCAATCTCTCTCGCCGCAAATGTCTACACCTAGAGTAACTCGCACGGATATTCCGAGCTTGTATACTCCTGGGGGTAACTGTACCCTAAAAGAAACACCTAAGTATACAGGCGACCAAATGATTGGTATTTCAATCATTCATAAGTCCTGCCTACAACCTATCTTTAGTCAACAAGAGGCTATTGATGCAGCAAGTATGCGACGTTAGTATGGCTAAGTCGTTTGCAGAAATTAAAAAATCATTAGGCTTACTAGACTTTATCCAGTTTGGTAAGTATCGTGGTTGTCGTGTAGACTCCATAGTTGCTATGGATGACGACTACCTTCGTTATATGCAAACACAAGGTATCAAGTTTGATGCTAGTGTAATGGATGCACTAACCAATAAGTTTTCAGCTGATTCTATAGAAGTAGGGTATGACCCTCGTGAAGTTCAAGAAGTAGATGAGCATGGTTATGGCCCTATATATTTTGGCGACGTGCCTTGGTAAATTAATAATAAGGAGAGCTGTCATGACAAGTGACAAGAGTGACAAACTGCCGGGGGTATAACTTAGCGGCTAAAGTAACTGGCTTTTAACCAGTAAATCAGGGTTCGATTCCCTGTGCCCCTACCATATAAAAATACACTGTCCTAGGCTGTGACCTAGTCCATCAGAAGTCCTCAGAGACAGAAGCAGTGTGTTTCTATATGGTAATGTAGGACAATGGTAGTCCACCTCCTTCATACGGAGAATGCTAGTGGTTCGAGTCCACTCATTACCACCAAGTTATGTGTGAGAGCCAGATTAGTGATGGTGCTGATGTATTTCAGTGAAAGAGTGAGCGAACCCACTTCCACACACCAAGTTTTGTTAAAGTGTTAGCAAGAGAAATCACGCTGATTAGTATTCTTCGAAGGTACTAATCAGTAGAAAGTTGCGGGTTCGATTCCCGACTTATCGCCGTTTACGGTGGAGGTATACAGGGGCGTATCAACTGGATGAATCCCAAGTAACGTACCGAGACCTTGCCGGCCTTGTATAATAAGGTGAATGGTTCCGATAATATGGGTGGAACTACTTTAACAAATTAAATACTGGGGGATAGTTAAACGGTATAACCGCGGATTTTGATTCCGCTATCCTAGGTTCGATTCCTAGTCCCTCTGCCACCTAAGTGTTTAGGCGTGGCCATGTTGTAACGGTTAGCAACAGAGATTGTGATTCTCTTAGTCTGGGTTCGATTCCCAGTGGTCACCCCTAAACACTTTCGGTCTTTAGTAAAATGGATATTACACAACGCTACGAACGTTGGAGTGGGAGTTCGATTCTCTCAGGATCGACCAATTAATGCGGAGTTAGTTTAATGGTAAAACAGCAGATTTCCAATCTTCGGTCAAGGGTTCGATTCCCTTACCCCGCTCCAGTCTAAAATACTATGCTTAGTAAAAAAGAATTTCACGGCGACCAGTTCTATGCTTGGGCCGCCCAACAATATGAAGCTGCCCGAGTTTACTTAAAGAATTGTGGTAGACCCAAAGATGAATATGATCGTTGGCTTATTGAACAGGCCAAATTTGACGCAGTTCTCTTCAAAAGATTTATTTAATGCATCCTTAGCTCAGGGGTAGAGCGTCTCTTTTACACGGAGAGGGTCCGCGGTTCGAAACCGTGAGGATGTACCAACGCAACTTTAGCTGATGTGGTCATAGCGCTGGTCTGAAGAACCAGTGAACTAGGTTCGATTCCTAGAGGTTGCACCAGATATATATAGGCGTGCGCTGAACGGCGAGGCAGTGGATTGCAAATCCTCATAATGCAGGTTCGAGTCCTGTCGCCTATTCCAGGTCTTAAAGTGTTCATGGACGCACACAACACTGTCACTGTTGAAGAAGGGGATCGTTACCCCTTGAGACCGCCAAATTTTTGCAATGCTCATTATGAGATTGCACCTGGGCATGTTGCCCAAAAGTTCTTGCTTATAAAAGGAGAAAATATGACAGAACTAACCGTGGGTCAAGTAAACTTTGGATCCAACCTCAATCGTGCTTTAATTGGTTTTGACCAACTATTCAATAACTTAGAATATGTACAAACTACAAATTATCCACCGTACAACGTAATCAAATCTGATGAAGATAATTATATCATTGAAGTGGCTGTAGCTGGTTTCAAGAAACCGGAAATTAAAGTAGAAATTGACAATAATAAACTATCAGTAAAAGGTTCTAAAGAGAAAGAGGATACAAAAACGCAGTATCTTCACCATGCACTTAGTGCTAGAAACTTTAATCATCAGTTTACTATTGCAGAAAATATGGTGATTAAGTCAGCCACTTTGGAAGATGGAATACTTCAAGTATTAATTAAACGTATTGTTCCAGAATCCAAAAAAGTACGTACAATAGATATTCTATAATCGTAATCTTAATAAGAGGACTAAAGACAACTTTAGTCCTCTTTTTAGTTTAAAAATTATATACTTGAAATACTATTCAAATTTTGATATAATTATATCTTACAAACACATTATATTATGAAAAACCCTATGTTTCCCTTTCCAATGATTACAGTCAAAAATGCTCGTGACGATGGCACTAATGTACAGGATGTTATTAACCATATTAAATTAGCTGAGGATAATCTTCGTAAAGAGATGTTGCTTAAAGCTAAACTTTGTGGTGTTGGTATTGTACATATTAAAAGTGCAGAAGGCGAGTGGCGTAAAGGCGGTATGACAGTTGCCTTTAAAAAGTCTAATCAATATAAGTATGGCCGTATGGTAGAAGTAGCCGTGGCTGTTTGTAGCCCAGAAGATACTTTTAGCCGTAAAATCGGTACTCAAATGGCCCTAGAAAAATTCTTCTCACAAAAAGTAATTGAGTTGCCCTTGTTAGAATTTTATGGTCAGGAAGATATTAACATGGCAGTTAAAAAAGCATTTACAGCTATGTGGCACGCGATATAATTAATGCGGGTGTGGTGGAATGGTAGACACAGGAGACTTAAAATCTCCCGCTTTATGCGTGCTGGTTCGACTCCAGTCACCCGTACCAAAATCTCCTGTCTAGCATAATGGTAGTGCCGCGAACTCATAATTCGTACAGTCTGGGTTCGACTCCCGGGGCAGGAACCAAATTTTGTAATCTTAATAAGGAAAATCTAAGTGGCAATTAAACGTGGTAAATCAGCAGAAAGTCATTTTGCATCATATAAAACTTCAAAGCGTTGGGAATCTAATCGCAGGAAGAAGCTAGAACGTCAACTTAAACTACAGCCTAACAATGAGCAAGTAAAGAAAGCCTTCTCTAATATTCATTACAGACGTAAAACTCCTGTAGTACGTGAATGGAGTGCCACTACGATTAGAATGGCTAAAATAGTTAAACTATTTACAGGTAGGTTTGATCGAGATATTTTAAGCTCAAATAAAGATACAGCATCCTTAGCTATTCAGAAATCAGCATCTAGACCAGAGCAACAAAAAAGTAAAATCCAGATTGCAGACAAAAACTTCTTCTCCATTGGTGCTCGCCTAAGTAGTGGCTCGCTTGCATGAGTTTTATTGACTGGTATTTACTATTCAGTTTAACAACAGCAGTATGTGCAGTATGGGAACTACTAGTTCCTGTAATGAATACAGAAAAAGAAGAAATGGGTAAGATTGACGCAGAAAAACTAATATATATAGTGTTTTTTATAATGTCAATTATATTAGCTCCTTTAGTATTTCTTAGTTGTATAATCCCCTCTATGAGCGATAGATTTAGAAGTTCGTTACATAGTGGGCTTTTTCCCAAAGAATAAAAAATTTGCAGTTGCACTGTAATGCTTAAACAGGTATAATATATACTTAAACAGCCCAATAAACAACTATGAAAACACTAACATTTAAATACGCAAAAGCAGATGGTTCAGTTTCTTATCGCTCACTTCTAGTGATGGTATCCCCTAATACTATGTATGAGGGCCTGGATATTTCAGAACTAGAGTCAGCAGACCAAGCTGAATTTGAGTCCCTAATGAGTTCAGCGTACAATAATTATATTAATGAAATTAATACTCTAAAAGAAGAGTTTGACATTAAGCACAGTTATCGTCGTTTTGACCCCAAGAAAATGACTGAGATCAATGAATTGGAAAAAGTATAACGCCGGATTAGCATAGTGGTAGTGCTCCCGCCTTGTAAGCGGGAGGTCGTTAGTTCGATTCTAACATCCGGCACCACATATGTAGTAATTATGGAACAAAAACGTAATCCTAGAAAATTTAGACTTTGGGATAGTAATGCACTACACGAAAATTTACAAGTATGTATACAGTATCAAACTGCAATTGAAGAAGCAGTAAAGCAGTCAACAATTGATGATACTCCAGTATTAAATTCAACTATACCTACAAACTCACTATATGACATTGTTACTTGTTATATAGCAATGTATGAAAAAATATTAGCTGAAGATTTACTTCAGACTAATGGCACTCCCGTAAACAGAAACCAAATCCACTAAGGAAATTTAAAAATGGCATGGACAGAAGAACAAAAACAGTCAGTTATCGAAGCATATAAAGCAGGTGACCCGACCCCCGAAAACTCAACAGAGTTGATTAAAGAAATTGCAGAAGAAATGGAACAGAGTGCAAACGGTGTTCGTATGATTCTAGTACAGGCAGGTGTATATGTGAAGAAAGAAGCTTCTACATCTATTGCCAAAGGCGGTACTTCTAAGTCTACAGGTACTCCTCGTGTTTCTAAGGACTCACAGATTGCAGAGTTGCGTGCTCTCATTGAAGCTAAAGGCGCTGAAGTGGATGACGAGATTCTTACAAAGCTGACTGGCAAAGCCGCAGCTTACTTCGCCAAAGTAATGGCGTAATTAATGGCAGCTTAGGCTGCCATTTTTATTTATACAATTATGTTTATAGTATATTCAAAAGAAAACTGCCCCTACTGTGTGCAGTCTAAAGCCCTACTCAAGTCTAAGGGACTAGAGTACATAGAACTAATGCTAGACTTGGGCCAGTCCCACAAACCTGATACTGAGTATGTATTCTTACATGATTTAGAAAAAATATTACCAGGTGTGCAATCAGTGCCTCAAATCTTTGAACGTCTTGATGGAGCAGCTCCTGCAACTCAACACATTGGCGGTTTCAAAGAGTTAAAGGAATACCTCAATAAATCTTAACTTGTAATTTTTGCCTTAAAGTGTTATAATTATTCTTTAACGGAGATAATATGAAACAGCCCGACCCTAAATTGCATATGCTTATTAGTTTTGCTAAAAGTGCGTGTCGCATTATTGCGGCAGTACTACTAGCTGTTGGTGTATTTAAGTCGGCTGGTTTAATGTTCTTGATTGCAGAAGCGCTAGGAATTGTAGAGGAGTTAGTATAATGGCAAGAGCAGCTAAAGAAAACGAACTGTTAACAGACGCTAACATCGAGCGAGTTATTGCAGGATTTGAGTCAACACCTAAGATGACTAAAAAAGATGCGTGTGCCATTTTAGGCATCGCATACAATACAACTCGCCTGGATTCCCTAGTTGAAAAATATTTGGAAAAGAAGGCACGAGATGCTCAACGTCGAGCAAACCTTCGCGGTAAGCCTGCAACTCAAGACGAAGTAGTATATGTAATTCAGGAATACCTAGAGGGTGCTACAATTGATGCCATTAGCAAGGCTACCTATCGCGGTAGTAACTTTGTTAAACATATACTAGAGAAGTACGAGGTACCTATTCGACAAACCTCTCACGACTATTTCAAACCTGAACTTATTCCAGACGGAGCTACGCGTGACCGCTTCCAGGTTGGAGAAGTCGTCTACTCGGCTAGGTATGACTCTGTGGCACGCATCGACGCAGAGCAACATGACCATCGGCACGGATGGATTTATCGAGTTTGGCTACTCTCTGAAAAGTGGAAACAGTCAGCGTATCAAGAGGCTTGTGAGTTAGCCTCCTTAGAACACTTACGAACAGCAGGAGTACGAGTATGAAAGCACTTTGGGATAAGTTTAATAAGTGGTGTGAAAAATACTTTAAAGCTAATAAGGAGTATCAATGACAGAAGAACCATATTACGAAAAACTAGTTTATGAAAATGAAATCAAAGGCTATCAACTAAAATTAGTAGTCAATGAATTTCGTGGTAAGCAGTATATTCACATACGCAAATACTTTCTTTCCTATGAGGGAGAGTATGTACCCTCTCGCGAAGGTGTAAGTATGGAGGCATCACTTCATAATATATTCTCCTTGTTAGACGGATTAATGGAAATTTGCTCTAAGGAAGAATCCGCAGAGGCAATACTTACCTATTTTAGCGATAAAATTACTCACTTGAAGAATTTAGAATAAACTGCTATAATATACTTTATGAACAAGATAAAAGCCTACTTAGATGAAGCCTCGATTGCCTACTACTCGGGTAGTCCTATTATTAGTGATGAAGCATTCGACAGATTAGCCGAAACCTCAGGCTATATGAAGGTAGGCGCTCGTCAACACGATAATATCGCAAAACACCTCTACCCTATGTACAGTTTGCAAAAGTACTACGAGGATGAAGGTGTAGCCCCCATTCAAGGGGTCAAAGACATTACTGTAAGTGTTAAACTAGATGGCGCTGCTGTCAGCCTACTTTATGCGAACGGAGAGTTAGTTCAAGCTCTTACTCGTGGAGACGGCATTGAAGGCACAGATATTACAGAAAAATTCCTTGCCCGCCGAGATCTAGCCCCCTTAAAAGTACCCAGGCTTGATGTATTTCAGGTTACTGGTGAAATTGTCGCGTCTAAGGAAATTCCAAATAGTCGTAACTATGCGGCAGGTGCTCTTAACTTAAAAGATATGAATGAGTTTAGGACTCGTGCAGTATCTTTCTATGCTTACGGCGTATTTCCTTATGAGCAGCCTACCTTTGTCCGAGACATGGTTATCTTGACTACTCAAGGTTTTCAAACCATAATAGCTAAAGAACTAGATAAAATCTATCCATGTGATGGATTAGTATTCCGAGTAAATGACAATCACGAATTTGAAAAACTTGGATATACTTCAAAACATCCTCGCGGAGCATATGCAAAAAAAGAACGCCAAGCCGCTGTTGAGACAACTATCGTATCAGTAGAGTGGAATGTAGGTAAATCAGGTAAAGTAACCCCCGTAGCCCACTTAGACCCAGTTTATATTGGTGATAAGTTAGTGAGTAAAGCAACCTTAAACAATCCTGGGTTTATTGAAATGTTGAATATCTGCATAGGCGACCGAGTAGGAGTTATACTAGGCGGAGAGATTATTCCATGCATTACCCACAAAGTAGAATCATAATAAATTCAATCATACACATTAGACCAGCACAGAAAAAATAGACTTGCCAAGGCACTCTAAATACAGTATAATAACACATAAATTGATAATACTATGCAAAAGATTGAAATTCCTACAACTTGTCCATGCTGTTCCTACAAGCTAGAAATAGTCAATGAACAACTGTTCTGTAGAAATCTATCCTGCGAGGCTCAATTAGGTAAAAAGCTAGAGCATTTTACAAAGACTTTAGGTATCAAAGGTTTTGGCCCTAAGACTATTGAGAAACTTGGTTTAGCTGATATTACAGAACTTTTTTACTTAGATAAGGCTTCCGTTGTTGAAGCACTTGGAAGTGAGAAAGTAACAGATAAGCTCCTAGATGAAATCGAAAGAGCTAAAGGTGCAGATCTAGCCACCGTTTTAGCGTCATTTTCTATCCCTTTAGTGGGTGGAACTGCTTCTAAGAAAATTGCTAGTGTAGTTAGTTCTATAGAAGAAATTACACAAGAAACCTGCAAACAAGCAGGCCTTGGAGATAAAGTTACTTCTAATCTATTGAACTGGATTAGTATGGATTATCCAGAAGTAAAAGAGTTCTTGCCATTCTCTTTTAAGTCCAGTGAAGTAAAACCTGTTAGTACAAGTGGCCCAACTATTTGTATTACTGGTAAGTTATCCTCATTTAAAACAAAATCAGAAGCAACCAAGATATTGGAAGCAGCAGGTTTTATAGTAGTAGAGTCCGTAACAAAGACTTTAAAGTATCTAGTAGATGAGGACAGCAAAGGAAGTACAAAGCGCAAAAAAGCAGAAGAATATGGCGTAACAATAGTAACAAATCTAACCGATTTTGTATCAAAATTTTAAAAAAGAGAAAATAAATGAGTGAAAAAGCTAAAAAATGGTCTGACGAAACTGTAGCCCAACTATTGTCGATTGTTGGTCATGATAGTCCAGTAAGCGTCGCGCGGGTTGAGCAAGCAGCCGAAGCATTGGGTGTTACAGAACGCTCAGTTGCATCTAAACTGCGTCAACTAGACCGTGAAGTTGCTTCTATGGCAAAAGAAAAGGTATCGGCCTTTACCCCCGAGCAAGGTGCTGCATTGTCTAGTATGGTTAGCAGCAATTCTGGTGTGTATACTTATAAAGATATTGCTGAGCGTTTTGAGCACGGTACTTTCACTGCTAAACAAATTCAGGGCAAATTACTTGCTTTGGAATTGACTGGCAATGTTAAGCCTGCTGAAAAAGTAGAAGCAGCTCGTACCTACTCTGATGCTGAAGAAAGCACTTTCATCAAGATGGCTCAAGCAGGTAAGTACATTGAAGAAATCGCAGTTACCCTAGGTAAGAGCATTCCTTCTGTTCGTGGCAAGGCACTTAGCCTGACACGTAAAGGTCAAATTGACCGCATTCCGGCACAAAAAGATAGCCATGCTAAGAACACTGTTGATCCAGTGACTGCACTTGGTATGAGCATTGTTAACATGACTGTTGCAGAAATTGCAGCTGCTGTTGATAAAACAGAGCGTGGTCTGAAAACACTTCTTACTCGTCGTGGTATTTCTGTTAAAGATTACGATGGTGCGGCAAAGAAGGCTAAAGCCGAAGCTAAAGCAGCTTAATTGTAACCTGTAGGTTATTCAAGGCCAGGAGTTAATTTTAGCTCTTGGCCTTTTTTATTTGTAATATGAAAATAACAATTACTTACCACGATACAGAGTCGTTCACTGTGGAAGAAGTGGTTAAACAAGCAGAACATAATTACGGTAAATCTATTAAGGTAGATATTACCCCTGAATCAAATAAACCCCATGATTTAATATACTTCGGGTTACAACAAATTATAACACACCAACAGCTAGGACTATTATTTAATGATAAGTTCGGCTATCAAGCTAGCCTGCAAAAATTACGCAATGAGACTCTATATAAGTTACAAGAAATTTTAGATCAAGTAATTATTGACAACGAAAGTAAGGTAGAGTAATGGATATTAGCGCAGTTGTCATTAATAAACTACTAACAGAAAAGAATTTAGATGTTTGGAGCAAATTAAAGCTCGCGTTCCTTGACCCTGCCTACTCCTCAGTATATAGTTTAATTACTAGATACTATGACAAGTATAGTACTATACCATCGTTCGATGACTTAGACGCTATTGCTAGAGAGGGGTTGGCGCAAAAGACGCTAGCAACCCTTCGTCTTATTGATGAAACTGACGTTACTGCAGAAGTTGCCCTAGATGCACTTATAGATCAGTATACTCAGAATCAAACTATTATTTTATTGGATAAGTTTATTGACAAACTACCAGTTTATGATAGTACAGAAATCAAAGAAAATTTAGCGAGTATAGTACTAACCTTAGATGAAAAAACTTTAACAACTGAAGGCGTGTATACCATGAGCGATATCATGGTTTTTATACGACCAGATGAATTAGCTAAAAATCGCGTACACTTAGGACTTAATAATACTTTCGATAGTGTGCTTGGCGGCGTAGCTAGACAAGAACTTATTTTAATTGGCGGAAAGCGTGGATCTGGTAAATCTATTACTTGCAGTAATATTATGATTAATCAGTACGAGGCCGGTAATGCCTCCATATACTTTACAATTGAAATGGAAGCTCATGAAACCTTACAACGTAACATGAGTATCTTAGCCAATGTAAATCACCAAAATCTTAAAAATAATACTTTAACAGATTCAGAACTATTACAAGTAGTTAAATCTAGAGCAGGTATGTATGAAGATTCAGACAAATTAGTTATGGCATTTATTAAAGATAGAGATCAATATAAGTTTGAGGAAACCTTAGTACGAGAATACGCTCTTAAGGATCAAAACCAGATGGTTATCATTGATGATAGAGCATTGACCCTAAGCTCTATCGATTTGCACTTAGGTAAGATGAAATCTCGTTTTGGCGATAAGTTTACTGTAGCAGTTATTGATTACTTAAATCAGATCGTTGTAGAGGGCGCATCACAGTTTGACTGGCAACCACAAGTTATTATATCTAAGAAGCTAAAAGAGTTTGCTCGTAAGTATGATATTGTAATGGTAAGCCCATATCAGATTGATGCTAGTGGCGAAACACGCTTTGCAAAAGGCATCTTAGATGCAGCAGACATTGCCCTACTAATGGAAGCAAACGCAAAAGAGGACGCAGCAATGAGTTTTGAGACAACAAAGATACGCGGCGCCAAAGAGATGCGATTTACTAGTGGCATGGATTGGGATAGCTTACGTATTAGTCCTGTTTCAATTGAAAAACCTGCTGTTAAAGAAGATAAACCAAAAAAGATTAAACGAGCAGGAACTAAAGTGGACGAACCTGCATCAGACTTACCCTGGGATACATAATGAGCGATCCAGTATTAGACTTACTTAAAGATAAGGGAGTACCTTTTCAAATTTCTGGAAAAGACTATGTAACTAAATGTTTTAATCCAGAGCATGATGACACTAACCCTAGCTTTCGTATTGACCGAATGACTGGAATAGCTCACTGTTTTTCTTGTGGATTTAAGACAAATATATTTAAATACTATGGTCTACTAACTAATAATGTTTCTGTAAGAGTAGCAAAATTAAAAGAAAAACTAAATATTTTAAAAGAGAGTAGTGCAGGACTAGATCCCCTAGAGGGAGCAAAACCTGTTACACAGTCTTTTAGAGGTATCTCTACTCAAACATTAAAATACTTTAAGGCTTTTGAAACAGATCAAGTAGAAAAAATGCTAGATCGCATTGTCTTTCCAATTACAGATGTTAGAGGAAAAACTGTTTGCTATGTTGGGCGTCACTCAATGTCAAATGGTAATCCTAGGTATGTTAATTACCCTAGTGGTGCTACAATTCCCTTATTCCCAGCTAAGTTTGCGGAAAAGCATAGAACAGTAGTCCTAGTAGAAGGCATATTTGATATGCTAAATTGCTACGATAAGGGTTTAAAGAATACAGTTTGTACCTTTGGTACTAGTAAATTACTAAACGATGTTCCACAAAAACTACTTAGCTATAAAGTAATGGGTATTGAGAAAGTATTTATTCTCTATGACGGAGACGATGCAGGACGCGAAGCAGCTAAGAAGATTAAGCCGTTGATAGAAGAAGCAGGTTTCATAACAGAAATCATTGATTTACCTGAAGGACAAGATCCTGGGGTAATTACACAAGAGGATGTAAACTCTTTAATAGAATATACAAAATGACAAAAATTTGCATTATAGATAAAGCCCCAAGTAGAAATAATTATAGTATCTACTTTAATTTTGATTTTGAACTATTTCACATGAGTCAAGTACCTATTACTAAACTCCTTAAGAAAGATGTGGACTTAGATATTGACTTAGAGCCGTATGACTTTGTTATCCTAGTAGGGGCTGAAGCAGCAAAAGAATATGCTAAAGTTAGTTCTGTAACTAACTATGCCGGACAACTAATGCATGATAAATTCATATGTATTAGCAACCCAGCGATGCTACACTTCAAGCCAGAAGGTAAGCCTGATTTTCAAAGATCAGTAGATCGTATTCATAAGTACATTGAAGGCTCTATTAAGAATGCAAGTATTACTGGAGATTATTTGGGTATTGTAAATACTACCCAAGCATTAAAATTCTTACAAGAAGTTTTTGATAATGCTGAAGGTTATGTAGCAATGGATACAGAAACAACAGCCTTATATCCTAGAGATGGATATGTGCTGGGATTGTCTATTAGCTATAAAGATAAGCATGGCGCATATATTAGCACTGAGTGTTTAGACGAAGAGTGTCTTGAAAAAGTACAGCAGATTGCTGATAAATATGAAATAGTTTTTCATAATATGAAGTTCGACATTAAGATGATCGAATATCATTTAGGAATTAAATTCAATAGAGCACGAGTACATGACACAATGCTAATGCACTATGCATTAGACGAAAACGATAGTCACGGCTTAAAACCTTTGGCTCTTAAATATACTGAGTATGGTGATTATGATGCAGAATTAGATAGTTTTAAGAAGGAATACTGCTCTAGCAAGGGATTATTACTTGAAGATTTTACTTATGACCTAATTCCTTTTGATGTAATTGCAAAATATGCTGCAATTGATACAGCAGTAACTATTACTTTATTCCATAAATTCTGGCCTAATGTTCAAAAGAATACTAAGCTATTATGGGTATATAAGAACATTTTAATACCTGGTACCCTATTCTTAATGGATATGGAAGAAGTAGGTATTCCAATTGATCGTGAAAGAATGACTTCAGCCGAGGGTTTCTTAGACTTACAAATTGCAGAAGCAAAACAAGAAGTATATGCTTTTCAAGAAGTTAAAGACTTTGAAAAAGACGCAGGAATTATATTTAATCCAAACTCAGTACAACAACTTAGAAAAGTTTTGTTCGACTATGTTAAACTTACTCCCACCGGAAAGAAGACCGGCACCGGAGCTATTTCAACTGATGCCGAAGTGCTTGAAGAACTATCCGAAGAACACCCACTACCAGCAGCCATACTTAAAGTTAGACAGCTTGGTAAGATCAAGAATACTTACATCAGTAAAATCCTACCAGAGTTAGACAAAGATGGCCGAATTCGTACAAATTTTAATCTTATTTTTACCACTAGTGGGCGTTTGTCTAGTAGTGGGAAATTTAATGCTCAACAGATTCCACGAGATAATTCAATCATCAAAGGATGTATTAAGGCACCTGAAGGTTACAAAATAGTATCACAAGACTTAACAACAGCTGAAATGTACTATGCGGCCGTTCTTAGTACTGATAAGAATCTTCAACAAGTTTTTATATCAGGCGGCGACTTTCACAGTACTATTGCTAAAATGGTGTTTGATCTAGTTTGCGAGGTTGAAGATGTTAAGAACACTTTTGGTTCTATGCGTCAATCAGCAAAAGCAATTTCATTCGGAATCTTATATGGTTCTGGCCCTCAAAAAGTATCTGATACAGTATCAAAATCAACAGGTGAATACTATGGTATCGACAGAGCAAAACAAGATATTAAATCTTACTTTGAAAAATTCAATAAACTTAAAAAGTGGCTGGATAGCCGTAAAGAATTTATTCAAGCTAATGGTTACACTTATAGCTTTTTTGGCAGGAAGCGTCGTCTTATCAATGTGTTCTCCACAGATAAGGGAATTGCTGCCCACGAGGTACGTTCCGGAATCAATGCAGAAGTACAATCTTTAGCAAGTGATATGAACCTATTTGGCGCTATGGATACTGCTAATGAAATCAAAGCTAAAGGTATAGACGCTAAAATATTCATGTTAGTACATGACTCAATTGTAGCCTTAGTTAAAGACGAGTGTGTAGAAGAATATTGCGAAATATTGAAGAGAAATACTCAAAAAGATCGTGGTTGTTCTATACAAGGTTATCCAATTGGTGTAGATCAAGAAGTAGGACAGGATTATAGTTTTGGAAAATTTGATAAACAGTATCTCGTTGAAGGACATAGCTTATCCAGTATTTAAATTAGGGTTAATTAAACCTGAAACTATGGATAAAGTAGTTTTCTACCTATATCAATATGAGTCAGAAGATAATGAAACTATTGCAAAGTTAAAAATAGTAGACGATTTAAATATAGACAAAGATAGTTTAGCACTTAGAAGATTAAAATTAAAATCTGAAGGTGCTAACCTATTCAAAATTAATAAAGCTGTATATTTTATTGGCGACTTAATTAAAATAGCTACACCACATACGTGGTTTATAGACTCTAATGGAAAAATATTTAAATATGCAAAAACTACTAAAGCTAAACTTAAATTTCATAAAATAAAAGCACTAATACCAATAAAAGGAGGCGGAGTAATAATAGAAGTAGAAGATCTAAATACTAGATTTAAAGCTCTGTATACTCCCGAAAGCATGAATAGATACGCAGGAATCTTACATTATGGTAAATCTTTGATTTTATATGGCTTTTATGATAAGGCGTATGAAGAAACTTGGAGAAAGATTTAATGCCTAAAGCAATTATATCAAATAAAATTTACCTAGAAACCACAACTGAATTAGCACAGAAGTTAATTAAAACTCTTACTTATAAAATCCGTAGAAATATTCCTGGTGCTAAAAGTCATTTTATTCAATTTGACATAGTTAAGAATTATAAAGTAATGCCTAAGGGTGTTATGTCTATACCTGTGGGTAGAATAGATTTAATTCCTGAAGGGTATGAAATTACAGACAAAAGAATAATAAATGAGCTACCATTTCCCAATCCTAAATTTCCACTAAGAGGAAGTCAGCTTGACGTATATAATAAGGTTGATGATACCTGCTTTATTAATGCAATGGTAGGTTGGGGTAAAACTTTTACTGCCTTACATATTGCTAGAAAATTAGGTCAAAAAACACTTATAGTATGTCACAATACTATGCTGAGAGATCAATGGATAGAAGAAGTTGAGAAATTATATGAAATGCCTGTTGGAGTTATTGGTTCTGGCAAATTTGATATAGATCACTCCATAGTAGTAGGAAACATACAGACTTTAGTAAAGTTAATACCACAAATTGCAAAAGAGTTTGGCACAGTAATAGTTGATGAAGCCCACCACTGCCCGGCTAGTACTTTTACTGCTTTTATTGATAGTATGCATGCCCGTTATAAAATTGGGCTTAGTGGTACTATGCAACGTAAAGACGGTAAACAGATATTATTTAAAGACTTCTTTGGTACAAAACTATATCAACCCCCACAAGAAAACACTCTTACTCCCACAGTACAGGTTATTAAAACAGGTATTTCTCTTTCACCTGGAGAACCTTGGGTTAAAAAAATAAATAATCTATTATACGATCCAGACTATCAACATTTTATAGCTGCTGCTGCTAAAATACAGATTGATAAAGGCCACAAAGTCCTTGTTATTGCAGATAGGGTAGAATTTCTTAAACAAGTAGGAGAACTAATTGGTGAAACGTGTGTGTGCATTGTTGGTGGGACAACCTTTGAAGAAAGAATCCTACTCAAAGAACAAATTGAATCAGGAGAAAAAAGTTGCATTGCTGGAAGTAGACAGATTTTCTCAGAAGGTATATCAGTCAACATCCTTAGCTGTGTAATACTAGCTGTACCAATAGCAAATGACGGTCTATTAGAGCAGATTATTGGACGAATAATGAGACAACATGAAAATAAGTTATCTCCATTAGTGGTAGATATGATGTTTAGTGGTGCAAGCGACAGAAAGCAAAACAAAGATCGCATAGCATTTTATATGAGAAAGGGTTGGACGATACTAGGCTTATGAAAAATACACTTGCAAACGTATTCCAATAATGCTATAATATGTATTCCAGCGATAATTATGGCTTTGTTCTTTAACTTAAAAACTCTTGAACAACAATCAAATGGTGATAGTAGTAGTTTTATGGCAATGCTAGAGTATCATTACTCTAAAAGATTACCTTATAAATATTCTAAACATAAACCTAGTAAAGTATCACTGGCTGGTAACTGTTTTATTTTAAATCCAGAGGCACTATTTGCGGACAAACCAACAGATATATTATTTAAAATCCAATATATCAAACTAGCTGCTAGGCGTGACTATAATTTATATAAACAGTACAATTATCGGGCACTACAAAAATCATACTACCCTGATATAGACTATACTTCAATCAAATACAATCCGTTATTAATAATAACAAATACAGAGATACTCTTTAAATACGAGGAAAATTAAAAAATGGCATTAGCTTTTTCACAAACCAAAGGTAAAGCAATCAAAAAATCTTTTGATGCTTATGAATATAAGGACGGAGAAAACACTGTTCGAATTGTTGGAGGTATTTTACCTCGCTATGTTTACTGGCTCAAAGGCACAAATGCTAAGGATATTCCAGTTGAATGCTTAGCATTTGACCGCGAAGCTGAAAAGTTCAACAACAAGGAATATGATCATGTTCCTGACTACTTCTCAGATAAAAAATGTTCTTGGTCTTATAGCACAAATTGCATCGATCTAAAAGACGGTAAAGTCAAAATCTTAAACTTGAAAAAGAAATTGTTTGAACAAATTTGTCAAGCAGCAGAAGATTTAGGCGACCCTACTGATACAGATAGTGGATGGGATGTAGTATTTAAACGTGTTAAGACTGGCCCCCTGCCTTTCAACGTTGAATATACTCTTTCAGTTCTACGTTGCAAAAAGCGGGCACTTACTGAAGCTGAAATAGAGGCTGCAACAGCTTCTGAGAGTATCGATGTGAAATATCCTCGTCAAACTCCAGAAGAGGTAAAAGCCACACTGGAGCGTATCTTGAAGGGCCCTGCCGGAGAAGAAGCAGCAGACTCAACAACGGATAACGAAGCAGTTAGCGATCTAGCACATTAATAAATAAGCCCCTAAGTATTAGTAACTTAGGGGCTTTTTTCACTATAAATTATGAAAGTTTTATTTACAGCAGATATTCATATTAAACTAGGTCAAAAAAACGTCCCAATTGATTGGGCTAAAAGCAGGTATGATAAGTTTATAAAACAACTATCTACTCTACAACAAAACTGTGACCTTTTAGTATTAGGCGGCGATATATTTGATCGTATGCCAACAATGGATGAATTAGAAGTCTATTTTGACCTTATAGCATCCATTTCAATACCTTGTATTATATATGCAGGGAACCACGAGGCATTAAAGAAAGACACAACATTCTTTACTAGCCTTAAGCGTAGTACTCAAAGACTTAACTCAAAAGTTACAGTTATAGATGATTATTACTCTTTGGAGAATATGGACTTTATTCCATATAATAAATTAAAAGATTTTAATCCTAATGATTTTACTGGTAATATTCTTTTTACTCATGTACGTGGCGAAATCCCTCCGCATGTAAAACCTGAAGTTGACTTAGATGTATTTAATCGCTGGGACGTAGTACTGGCCGGAGACCTACATAGTTATGAGAATTCACAGAGAAACATTTTATATCCTGGCAGCCCTTGTACTACTAGCTTTCATAGAAATAGAGTTAATACAGGCGTCATCTGTTTTGATACTACTACTCTTCAACATGACTGGGTACATCTCGAACTTCCTCAGCTAATACGTAAAACTATTAGGGCTGGAGATGAAATGCCTGGCACTGACTACGATCATACCATATACGAAGTTGAAGGTGACATGAGCGAACTGGGCGCCATGGAGGACAATACGCTTATAGATAAAAAAGTAGTTCGTAGACAAACAGATACTGCTCTTATACTTGATCCTAGTATGACACTAGCTGCAGAATTAACCGAATACTTACTATATATTTTGCAGCTTCCAGATAATACAGTTCAAGATATAGTACAAATCTTAAACAATAACTTAGATAAGATTACTACAGAATGATTATATTTAAAGAAATTAGATGGAGTAATGCTTTCTCATATGGACCTAATAATGTAATTAAATTAGACAGTGCTCCATTAACACAAATTGTTGGTAAGAATGGACACGGCAAAAGTTCTATAGCTTTAATTCTTGAAGAAGTCCTTTACAACCAAAACTCCAAAAAAATAAAGAAAGCAGATATACTTAATAGATACACATCTGATAAAACCTACTCAATAGAGTTAGATTTTAATAAAGATGGTGCAGACTATACAGTAAAAACATCAAGAACCAATGCATCTACCTCTGTAAAATTGCTAAGAGACAGTGTAGATATTAGCAGTCATACTGCCACTAACACCTATAAAGCCATAGAAACTATAATTGGTTTTGATCATAAAACTTTTAGTCAAATAGTTTATCAAAGTAGTGTTTCTAGTTTAGAATTTTTAACAGCAACAGATACGGCAAGAAAGAAGTTTTTAATAGAATTATTAAATCTATCTATGTATACCAAAGCTTCTGAGTGTTTCAAAGAACTTACCTCAGATATGAATAAGAAAGTAGATGCTATTCAAGCCAAACTTTCAACTGTACGTAGTTGGTTATCTAAATATGAAAAAGAAGATTTATCACTTAAAGAACTAGAAGAAGAAATAGAGCCGCCAACAGAACAAACTTCTAAATTAACTTTATTAAAACACGAATTATTAAATATAGAGACTACTAATAAAAAGATTGTGCAAAATAACACGTACAAACAGATTATTAATAGTATAGTACTTGATGACCCTGCTCCACCTTCTATAGATGATAGCTTCCTTAATGCTTTAAAAGTAGAATTATCTAGCAAAGACTCAAAACTTAGGGAAGGTACGACTTTATCTAAAAAGTGTCTAGGTCCTACTATTAAGTGTCCAACTTGTTCTCAAGATATGGATAACAGCACTATGTTTACCCTAGTAGAACAATTCAAAATAGACAAAATATCCCTTGAAAAAGATATTAAAGGTCTAAATGCAAAAATAGAGACCTCTGAGAGTATTATTTCTAAGTATAAAGCACACCAGAAAAAAGTAATTGAGTGGGAAAAGTACTATGCTTTAATAGATAACGATCTAACTAGTGAGTTATTAAATAAAGACGAACTATCTAGTAAGATTATTGGATTAGAAAAATCTATAAATGAAGTTAATAGTGCGATTACTAAAATTAGAACTAAGAATAAGAGTGTTAATGAACATAACTCTAAGGTAATAGTTATTAGTAGTCAAATGGCTGATATGAGAGAAGAATTAGCAGAATACTCTACAGAATTATCAAAATATACAGCAGAGTTATCTAATTTACAAGTATTAGTTAAAGCGTTCTCTACTACTGGATTAGTAGCATATAAGATCGAGTGTTTAGTCAAAGATCTAGAAAGTCTTACTAACGAATACTTAGCCGAGTTAGCTGATGGTAGATTTCAGTTAGCATTTAAAATAGCTTCTTCGGATAAACTAAATGTTGTTATTATTGACAATAGTCATGACGTGGATATCCTTGCTCTTTCTAGTGGTGAGCGTGCTCGCGTTAATGTGGCTACTTTGCTTGCTATTCGTAAACTTATGCAGACTTTATCTAACTCGCGTACTAATCTTCTTATCCTCGACGAAACAGTGGAAAATCTTGATGCAGAAGGTAAAGAAAAGTTGATTGAAGTTCTCTTAAAAGAAGAAAGCTTAAATACTTTCTTAATATCTCACGGATTTACGCATCCTCTACTAGAAAAACTACAGGTGCTTAAACAGCGCAATATGTCAAGGATAGATAATGGTTGATAGTAGAGAAAAAGGCGCCAGGGCTGAAACATTAGCTAGAGACGCTCTTAGAAAACTATCTAAATTACAATGGGAAAGAACGCCAGGATCTGGCGCTCTTGACCCTAAACATTTGCTAAAAGGTGACTTGTACATACCTGGTGAGAAAAATCTTTATGTAGTAGAAGTAAAACATTACGCAGAAGATCATCTTACTAGTGCCTTATTAACCCATAAAAAGCCGCAATTTTTTGAGTGGTGGGAGCAGGCGGTAAGGCAGGGTAAGCAAGTAAAACAAAAACCTTTACTTATATTTAAATTTGATAGATCTAAGCTATTCGTAGGGTATGAGGATATACCTTCTGGCGTATACAACTATATGTTTGTAAATGCCCATGGGTACGAAGTATATATTAGTCTCCTAGAAGATTGGTATGAGAACGAGCAACCAAAATTTATCGCTTGACAAAGGTCACTAGATTTGGTATAATATACACATGACAAAAACATTTGAACAACTAAACCAGTCTGACCCTAAATCGTTAATGATTTTGGATTCCCTAAACCTTGCCTTTCGCTATAAGCATTCAAAGGCAGTAGATTTTGCCACAGATTATATGCGGACTGTTGAAAGTCTCCAGAAATCTTACAAAACTAAAAAACTTATTATTGCAGGTGATATGGGCGCTAGTTCATATCGCAAAGCTCTTTACCCTCTCTACAAACAGAATCGCAAAGATAAGTATGCGAATCAAACTGAGGAAGAGGCTGCTGAGTTTGAGGCATTCTTTGAAGAAGTACAAGTTATCCTTTCAACATACGAAGATGAAGGTAAGTTTCCTGTTGTGCGTTTCCCAAATGTAGAAGCAGATGATATTGCCGCTTACATAGTATCAAAACGTAAAAAGTATAGTATTAATCAAGTATGGTTAGTATCATCTGACAAAGATTGGGACTTGCTAGTAGCTCCTGGAGTTTCACGTTTCTCATACGTTACTCGCAAAGAGATAACTCATGATAACTGGGATACACATTACGAGTGTACACAAGATGAGTATATTTCTATTAAATGCCTTATGGGTGACTCAGGCGACAATGTTGTGGGCGTTCCTGGTGTGGGGCCAAAACGTGCGCTTCAGCTTGTCCAAGATTATGGTAGTGCTTATGACATTATCGCAGCTTTGCCTATCAGTAGTAAGTATAAATATATTACCGCACTTAATGAGTTCGGTAGTGAAGGTTTAATGCTAAACTACAAATTAATGGATTTAGTTACCCACTGCGAAGAAGCAATTGGTGAAGAAAATTGTAAAAATATTAACAAAGTAATGGACTTTTATTTAAATGAAGATATTAGTTAAAACAGATGATAGTAGAGCAGTGCCTTTTAGGGCACACCCTACAGATGCAGGTGCAGACTTAGTTTCTAATAAAGAGATAGCACTATATCCTGGTGAAACAAAATTAGTAGACACTGGTGTTGCGGTTAAAATTCCTGAGAATTATGTTGGTTTAGTATTTAACCGATCATCACAGGGTAAAATTCATGTAACTATACCTCATTCAGTTGGAGTAATTGACTCAGACTATCGTGGTAATATTAAAGTCCTATTACAAAATAACGGGGAAGACCCCTACTTTATCTCTCGTTATACAACCCGAATTGCACAGCTAGTAGTTGTACCAATAGTTCTTCCTGATTTTAAAGGATGGGATTCAACTACTGAGCCTTGGGATGATACTACTAGAGGTGCAGGCGGATTTGGAAGTACTGGTTAATTAAAAAAGGAAATAAAATGATTAAACTTAAATATAAAGAAGATGGTAGTATTACACTTAAAGGTCTAAATGAGTATCACTTAGACCTTATTGCAGTTTTGGTTAATAGCGTGCGACTGGGCGACGAAACCCCTAGTTCTCAAGCCGCTTTTGACTTATGTGAGTTCTTTGAACAGGAACAATTCCCTGAAGAAGAAATCGAATTAGTAGTTGTTAATAATAAAAACGACAAACACATTGAAGATTTTACCTTAGAAGTAAATCAGTTATAATCAGAAAGAAGTAAATGAGCCATTATACAGTAATAGTAGAAGAAGATCCAGAAACAAAGGATTTACTACTCCAACTTCCTGAAGAAGTTTTAGCAGAACTAAAATTAGTTGAAGGAGACGTTCTTAATTGGGAAGATGCAGGTGGTGGTTCATTTATTTTAACTAAAAAGTTAAAAACTTTAGAAGGGGAATAATGACGGTCTCAACAAGAGCACAAGTAATTACACGCAGAACATACAACAGACCTTTATCAGATGACGGAAAAACTTTTGAAACTTGGCAGGAGACAGTTTCAAGAGTAATAGACCACCAACAATGGTTATGGGAACGAGCAGCCCGTAGAGAATTAACAGACCTAGAGTTTGCTGAACTATATGATTTAGAACAGCTAATGTTAGATCGTAAAGTTTCTATGAGTGGTCGTTCCCTTTGGCTTGGTGGAACAACAGTTGCACAAAAACGAGAAGCCTCACAATTTAATTGTAGTTTCACAGAAGTTGAAACAGTATACGATGTAGTAGATTGTTTATGGTTACTTCTACAAGGTTGCGGTGTTGGGTTTAAACCCGTAGTTGGAACACTAAATGGTTTTTCGAAACCTATTAAAAATATTAGAGTAGTACGCAGTACTCGTACCGCAAAAGGCGGAAGTGAACATAATACAGAAACTTGGGATAGTGATACTAAAACGTGGACTATTCAAGTAGGTGATTCAGCAGAAGCTTGGGCAAAGTCAGTAGGTAAACTAATGGCAGGTAAGTATCCTGCAAAAGAGTTAGTTTTAGACTTCAGTCAACTACGTCCTGCTGGCGAAAGATTAAAAGGATATGGTTGGATTTCTAGTGGCGATAGTGCTATTAGTACTGCCTACCTAGCTATTGCTAAAATTCTTAATGGTAGATCTGATAGCCTTCTTACAAGAATGGATATCATGGATATTATTAACTGGCTTGGTACTATCCTATCTAGCCGCCGTTCTGCTGAAATTGCTCTTTTTGAGTATGGGCAACCTGAGTGGGAAGAATTTGCTACAGCTAAAAAAGATTGGTGGCTGCATAATAACTCGCATAGGCAGCAATCAAACAATAGCTTAGTTTTTAAGGAAAAACCCTTATATGTTGACTTACGAAAAATCTTTGATCTTATGGAAGACGCTGGAGGATCCGAGCCAGGGTTCATTAATGCAGTGGAAGCTACTAGAAGAGCACCATGGTTTGCAGGATGCAATCCCTGTGTCGAAATCCTACTGGGAAATAAGTCCTTCTGTAATCTCACTGAAACCGACATCGGCAAATTTAAAGGGGATACCGCAGGATTACACGAAGCTATTAGGCTTGCCGCCCGTGCAAACTACAGGCAAACTTGCGTTAATTTAAATGACGGAATCCTTCAGGAGAGTTGGCATCTCAATAATTATTTCCTTCGTCTGTGTGGAGTTGGCCTTACTGGTATTGCCAAACGCCCTGATATGGGCGGTTATGATTACGAATACCTCAAGCGTACTGCTACCGCTGCTGCCATTGGTATGGCTGACGAGCTTGACCTTCCTAGCCCAAAAAACATAACCTGTGTTAAGCCTTCGGGAACTCTTTCAAAGATCATGGATACTACCGAGGGAATTCACAAGCCTTTAGGTAAGTACATTTTTAATAATGTTCAGTTTAGTAAGTATGACCCAGTAGTTGATAAACTACGGGCTGCTAACTATAATGTTATTAATCATCCTACCGATGACTCAGGTGTATTAATTACTTTTCCAGTAAGATGGGATGACGTTCCCTTTCACAAAGTGAACGGCAAAGAGGTAAATTTAGACTCCGCAATAGAACAACTAGAAAAATACAAATTAATCCAGACCAGCTGGACTCAGCAGAACACTTCTGTAACTATCTCCTATGGCTTAAATGAAGTAGAAGAAATTATTAAGTGGCTGCTAAATAACTGGGATTGTTATGTAGGTGTTAGTTTTATTTATCGTACTGACCCTAGTATGACAGCTAAAGATCTTGGGTACTTATATCTTCCACAAGAAGTAGTAAGTGAACAAGATTATAACGACTACGTTAAACTTCTTCAACCCGTTAGTCTAGAGGATACAAATAGTTTCGATGAAATTGTAGCTGAAGACTGCTCAACTGGAAGTTGTCCCATTAAATGAGGTATTAAAATTTAGTATTGTATAAATCATGTCCTTGTGTTATAATAATTTTTATATTATTTAATTGGGCATGATTTATGGCTTCAGGTATTTACTTATTAAGATTTTCAAACGGTAGTATATATATTGGGCAGTCAGTTAATATTTATGGACGGTATAAGGCACACTGTAATAAATTAATTAAAGGTACTCATATAAATTCAAAAATGTCTATAGCGTATACTAAATACGGAATACCTTCTCTAGAAATTTTAATAGAGTGTCTTAAAGATGAACTAGATGCTAATGAAATAGCTGCAATTGAGGTTTTTGATAGTATTAATAATGGATTAAATATATCTCCTGCAGCAGGAGAGTTTCCTATATTAAATGGAGAATATAATGGCTCATCTAAGTATAGAGATAGCGATATTATACTAATAGTAGAATATCTGGTTGCAAATTTAGAGCAGCCACTTAAACTATCAGCTTCTATATTAGGTATGCATTATTCTACAATTAAAAATATTGCTAATGGTACATCTCATAGATGGTTAATGGAAAGAATACCTGAAAGTTATAATAAATTAATAGCATTTAAAGGTAAACGTAGTATAAATACTAGTAAAGGAAAAGGGCTTAATTATAATATACTAAGTCCAGATAATATAATATATCCTATAACAAATATAATTACTTTTTCCAAAGAACATTCCCTTAATGCAGGTGCATTAGGGGAAGTATTAAGAGGTAATACTCTTCAACATAAAGGCTGGAAATCTCCGCCTATTTAATTAATAAAAATAAATGGAACCACAAAAATAATATGACAACAGAAGAAAATACTACTCCACAAACATACTCCTTCTTATTCACACAGGAAGAAGCAAATATTATTCTTAATGCTTTAGCAGAACTACCTTTCAAGGTATCTAATCCATTAATTGCTAATATGATTAAACAATTCCAAGAGCATACGCAATTAGCTAACGAAGAATAAAAAATAAAGCCCCTAAATCTTGCGATTTAGGGGCTTTTTGCATTTAAGCTTTTACAAATGTTTCAAATTCTTCTATGAGCATACTAATTGCTTCTTTGCCTGTTTCAGATTTAAAGTAAGCATCCATTTTATCCAAATTTTTGGAAATAAATACTTGCTGGGGTTGGGTTAGTGCTTTCCCAAAACTTTGATAAGTGCTTTCAAATAATGATAACATTTTTTGAGCTTGTGCCATATTATTATTAATATTAGGCATTATCATTTGAGGGGAAATAAGTTTAAGTAATTGTTCCAGCATTATTTTTCCATATAAAAAGGTAGATGTTCTAATTTGTACATAATTTATCCTTTAATTATTATTTGCCATTATATTCCACTGTGTGCCGTCAAATATTACTATAATTCCTTTATTTATTTCTAAATTTTGTGTTGAATTACCATCTATTTTTTGACCGCTAGTACCAGTAACACTAATATTACCGGTAACCTGAGTTTTTATTGCATATGTTTTACCTAATACACCCAATGGTAGGGTAATTGTAATATCTTTTTTAGTTGCAGCGATAAAGTAATCGTTAGCAGTAGCAGTATAATTAATAGAAGTTAATTTTACAGTCTGTAAATTGTTAGTAGTTGCGCTTAATACACCTAAAGATGTAATGGACAAACCGCTACCGACTTGAATAATGCCTAAACTAGTAGTAGTTGCTATATCAGATTCCAGCGAATAATCAAATACGCCAGAACTACTTTCACTAGGTACAGCTGGGACTCTTTTTAGTCCACGCCCAGGTTGGACTGGTGGTCTACTATAAGCCATAATAGTTTAAGTTAATAACCACTGTACACCATCATAGATAAGTGTTAGTGAACCATAAGGTGTGTTAATTGTAGCGTTTACAGCACCATCAATGGTACCTGCAGTTGGAACAATAGTAATAGGTGTAGCAACACTAGCTAGACCTAAACCATCTTTGATAATAAAAGTTTGCCCTGCTACGCCAGCCGGTAGGTTTACTGCTACTGGAACTGGTCCAGGTACTTGTACTGCAATTGCAGCATCTGCACTTAAGACTGCTATGGGTGTTGCTACTGCAATTCGGATTGCTGTAATTACTACACCACCAGCACTAATAGTAATTCTATTTGCTCCAGTGCCTGTAGTAGGTGTGACTATGATACCAGTACCTGCAATAATACTGGTAGGATTATTTGTATATGACATATGTGTCCTTAAAATTAAGTTATGCTCCAGTTGGAGCCATTAAATACTACTGTAATACTACCAAATGGTACATCAATAGTAGCTGTGCCGATATCAACATTTTGTGCTGTTCCTTGTATTGTAATAGGTGCATTATTTGCATTTCCACTACAATCCTTAATTACGTATACTGTACCTAATATGCCTGTAGGTAATGTAATTGTTACTGGTGCTACGCTTAATACACATAGAAAATAGTCTGTGGCTAAAGCAGTATAAGTTGCTGTTGTTACATCAGTAACAGGCACTACGCCAGGTGTACCTGGTGGTCCTGGAGGCCCTGGAGGTCCAGGCGGTCCAACGGGTCCAGGTGGTCCAACTACTAGACTATTATTAATAAATAAGTCTTTGTCAGGAATATATGGAAATATTGGATAAATAGGAGGAAACATTTGCATTTGCATTTGTCCCTCTGGTCCTTGGTTCTGCATTTGTTGTGGAAAAAACATAAAGTTTCCTTAATAAAAAGCCCCCTCGACTTATGGTTGAGAGGGCTTAAAACTACACCAAATATTAACGAATAGAAGTATTTGTGTTAGTTGGGTTAGCTGTTAGTGTACCAGAACCAACATTAATTGCACCATTTGTAATGTTTTGGCCTAATCCGTAGATTAGATTAGCCAATGATGCGTATTGCTGTTGTTGCTGTGCTTGTTGTTGCATTTGATTAATGTTATTTGTAGTAGTAACGTTAATACCAGCTGTAGCTGCTTGTAGACGACCATCGCCACGTAGTTCAATAATTTCTGCATTTGCATCAGTTAGTTGACGATTTAATGTTTGTTCGTATTGACTTACAATCAGTGCACGAGTAGTAGTACCATCAGCAGTAATAGCACGTTCTGTGTTATTAAAACCAACTAACATATTTGTGTTAACTTGATTTAGTTGTTGCATTACTGCAACTGCATTTGCATTAACAGCATCTTTTACGCCATCAATACGATTAACTAAACTACCTGTAGTAGAGTTAAATTGATTTGTCAAACCAATTGTTTGGTTAGCTTGACTAGCTTCCATTGCTGCTTGACCTACTGCTACTGCTTTGTCAACTTGACCAATACTTTGCATTAATTGCATATTAGCCGTAGCTTGACCAGTTACGGCACTTTCGCCGCCATTGCCATTACCACCAAATAAACCACCACCGCCTTGGCGTAGGAGGCTTCCTAAGATTAATCCACCAATCAATCCGCCACCACTACCAAAACCTAGACCACCATCTCCGCCGCCACTCATCATCATTCCTGCTGGGTTTAGAACTTCTGCCATTTTTTTCTTCCTTGTTTCATTATCAAAATAATTTGTTCCTGTTGACTCTATTGCAAAAGGAACCTCTATGTTACTGACTGTATCTCCGTACATTATAGTTACAGTACCTGTAACCCCTGGAGCATCCTTGATTTCAAAATATACTGGTTTTCCTGCAGGCCCCCAGAACTTATCTACTGGTGTAGTTAAGTTTCCGTCAACATACGCAACCACTTGTATATTATCAGGTTTGCTGACAGTTATCATACCGTCAGTGGGTATAATAACTGTGTTAGTAATCCCAGTAATGGGTTTTACTATTGACCACATTATATTTCCCTTCTCTTAATTTGTAATCTTACGATTACTGCATCCCTAGTTATCCCTATGATAACTAGGTAATTTTTCATTAATTATAGACCAATTGATAGTATTCCAGATATTATCAATATAGCCCCCTTTATTTGCGTGGTAATCTAAAGCCCATGAGTGTTCCCACCAATCTATTAATACAACAATGTCATTAAATATTGCATGATTTTTTATTGTACGTATTTTACCATCACTAGAAAGATATACCCATCCGCTGCCTTGTATTTCAAAAGCAGCCTTTTTAATTTCTTGTTTAAATTTACTAAAATCTTCGTAGTAATGATTAATAAAGTCTAAGCTTTTGCCAAAAGGCTGATTAGTTTCCGAATATGGTTGTAGTTGTTGAAAAAAGATATTATGTAAAAAAGCACCTGCTTCATTAAATACAGGGTCGCCCTCATTATTATTAAATCTTGTTACGTAACCACGAGCTAAGTTCTCGTAATGGTAATCTAAAGTTTCCGCACTCATAGCAGGACTTAATTCAGTTACACTATATGGAAGCGGGGCTAATACTAATATCTTATTCATAGCGTACTCCACTCTATACTATTATATATAAAAGTTATGCTACCAAAATTTTTATTAATAACTTTAGTTAATTTTCCGTCTATAGTATTAGACTCACTACTAACCGTAATATTATTTATTTTTGCTCTACCACTAAAATCTTTAACTATATATAATTTTCCAGGTTTAGAATCAGATGGTAATATAATCTCTACGCCTTCATCTGTAGCTAAAAAATGCTCTTCGCTGGTAGGGGTATATGGGGAATCGGTAACAAAACTAGTTGATATTATTCCAGAGGACTTTTGAAACATCGGATTACCTTTATTTTATAGATACCAAAACTTTTTGTACCAATTTATTTTACAATTATATACTTTATACCAAAAAAGTGCAATACCAAAAATTTGTGCTATAAAATCCAAGCATGAAAAAGCCCCTATAAGTATTACTACCTATAGGGGCTTTTTTAATTTCTATAAGCCATTATGATTTGTTTACATAGTTTACTTCGTACTATATCTTCATCTAAAAATCTGATTATTTCAATGCCAGGAATACCTTCAAGTCTATGAACTGCGTCATCTAATCCTGAATCTTCGATGTCACTTTGTTCAGAGTCTCCTGAAAAAATCATTTTAGTATTTTTACCGATTCTGGATAAAATCATTTTCATCTCAGTAACGGTGGCGTTCTGAGCTTCATCTACTAATACAATTGCATTATCAAATGTTGCTCCTCTCATAAAACCAAGTGGTCTTGGTTCAATAGTCTTAGTTTTTAACGCGTACTCATAAAATCCTTTACCTAAAGCCCTAGCAAATACACTATCAAAAGGATCTAAATAAGGTGCATACTTTTCTTCCAGTGTTCCGGGTAAGAAGCCTAAACCTCTACCTGTTTCAACATTTGGTCTTGTTAGTATTATCTTATCTACTCTACGATGAAATAATTCTGAGGCAGCATAACTAGCTGCTACATAGGTTTTTCCAGTTCCTGCACTACCTACTCCAAATATAATATCATTATGTTTAATAGCATCTAGATATTCTCCTTGGATAAAGTTTAATGGTTGTACTTCTTTAAAAGAAGCACTATAACTTTCACCTTCATTTCTTCGACTCTTTTTACCAGTAGCCATATGTTCTCCAAAAATGATTAATAAATTACTTCTTTTTTACAGGAATTTTTGTTCCTTGATGTTTTTTATGTAACTTTTTAACCTTTTTGGCGGGTTTTTTAAATTTTGCGGTTTGTGTTGTAGTACTTACAGGTTTTTCTGGTACTGAGGCAGTTGCCAAACCAGAACTTACTAAAAACACTAATGAAAGCAGAGTTAAATATACTTTACTCATAACAGCCTTATAAAATTGGATCATTTGAATTTGGAATGACCTTACCAATCCTACTTGGAGTAGTAGGAGTAACTGAGCTAGCAGGCATACTAGTTCCAGTTATTTTTTCTTGTGTACGACCATAAGCCGCAATACCAAGCACAGCACCCATAGCAATATGAAATAAGCCTGCGCCTTGCAAGGTTAATGGTTGCCATTGTGTAGAAATTTGTCCGTGCCCTATTTGTTGTAGTAAACTCCATAATATAGGAAATACCATAAAATCACAACTACATACAGCCATGTACATCCAGCCCATAGCTGGTCTCCATTTAGCAGTAACCCAATGTTCTTTATCATCTTCCATAAATACTCCTATCTATGTCTATCATTTAACCAGTCTTTAAACATTACCCAAAATATCATTACTAAAGGTACGCATCCTAATAAAAATAAGGCATCATTAAATGTAATAATTATATTAAAATGCATAAATTATCCTCCACTTTTTGCGGCTGTTTCAATTTGTTTCTTCTGCTCTTGTTCTCTAGCCCACTGTTGTTCTCTAATAATTTTTGCACGTTTTGCTTGTGCAATTTCAAACTCTTTTTGTTGTTCGGTCATACTATAAAACTGTACACCTAACATAATAAACGCAGACAACACTAACCCAAATCCCACTGTATACATAGTCATCATAAAGTACTTAGCCATTTTTTCTTTATGTAACTGTTTAGCTTTTGCTATTGCTTCTTCGCCCGCACGTTTTTCTTTTATTAGTCTAGTACGCTCAGCAATCATCTCTTGCCAAATTTGAGGTTTACCTAGCTGCCAATAAATCATATCCTTTAAAGCTCTTTCATCCTCACGTAGTTGATTACTACGCATAGCAAACTCAAGTGCTTGACGCCCAAGTTGAGCATCAGTTTTTCCAATAGATTCATGCTTAGCCTTAATACTAGCCATATGAACTTGATCAGCAGATTCGAAAAAATGCCCTACTTGCCCAATAATGCTATTAACATCCTTGCCCATAGCAATTGCTTGCTTAATACCGCTAATTGCTGACTGCGCTGCTGAAAAAGCAAGACTTATAGTAATTGGATCAATCATTTTTTAATAGTATCTTTACAGCATACTAACTCCATCTTACAAACTTTTCCTGCCTTGACATATTCATTAACACCATATGTTTTTCTACCTGTTTCACAAATTTCTTTAAGTACTAATTCAGTATTAGGCCAAGGCTTATATGAATCAGCACTAGATGCTAAACAGATAACCGTAAGTGCTAAAAGAATATATCTCATAGATTACTCCTCAAATATTTTCTTTTGTTTACGATACCACTCTTGCCAACCTTTTACTTGCTCTACTACTTGGTAATAGGTTCCGTAATTTTCGTTAACTGTGGAGATAAAGTCACTTGCTTTAACATCGGAGGTTCCTTGAGCAACTCCTCCGGTACTTCCGGGAACTTCCTCTTTACTGGCGGCGTTGACGAGCACGACTGCAGCATTAGTAAGCTTGCAATTATTATCCAAGTCTTTAGCAACATTTTGTGTGATGTATTGCTGATTTGCATTAGTATCCTCCTTGATCTTTATAGTTTTAGTTAATATTTTAGTTACTATTACTGTATTAACTTCACTAGATTTAGCCTCTGCTTGGGCAACTTTAATTTGTTCTTCTACTATCTTAGCCTGCCAAGATTCCTGATTACTTATACCACCTTCTAAGTAAACTCCAAATACACATAGTACTAAAGCTGTAAACTTTAAAGGTAGGTTATAAGCGGCTGGTATAATATTAGTTAAAATAGTTGTAATTAGTATAGTTAATATACTTAGTAGTACAGTTAAGTGAACTACCCAGTCTGGTAAAAAATTAATTATCCACATATTAACGTTTTCCAAACACTTTGTATTCAAGTAGGTCAAGGCGGCTGTCCAAATCTGCACGGGCCAAGGCCGAGTCTTCACGGATTTTTGCTCTGCCCAATGCTGATTCTTCTCTCAGGGCAGCAAAATCTTTTACACGCTCTAAAGTCATTGCTGCTCGGGCCAGTGCTGCTTCTTCCTTGATCTTTTCCATCTCAATGGTAGTGCCTTGAGGCGGAATGGCCTTGTTCTCAGCACTCACTACCACATTGATTTTGCTTTGAAGAATAGTAAGGTCGTGGCTGGCACTACTTAAAGCTGTCATTAAGTATACTATACATGAAAACATTATGGGTATACCCGCAAAGGTTATCTTTTCAACTAATGCACCTTTACTAACAGCTGCAGCTTGTGCATCTCGTAGTTCTTTTACTTCTTTTAGTAGTGTTTCTATATCATGTTCTTGTGTCGACATATTATACTCCTAATACCTCTAGGGCGTGCTCGTAATGTTTAACGCGATCTTCTAGTCCAATGTAACCACCATTAATACGTTTAGTCATTGCCTTAATATCACCTGAGTCAGCTAGAGTGTTTAAATCATTTGTTTCCCAGAACCAGCAAGCACTTTGTACGCAACCTTCAAATGTTTGAAGAAACTCTACTATCTCTTCCATGCTAGAGGATAAACTATCAGCAAACGCTTTATAGTTATCGTGGCCAGTTAACTGAATAAGACCTCTACCGCAGTAAGCATAGCCATCACCAGAATGCTCATCGCCATTCCCCATACGACCACCATACACACGATTAGCAATAGCTTCTTGATTATGTGCATATTGTTCCGCCAATTCTTGATTAGGGAAGTACTTGGGAAAAACTTTCATAAGACTTTCAGCCTTATAGTTTAAATTTTCTTTAATTGCTGTAAAGCTAGCTGACTCGTGTGCGCACTGAGCTAAAAAAGCTGCAACACGTTCTGGTGAGTCAATTTCATATTCAGGAAGAATAGTATTTAGGCATTCTAGCCAATTATCTAGGTGTTTATTACTAGGTATAATTTGTTCTAGTTGATCTCTAGTTATTTGCATTATGCTTTCCTATCATTCATTATTTGATCACGTTTTTGCTCTGCCCAGCTTGCTCCTCCGTCTCCACCCCAAAGATCCCAAGCTACTCTACCCTTACTAGGAAATCCTTCTTCTCCACTTGAAAATCCTGTGGCCTGCTTATCTACTGCATGACGACTAAAAAAGGAATGCATACGTAGGACTGTGCTCTCAGTTAAATTTTCTTTATTTTTTAACTGATTAGCACGAGCTAATCCTACAGCTGTGCCTCCGGGATGGCCTTCTTCATGCCACTTTAAAGCACGACGTGCTGCTGTGGCCATTCCATCTGTTGGAGTGTATGTTTTATCACTTTTAAGTAGATTATCTTGAGCAAAATCTACTAAACTTTGTAAGTCTTCTAATTCTTTTTGGATATTTCTCATTTTTGCTCCTCTTGTTGCTCTGTGGTACCTTGCCTTAGTACCTCAACGGCTTGTCTATCCAAAACTACTTTATCTTTAGTAGCTCTAATATTTTCATTTAAGTCCCGTAATTGGGCTAGTAAAGTTTCATAACTATCAGTCATCACATCTCCGACATTCGCATAGAGTCTGGGTCAACTTCTACAGCTGTTTCTTCACAATCTTCTTCATCAGATTCCCAACTATCGCAAGTTCTTAGGGCTGAGCATGTAATATTCCAACGAGTACAAATAGCAGAAGGCATTCCCTGAATATCTGCCCACTTAGGCTCTACTGGTAGCTCTGATGGAAGTAAGGTACCTCCTTCACCTGAGGCTATACACTCAAGCATGTAGGGACTATTGTCATAGTGTCCACAATTCATGCATAATTGTGAACGGGCTACGCCTTCTTCTACACCCCAAAGGGTCATTTTATCTCCCCAGTATAATGTACTAGGTTGACGTGGATCTGCAGGGCCCAAATTAGCAAGTTTGATTGCCATTAAATGGTTAGAGAGATTAACCTCTTTGTACTGGGCCTCTATTGGGCAATCTTCATTATGCATTTTTATTTTCCATAAAAAGTTTATAAAATAGTAGGATACTTAACTATGATAAGTACCCTACTAACTCTAAGTTATTAAAGCAATTTATTTAAAAATTGCTATTTTTAAAAGTTTGTACTATGGTAGTATGTTTTTAATTTTAATCAAAGAAAAAGAAATTAAAGAATTTTCCTGGTGTGCTGATAGCAAATACCCAACCAAGATTATTACTTACATTAGTTGAATTATTTCCAGCGTACCATGAACCTGTACCAGAACTTGTAGCGTTAGAATCTCTAATACTTAAATAATCCGTATTAGTTATTCCTGTATTTCTAGTTAAAGTAAATTGTGTACCAGGTATTGTACTATTAATTGTAACAAGATTACCAGAAGTTCCGGATGCTGTAAAATTATTAACAGTTTGTGTTGAACCTGCTTCAAAAGATATTGTACTTGGTTTTGTCGTTGCAGTTATATCTGCAAACGTATTATTTCCTAGAACAGTTAGTGCACCGGACCCACCTTGATTCAATGTTGAATAATTTCCCCCACTACCAGTAAATGTCTTTGCCGATGCACTTGACATATTTAATGTTAGACCTGTAATTATAATTGGAGAACTGGTAGAAGAAATCCAAGAAGTTAATGGTGATGTGGGAACAGTAAATGAAGTGGTGTATAATGCTGCACCTTTAGTTATGCGGAAATTACTAATATAACCACCAAAACCAAGTCTATATGTAGAATCCGCCCAAGCACCTATATTTAAATTACCGCCTTGTTGTCCCATAGTACCAGAACCTGTTTGTGGAGTACCTGGTACACCATTAAGATATCCTGTAAATATATTTCCTTGTCTAACTAATGCAAAATGATACCAAGTGTTTGGTGTTATAACGGTAGGATAATTTTCAATTGCAACCGCAGTTGGACCAATACCATCACCTATAAACCACTGTATTTTTCCTTGATCTGCTCCGCTTCCTTGTATAAATGCACCATATGATTCATTAACAAAGTTTACTGTTCCATCCTTCCCGAATAAAGCACCATCTGTTGTTATATTATTTTTATTGAACCAACATTCAATTGTCCAATTTGGCGCACCTGTTGCTAAATCTAGTACACTACTATTTGGACCAGGTATACTTAAATATTGAGTAGTACCATCTAATAAAATACTACCTATACCAGAAAGTGGGGTCAAAGAATTAAACGTAGCCGAATTATTATTTGTTACAGTTAATGCATTACTACTACTATCAGTTGTAAAATTATCTGCATTTTGTGTACTTAATAATAAACTAGTTGAAGAACTTATTACTGAAGTAAACGCAGTACCTGAACCTGTAATATTATAAGTAGAAGAACCTGTCAAACTAGCTGTAGCATTAGGAAAAGTTGTACCAGAAAAATTAGAACTAGTTAAAGTAAATGATGAAGTGTTAAATGTTCCAGACATTAATGTAATTGTTCCAGAAACTATCATTGCGTCAGCAAGTGTAATTGTACCAATTGTGTTGAGTGTTAATCCAGAAATTGTTTTGCCTTGATTAGTAAATGTGCCTGTACCAGAAGCAATAATACTCATTACAGTAAATGTTCCTGTTGATGATAATGTTAAATTACCTACTATATTCAATGTAGTTGTAGTTATAGCAAAACTTGTTGTACCAAAATTCAAATTATTAAACCAGCTACCTGTTATAAATGTTATAACAGAGGAACCAGTTGTTAATGTTAAATTTGGAGCTGATGTAGCAGAACCACCGGCTGTTGCTCCTAATTGAATTGTTCTTGTTACAGATGCATCGGTTTGGAAGCCTCCTGTACCTGTACATGTAAGTCCGGTTACATTACTCATTTGCAAGGCATATGCTAATCCTGTAGGATAATTTAATATAATATTATTTGAACCAAATGAAATTACACGAGTGTTTGCGTTTGATGAAAAGAATTGGCCTATTGTTAAATTACTACCAAGAGTTAATGTACCAGCTGTTAATGAATATCCACCTGTATTAGTTGAGGCATAGGCTTTATTAAAAGTAACTGATCCAGCTGTATGATTAAATGATGGTACTGCACCTAGTACAGCTGTACCACTATATGTAAATGTTCCTGTTGCATTTACAAAGCTAACAGATGGTATTATAGTTCCATTAGAAAAATTAAATGTGCCTGAGTTAGTAAATGTTGTACAAGTAATGGTACCAATGTTGCTTAATGTACCTGCTGTATATGTTGCTGTGCCTGAACAAGTCAAATTGAAAGTAGCGAAATCAATAGTTCCACTAGTTTGTGTATAGGTAGTACAACTTAAAGCACTCGCTAATGTAGTAATTGTAGGGTCTCCTACTACATTAATAATAGTAAATGCCGCTATTGTTTTTCCATTAGGAGTAATAGTTCCTGTTCTAAACATTGTTACCGATAAACCAGTATATGTACTAGTACTAGATAATAATAAACTATTAACGTTTACACTGGTTGTTGGGATAGTAAACGCAGTAGTACCAAAATTAAGTATTTTAAACCAACTACTAGTAGTCAATGTTTGTATTGCAGTACCAGATCCAGTAAACGTTAAGTTTGGTTCCATTCCACCAGCAGTAGTTACCCCAAATTGAAACGTTCTAGTTATATCTGCGGCCGCAGTAAATCCGCCGGTGCTAGTATTGTCCCATGTAAAACCGGTAGTAACCGCCATTGATAAATTTACTGCAGTTGCAGTAGTAGTTGCCAACACAATATTGTTTGTGCTAAATGAAATCGCCCTTGTATTTACATTAGATGAGCTGAATATACCTGTTGTTAAATTACTGCCTAATGTTAATGTACCGGCTGTTAATGTATAAGTACCGGTGGCGGTTAAGGCATAAGCTTTATTAAAAGTAACTGATCCAGCTGTATGTGTAAATGCTGGTACTGCACCTAGTACAGCTGTACCACTATATGTAAATGTTCCTGCTGTTGTATTTACAAAACTAACAGATGGTGTTATAGTTCCACTAGAAAAAACAAATGTACCTGAGTTAGTAAATGTTGTACATGTTAAAGTACCAATATTTGATAGTGTACCACCATTGTAAGTTGCTGTGCTAGAACAAGTAAAATTAAAACCAGCAAAATCCAATGTGCCCAATGTGACTGCCAATGTTGTGGATGCTCCAGCACTTCCAAGTGTGATTGTAATACCAAGTGTATTAACTATAAATGGTCCAAGCGATGCACTATTGAATATATACGTACCGCTAACTAACGGATTAATTGTTGTACTAGTATAAACACCACCTGAAGAAAGTGTGAGATTACCAACAATGTTTAAGGTTGTTGTTCCTGGATTAAATATTGTTGTTCCAAAATTTAAGTTCTTAAACCAACTGGCTGTTGTTAGTGTCGCAACAAAAGCACCTGTTGTGAATGTAAGATTTACTGCGGTTGATAGCGACCCACCAGTAGTTCCGTAAGTAAGTGTTCTTGTGTTAGCCATATCAGCCACGGTGAATCCACCGGGCCCGGTATAGGTAAATCCTGTCACAATAGCCATACTCAATACAGTTGTTGCGGTAGTTGTATGTGTGAGATTGATATTTCCTGCCGACAAGCTACCAAAATTAATTGAACGTGTGTTAGCGTTTGATGAAAAGAATATCCCAGTATTCAATGTTACACCATCAGCAAGTGTTAGGGTACCTGCTGTTAATGCATATGTACCAGTGACGGTTAAACCAAGTGATTGATTTAATGTAACAGTACCAGCAGTGTGTGTGAATGTTGCTACTGAACTTAAAACGGCCGGACTATTATATGTAAATGATCCTGTTGTTAATACAAAGCTGGTTGATGGTGTAATTGTTCCGCTAGAGAAAGTAAATGATGGTCCATTAACGGTAAAGGTTGTACAAGTGATTATTCCTATATTACTTAAAGTACCTCCAGCGTATGTTACGGTACCAGTATCAGTTAAAGTAAATGTGGCAAAATTCATTGTACCCAAAGTTTGAGTATATGAAGTACATCCAAAAGCACCTGCTAGTGTGATAGTACCTGACGTATTAACAGTAAAAGCACCTATTGTTTTACCATTAGGTGTAATAGTACCAGTACCAACAGCATTAATAGCAAGAGCAGTGAATATACCAGCACCAGAAGATAATGTTAAGTTACCTGCTATATTTAATGTTGATGCGGCCGCAGTAAAAGCAGTAGAACCAAAATCTAAATTTTTATACCAATTATTATTTGATATTGTAACAACTGCCGTACCAGAACCAGTCAATGATAAGTTAGGAGCATTTGTTAATGAACCGCCTGTTAGACCGGCTGTAACTGTTCTAGTAATAGATGCATCGGTTTGAAAACTACCAGTTCCTGTCCAAGTAAAATTAGTAAGTGTTGCTATATTCAATACAGTTATAGCAGCAGTAGTGTGCGCCAATACAATATTACCTATACCAAACTGAATTGCTCTTGTATTTGAGTTACTAGAGCTGAATATACCAGTTGTTAATGTAAATCCATTAAGGTTTAATGTTCCAGTAGTTAATGTAGTTGTAGCTGTGATTAAAATAGGAAATGCTGTTTGTAATGTAATTGTTCCTACAGTATTAATAGTTAATCCACCTAAACCAGTAGATGTTGTTAGAGCAGCACCATTAATATTAAGATTACCTGTGCCTGTCATTGTTACACTCAATAAAGTGTAACTACCAGTGCCTGATAATATTAAACTACCAGAACAAGTTATACCTGTTGATGGTACAGCAAATGTTGTAGTACCAAAATTTAAGTTATTAAAAAAGCTTGAATTTATTGTAGCAACAGAGGCACCTGTTGTAAAAGTAAGATTTGGATTGACTGTCGTTACCGCCTGAACAAAACTACGAGTAACACTCATGTCCGCAACAGTAAAGCCGCCTAGACCTGGGCAAGTAATATTAGTTCCTTGAATATTCAAAACTGTTGTTGCAGCTGTTGTATGCGTAAGGTTTATATTTCCTGCAGTTGTTGTGCCAAACGTAATCGAACGGACACTGTTACTATTTGAACTAAAAATACCTGTTGTCAATGTTACACTATCAGCAAGTATTAGGGTACCAGCTGTTAATGTATAAGTGCCAGTAGCGGTTAAGGCATAAGCTTTATTAAAAGTAACTGATCCTGCTGTATGTGTGAATAGTGTTACTGCACTTAATACAGCTGTATTGCTGTAAGTAAATGAACCACTAGTTAATACAAAGCTGGTTGATGGTGTTATAGTTCCACTAGAAAAAACAAACGCTGGTCCATTAACTGTAAATGTTGTACATGTTAAAGTTCCAATATTTGATAGTGTACCACCAGTGTATGATACGGTACCAGTATCAGTTAAATTAAAACCAGCAAAATTAATTGTACCCGATGTTTGTACATATGAAGTACAACCAAAAGCGCCGGCTAGTGTTACAGTACCCAACGTATTAACGGTAAATGCGGCTACTGTTTTACCATTAGGTGTAATAGTACCTGTGCCAGCCATTGTAAATCCCTGAGAAATGTATGTACTACCAGCTGCTAGGGTTAAATTACCTGTTATATTTATAGATGAACCACTAAGTGCACCAGTATTTCCAGTAAAATCTAAATTATTAAACCAACAACCAGGACCAAATTGCGGAGGACTAGCAGCTCCACCTGTAATAAAAAGATTAGGTGCAGATGTTATAGAACCACCAGCAGTTATTCCAGAATCAAATGATCTTATAGTACTCATTATTGTACTAAATCCACCAGTACCTGTTGGTGTAAAGTTAGTAAGGTCTGTTATATTTAACACGGTATTACTAGCGGCAGTAGTTGCAAGAAAAATATAATAAGTATTAAATGCAATTGATCGAATATTTGTAGTAGGAGAATAAATAATACCTGTTGTTAAATTGGCACCCAATGTTATTGATCCTGCACTTAGAGTATACTGACCAGTAGCAGTTAATGAATATGCTTTATTAAAAGTAACTGATCCAGCGGTATGTGTAAATAGTGGTACTGCACTTAGTACAGCAGTACCACTATATGTAAATGAACCTGATGTTAATACAAAACTGGTTGAAGGTGTTATAGTTCCACTAGAAAAAACAAATGTAGCTCCGTTAACAGTAAATGTTGTACATGTTAAAGTACCAATATTTGATAGTGTACCACCAGTAAATGTTACCGTACCAGTATCAGTTAAATTAAAACCAGCAAAATTCATTGTACCCAAAGTTTGAGTATATGAAGTACATCCAAAAGCACCTGCTAGTGTGATAGTACCTGACGTATTAACAGTAAAAGCACCTATTGTTTTACCATTAGGTGTAATAGTACCTGTGCCATTCATTATTATTCCAAGAGCGGTATAAGTACCTCCAGTTGCTAAAGTAAGATCTCCGTATACACTTACTACTGTACTGGCTGGAATTGATGTGCTTCCACTAAAATTTAAATTGTTAAATAAACTATTTATTGATAGTGTGGGTATACTTACTCCACTATAAATTGATAAATTAACTGGTGTACCCGATACTGTATTAGTAAATGTAGGTGCTGAACTAACAAATACACTTGCTCCTGTATTAGTAATAGTAAAATTATTAATGCTACTATCTGACGACCCACTACCAAAAGATGTATTTAATAATAATGATGTTTGGGAACCTGTAATAGCACCAGTATTAACCCCACCAAATGGGTTTGCTGTTTGAGTAGAAGTAAAAAGTCCAGTTGGAGTAGTAAAATTACCTGTATATACTGCTACCCCTGTTACTAATCTTATATTAGAAATATAACCAGCAAAATAATCTAAAAATCCAGGATATTGGAAAGATCCGATAATAGTTTTTCTAGCAGTGACTGTTTTTGTAATAGTTGCCGAGTTATCCAATACACCATTAACAAATAGTTTAACAAGTCCTGACTGTCTTGTCACTGCCACATGATACCATGTACCCAGAGAGATAGCTATACTACCCTCAACATATGCCTGACTTGAACTATCTCTTAGTTGAAATCCGATGGTGCCTCCTGAACGTGTAAATAGTTCCCAATATGAGGTGCCGCTGGACTCAGCATTAGTTAACAATGTCCCATCTGTTGCTGATGTTTTATAAAACCAACACTCAGCAGTAAAATCACCAGTACCCCAAGAACTTGCCCCAACTGGTGCTGTTAAATATTGACTAGTACCATCTAACAACACACTGCCAGGAGTAGCATTAGCTGATCCAGAAGTAAATGTGCGATCCACACTCATTGCGGAAACAAATCCACCTGTTCCTGTAACAGTTAATCCTGAAGAATATGCCATATCCAATACATTTATAGATGTAGTAGTATGTGCAAGTATAATATTACCTGTACCAAATGCAATAGTTCTAAAAAGAGTATTATTTGAGCTAAAAATTCCTGTTGTTAGGGTAAATCCTGCAAGATTTAGTGTTCCAGTTGTTAATGTTACTGTAGAGTTAACAGCTACTGTTAATGGAGCAGCTAAAGTAACTGTACCTGTAGTACAATTAATTGTAAATGATGGTAAAGTTGAATTACCAGCACTATTAATAGTTCCTGTACCAATAAAAGTTACTGTTAAATTTGTAAAATTTCCACCAGAAGACAGAAGTAAACTATTAAGTTTTAAATTTGTTGTAGGTACAGTAACTGCTCCCGTACCACTTAAATCTAGTATATTAAATAAAGAGCTTGTTACTAATGCAGGAACAGAACTGCCAGTTAATCTAAGAGATGGTGCATTAGATGTTGAACCACCAGAAACACTACCAAAATTAAATCCTCTGGTAATAGTCATATTTGAATAAAATCCACCAGTACCTGATGCAGTAAAAGTAAAATTATTAGCCTGGTTCATAACTAATACAGTTGTTCCTGCATTTGGAGATGTTAATTCTATAGTATATGAACCAAATTGTATTGAACGTATATTAGTATTATTAGAAGAAAAAATCCCAGTACTTACATTTGCTCCTAATTGAAGCACACCTGTTACTAAAGTAAATTGTGATGTTGCGGATAAATTACCACTTTGCCAGTAAACTGTTGTATTTGATGAGTTTACTATAATATCTGGTTGAAATGTGCCACCAATTAATAATGTTTGAGTAACAGCGTTTCCTAAAAAAATTACTCCTATAGCGCTGCCTGATACTGTGGAATTTACGCCTGTTTTAATATCTCCGTAGACATTGAAATTATTTAAAATATTTAACGTCATTGATAAATTTCTTGACGACATGTCTAATGTACCAATGGAATAGTTACCATTAATAGTGATTGTATTTCCCGTAGTAAGGCCTGTATTATCTACAATACATACATCTTGGGGTAATGGAAAATTATTAACACTTGGTGTTCCACCAGATGATTCTGCCCAAGCAATTGCATTCCAGGTACCTCCAGCTGTAAGACTCCAATAGAGTGTTCTTGCAACAAAAGTTATATTTGTATTATTACCTAAGTTACCAAGTCTTGTTCCTGTAAAAGGAGAAGCCGTACCAGTAGCATTTATATCTTTAAAATCAATATCAGTTAAAGACAATGTAGCAGCTGACAATGTAATTTGAGTACCAGTTGTACTAGATTGTAATAATAAACGACCAGACGATAATGTACTTGTATTGCTTAATATGCCATTAATTGTTTGAGTTCCAGTGATTGATACTGTAACAGTTCCTGTTGTTGTTGGATTGGTGAAATTTAAATTATTATATGTGTTTGTTCCAGTAATAGTTGTTATACTATCTGGTGATTGTGCTGGAGTAAATGATACATTATAAAATGTTTTATTACTACTACCATTGTTTATTATAGTTGACGAAGAAACTCCACTTAAATTAATTTGTGAAGTTCCTGCATTAAATGTAGTATTTTCATAAGTTTGAAAATAACCACTTAGATTAATTGTAGAAGAACCTAAATTAAATATAGTAGGAAAACCAAGTGAAGTAGCAATATTAGTACATGTAATATTATAATTATTTGTATTAAATGTTCCCCTAAAACAAAATATATTTGTACATGAAAGTGCTGAACCTAAATTATAAGTAACATTACTACCATTACCAATATAAATACTACCAGGAATTGTTTTACCATTTGTTGTTATAGTTTTTGTACCAGTGCTAGCATATAAGTTAAGACTACCAGTCATAGCTGTAAAAGTCATACTAGCAGATAATGTATAATTACCATAAATATAATGACTTACTTGTGCTGCCAGAGTACCAGTAAATCCTGTAAAATCAACATTATTAGCTGAATCATTAGCATTTGTTATAAAACTTAGTGTTGAGGCACCAGTAAAATTAAAACTAATTGATTGAGCTTCTGATAGTGGTCCAGGAGATACACTAACTGTTCCTGATGGAGAGGTTACATTAACAACAGGAGTTCCTGTGATTGTTAAAGTTGTAACTGTACTAGTATCCCAAATATTACCTGTACCATTAACAGTTATAGAATTAGAACCAAAATTGAGTGTTCTAGGTCCACCAGCATCATTACTATTAAAAGAACCAGTTGTTATATTATAACCATTAAGAGACAGTGTTCCATAATATAATTGAACACTACTTAATGAGGTCATAACTAGATCTGCACCTAATTGAACTGTTGCAGCAGCAATCAGAATTGAAGCTTGAATAGTTCTTGAAATCGTTATAGTTCTAAGTGTAAGATCTAGGGGACTTGGACTAGTGCCAAATTGGATTTGTCCAGTTAATGAAGTAACAGTTCCGCCAGTGGCTGGTATGGTGCAATCTCCCAAAATATTCAATGTCAATGGCACAGTAAAAGTACATGTTAATCCTGTTAAATCTAAAGTATAAAGACTACCAGATAATGCAACAGTATCTGTGGCACCAGAATTAATTTGAATACCAACACACGAATTACATTTAACATCAAGTAATGGGGTGTATGATTTAATTGACGATGCTAATTTAATAGTTCTTGTTCCAATAGAACCACTATATGTACTAAGTATTTTTATTGTTCCTAAAGACCAATCACGATTAGAAGAACTTGTATCCCATATTGTTGTATTATTACCTGTTAATTGAATTAATGAAGATGTACTGAAATCAATAAAACGTGTAGTAGTTGTACCTGATGCAATATATGCACCAGTTGTTAAAGTGTAATTATTAAGCGATAATGTTCCATCTGCATGTGCGTATGTACTTACTGTAAGTGAATTATTTAAAGTAACAGTACCTGCCGTATGCGTGAAAACAGGTGTTGTTAACGTACCGCCAGTATATGTAAATGTTCCTGCCGTGTTCATTACAAAACTAACAGAAGAATTAATTGTTCCACTAGAAAATGTCAAATCACCAATACAGTTAAACGTTGTACAACTTATAGTTCCAATATTACTTAGTGTACTTGCGGTATATGTTGCAGTACTTGAACAAACTATATTAAATCCAGCACAATCTAAGTTACCTGACGTTTGTGCATAGGTAGTACAACTTAAAATACCTGCAAGCGTTATGGTTCCTGTTCCGCCTGTAATAACTTGAAAAGCGGCGATTGTTTTACCATTGGGAGTAACTGTAACAGTACCGCCTGCTTTTGTTAACATATTTAAACTTAAAGCGGTAAATGTACCACCGGTAGATAATACGAACTCATTGACATATACAGCAGAAGCAGATACCATTGTAAACGCGGTTGTTCCAAAATCAAGTTTATTAAAATTACCACCTGAAATTGTTGCGGAAGTAGTACCAGTACCTGTAAATGTTAAGTTTGGTGCATTTGTTCCAAGACCGCCGCTAGTATTTCCAAAACTAAATGTTCTTGTAACCAATGCATCTGCTGTAAATCCGCCAGTACCTGTCCAAGTGAAACCGCCGGCAATTGCCATAGCCAATACTGTTTGCGCTGCGGTAGTATGAGCCAAAACAACATTATATGTTCCAAACGCAATTGAACGAGTACCTGCACCAGAAGAACTGAATATACCTGTTGTTAAATTAGCACCTAGTGTTATGGTACCAGCTGTTAATGTATAAGTGCCGGTAGCGGTTAAAGCATATGCTTTATTAAAAGTTACGTTACCAAATGTATGTGTAAATGTAGGTACAGCACTTAATACAGCTGTACCGCTGTAAGTAAATGTTCCTGCCGTGTTCATTACAAAACTAACACTAGGTGTAATTGTTCCACTAGAAAATGTCAACTCACCAGTACAGTTAAATGTTGTACAAGTAATGGTTCCAATATTGCTTAATATTCCTGAGTTATATGTGGCTGTTGAACTACACGTTAAGTTGAATGTAGCAAAGTTAATTGTACCAGCTACCGGGGCATTCATTATGAATGATGTTACACTCAGTGCAGCCGACAATGTGACTGTGCCAGAACCATTAACGCTAAATGCTGCTATAGCTTTACCATTAGGTGTAATAGTACCTGTACCAGCTGCTGTTATTGATAAGTTGGTATATGTACCGCCAGCTGCTAAAGTTAGATTACCAGTGACGTTTACTGTTGATATTGCTGGAGTTGCAGTTGATCCAGTAAAATCTAAATTATTAAACCAACTAGCCGTAGTAATAGTTGGTATAGCTGCGCCAGCAGTTATTGCTAGATTGGGCGATGTTGTTATAGAACCGCCTGTTGTTGATCCGCATGTAAATGATCTTGTAACAGAACCGTTTGCTGTAAAACCACCAGTACCTGACCAAGTAAAGTTGGTCAAATCTGCCATACTCAATACTACAGTAGCAGCAGTTGGATGTACTAAAACAATACTGAATGTACTAAAAGCAATTGAACGAACTCCAGTACCAGTAGAACTGAATATACCTATTGTTAAATTACTGCCTAGTGTTAGTGTACCTGCTGTTAGGGTATAAGTGCCGGTAGCGGTTAAAGTATACGCTTTATTAAAAGTTACGTTACCAGCTGTATGTGTAAATGTAGGTACTGCACTTAATACAGCTGTACCGCTGTAAGTAAATGTTCCTGCTGTATTTACAAAACTAGTTGAAGGTGTGATTGTTCCACTAGAAAAATCAAATGTGCCTGAGTTAGTAAATATTGTACAAGTAATAGTTCCAATATTGCTTAATGTACCGCTAGTATACGTAGCTGCGCCTGAACAAATTATATTAAATCCAGCACAGTCTAAATTACCTGCAGTTTGAGTAAATGTACTAGTAGTTACTGGGCCCGTCAATGTTGAGATTGTAATAAGTCCAACATTCTGAAAGCCGGCAATCGTTTTGCCGTTAGTTGTGATGTTTTTAACAACAGCGCCATCATGTTGGTTACCAATTCTTAAAGTTACACCAGTGTATGTTCCACCAGTTGATAAAATTAGTCCACTTACAGTTATTTGACCTGTTGTAACAGAACAAGTAGTTGTTCCAAAATCAAGATTATTAAAGTCGCTATTAGTTAATGTTTGAGTTTGATTACCACTACCAGTATATGTTACATTAAAACCCCCTAAAGTACCACTAGCTGTAGATCCAACTGCAATTGTTCTTGTAACTGATGCATCTGTTAAAAATCCACCTGTACCTGTCCAAGTAAAATTTGTACCATTTACAACGTTTAATACAGTTTGTGCTGCTGTAGGGTGATTCAATACAATATTGTTTGTACCAAACGCAATAGAACGTACACCAGTACCAGCAGACGTAAATATACCTGTTGTTAAGTTGCCGCCTAATGTTAATGTACCTGCTGTTAGGGTATATGTTCCTGTAGTAGTTAATGAATAATTTGTATTAATTGTTACTGAGCCTGCTGTATGCGTAAACGTTGGTACTGCTGATAAACCACCGGCTGCAGAAAAATTAACTGTAAGAGAACCTGAAGTTATAACAATACTTGTTGAAATTATCCAAGAACAGCCTGCAGCTATACTATATGTACTACCTGCAATTGTAAGTGTAGTACATTGAACCTGTCCATTGTTGGATAATGTTCCACCATTGAGTGTACATGTGCTACTACAAATAAGTATACAATTACTTTCTGTAACTACTGTACCAGCTGTTACAGCTAAGGTAGTACATCTATTAGTGTTACCATTAAGAAATGTTGTAGTTACAAGAACATTATTAACAATCACAGGACCTATGCTGATACCAGCATATATAGTACCTGTACCAACCATATTTGAAGTTAGTGCAGTGAGCACACTTGTAGTTGAAGAAGTTGTTAAATTAACTAAATTTATAGTTGTTGCAGCAATAGTAAAAGCAGTAGTACCAAAATTAAGTTCACCAAACCAACTACCTGTTGTCAGTGTAGGAGCTGATATACCACTAGCCAAATAAAGGCCAGGTGCATTTGTTGCAGTACCACCAGTAGTTCCAAATGTAAATGTTCTGGTAACTGCCATTATTGAATGGAAACAGCCAGTTCCTGAGCCAAAAGTACCTGAAGTAGTATATGTAAAACCAGTAACTGTAGCCATATTTAATACAACAGTCGCAAGCGTAGTATGTTGTAAAGAAATAGTACCAGTTCCAAAATAAATTGCTCTTGTGTTTGTATTTGATGAACTAAATGCACCTGTTAATAAACCAAAATTATTAAGGTTTAATGTACCAGTTGTTAATGTGGTTGTACCTGTAAGAATTGTTGCAAACGCTGATGATAAAGTAACTGTTCCTGCAGTATTAATATTTAGTGCAGCTAAACCACCTGATGATAATCCAGAACTAGTAAGGGTACCAGTTGCTATCATGTTTACGGTTACTGCATTATAACTACTACTAGCTGATAGATTTAAATTTCCAGTAATATTTAATGTTGCTGCTGCAGGGATGCCAGCAGTTGTACCAAAATCTAAATTATTAAAATAACTACCTGTTGTAATTGTTGGGATAGCTGCACTTGTACCTGTAAAGGTTAAATTTGGTGCAGTTACTAAGGCTCCACCAGTTGTACCAAATACTAGAGTTCTAGTTACAGCCATGTCTGTAATGAAGTTTTGAGTTCCTGTGAACGTATAACCTGTAACAATAGCCATATTTAGCACAGTTGTTGCAGCTGTGCTATGTGTTAAAGTAATAGTACTAGTCCCGAACTGAATAGCTCTTGTATTTGTATTTGATGAACTAAATGCACCTGTTAATAAATTAAAACCATTTAGGTTTAATGTACCAGCCGTTAGTGTAGTTGTACCAAGTACCGTCACTGCAAATGCTGATAGTAAAGTAACTGTTCCAGTAGTATTAATATTTAACCCAACCAGTGCGCCAGCAGATGTTCCAGAACCAGTAAGAGTACCAGTTGCTATCATGTTTACGGTTAATACACTATAATTACCACTAGTTGATAGATTTAAATTTCCGGTAATATTTATGGTAGTTGGTCCGGCCACCGAATTGGCAGTTGTAGTAAAATCTAAATTATTAAAATAACTACCTGTTGTAAGTCCGATACTACTTGTGCCACCTCCTGTAAAGGTTAAATTTGGTGCAGTTACTAAGGCTCCACCAGTTGTACCAAAAGTAAATGTTCTACCCCCTGCCGTATCTGAAATAAAGTTTTGAGTTCCTGTGAACGTATAACCTGTAACAATAGCCATAGTTAATACAGGAACGGCACCTCCTGTTAAAGTAACACTATAAGTACCAAATGCAATTGAACGAGTATTTACATTACTAGAATTTAATATACCAACTGATAAATTACCGCCTAATGTTAATGAACCAGCAGTAAGTGTATATGTACAATTAGTTGGTAATGTCCATGCAATAGTTGACGATACTGTACCATTAGTTTGTATAAATGCAGGGCCTGTTAGTGTACCTCCACTATTTGTGTATATACCAGAAGTAATAGTAAAACTTGAACTACTAGAAATAGTACCTGAAGTATGGGTAAATGTTGGCCCATTTAATGTAAATGTTATACACTGAAGTGTACCACTTGTAATATCTAAACTACCACTGTTCCATGTAGCTGTGTTTGAGCAAATTAGAGAACTTGCAGCACCAAGTACCAAAGAGCCTTGTGTTACTGTTAATGTGGTACATCTACTTGTATTGCCTGCTTGAGCGGTAGTAGTTGCACCAACCGTATTTATAATTAATGGTCCTATAGTATTTTGTGTATTAATTGTTCCGGTTCCTACCATATTGGCTGTTAAGCTGGTAAGAACACATGTAGAATTATTGTAAATATTAACTAAATTAAGAGTTGTTGCTATAGCTGTATATGCTGTTGTGCCAAAATTAATTTCATTAAACCAACTACCCGTTGTCAATGTTGCAACTGCAACACCACTAACTAAATAAAGTTTTGGAGCATTTATTGCCGAACCACTAGTAGTTCCAAACGTAAATGTTCTGGTAACCGACATTGTGGATTGAAAACCCCCTGTTCCTGATCCAAAAGTACCGCTACTTGTATATGTAAAATTGGTTACATCCGCCATGCTCAACACAGTTTGTGCAGCTGTAGTATGAGCTAAAATAATATTATTGGAACCAAATGCAATTGAACGTGTATTAATGATACTAGAACTGAATATACCAGTAGTTAGATCAAAACCATTAAGAGATAATGCACCGTTAGTTAATGTAGTAGTCTGTGTTGCACCAGTTGTTAATGCGCTAGTCAAACTCCAGCCACCACCTACTCCATTGAATGTAATAGGAGCATTTATTGTTGTTCCGCCAGTACCAATTGTTTTACCAGTTATTGTACTGTTAAATGTTATTGCACCAGTACTAGTCCAAGTCATAGCTATCAATGACATAGAACCTGAAATTGCAAGTGTAGGTGTTGTACCTATTGCAAACGTGACAGTGCCTGCCGATACCGTAATATCTTGGCAAGTTAAAGCTCCCGTCATTGTAACTGTATAAGTACCTGGTTGGTCAAATATAACATTGTCAGCTGCAGTAGGAACACTTGCACCGCCTGTTACTGCACCTGATGTAGTAGCCCAGTTAGTAGTTAAAGTAGTATTCCATGTACCTGCACCGCCTCTCCAATATCTATCTGCCATAGACTACTCCTGAGTAGGCATTGCATTAATTACTGCATACCAATTATTATATCTATCCTGTTGCATATCTGAAATTTGTTGCTGATTTAGTTGACCATACTCTGTCTCAGTAAACCATAAGGCGTCTCTAAAAGTATTAGTACCATCGGTTTTTTCAAAAATTATTTGTACTTTACCATCAGTTATGTTTATAATATCATTCATAATTATCTTCCTTAAAATCCAAAATTCTTAGCAATTAATTGCCACTTTGATATATCTGAGCTATAAATAAACCCCATATAGTCGTACTTATTTCCTCCTGATGTTACACTAGGAAGTGTTGAATCAGTTGATCCACTAAATGCAGCATTCCAGGAGAATGTCTGTACGTTAGTAGATTTAATTTTAAGGATAAGTTTTTGTCCATTCACAGGAGTACCTGTAACGGCATTTATACTAAGTGTGCCAGTTGCTTGAGTATTAGTTTGAAAAGCTGTATCAGTTGTATCACAATTAATAGTAATAGAAACTCCATCTATTATGGTTGCTACTCTATTACCTAATGTAACTGTAACGTCACTTCCAACTGTACTAGATGATATATTTTGACCAGTAAAATTTATACTAGTTAATGAGGTTGTTAAGTCTGTTCCTCTATTTTTAACTGTAATAGGTGATACTTTTAAATTTTTAACGTATAAGTCGCCTCCGCTAAAACGGAAATCTGTACCATCATAAAAAAGATAACGATTATTACCTGAAGGAGTAAAATAAATTGCAGCAGTATTAGCACCACTACGGTATAAGGTTATATCACCACTACTGGCAAGACCAATTACACCTGTACTATTAACTGTAAAACCTGTACCAACATAAGAATTTGAAACATTTAAAGAATTAGCAGTTGTAGACGTAGCTGCAGTACCATCAATACTAACACCAGTTAGTGTTTGTGATCCAGTAGTTCTACTAAGAGAAATACTTGTAGTACCTATAAATACTACATTAGTAGTAGCCAGTTTATTATTAAAAGTTGTCCAATCAGTACTACTTAACACACCTCTATTACTAGCTGAAGCAGTAGGGATATTTAAAGTAATAACTGGTGTAGTTGTACTATCAGCTACGGTTGAGGTAACATCAGTCCCACTTGATCCAATAGTCAAGGCTGCAACTGATGTTACTGTTCCGTTTCCACCACCAAAAGAACCAATAGTGGTTCCGTCAGCTTTTTTGTAATAAAGTACACCATCTTGGTAATTTAAAGCGAGTTCTCCAAACGCCAAATCACCGATAGCCGGCACGCGAGCAGCTATCGATGATTTTTTAAGTATGACTTGAGTTGTCATTGTGGCTCCTAAAAAGGTTTTACTTAACTATAGAGTTAAGTTTATAATTTTAATATATTCCGCCGTCAACTGCTTTAATGGTTACGGTACCTGCTGTAACTGTAAAATCTGTTGTAGCAAAAGATGCTAGACCCAATACTGAGGTAGTAGCCGTTGGAATAGCGTTAGCTGTAACAGCAGTAACTAGACCTTTTGCATTTACAGTAATTGCTGGTACACTAGTTGAAGTACCAAAACTACCTACATTACTATTAACAGTTGCTAGGGTAAGTGCTAAGCTTGTTGTTCCTGAGCCAGTAGCATCACCAGAGGCTGTAATTGTCTGGTTATCTGTTAGGTATGCTACTGTAGAGGCCGCAGTTACTAAACCTTTAGCATTAACAGTAACATTATTAAATGTACCTGTGTTACTATTAACTGTAGCTAGGGTAACTGTTGCAGATACATTTGCTGTACCATCTACTGCGGTTAGTGTAGCTGTAGCATCGCCTGTTAAGCTTAGGTTACGAGCTGTTTCCCACTTATTTGTAGAAGAGGCAACACCGGTTATTGTACCGACAATATTACCGTAGATTGAACCGGAAGTGCGAATATCTTTATTAAATGACCAGCTATTATCAGCCGAAACATAGAGTATGGTAGCAGGGGTTGTAGGACCAACAACTGTTAGACCAGCACCGTTAGCAGCAGCAGCCGTGGTAGCGTCTTTAGCTAAGATAATATTTAGGTCAGCTACAGCTATTGCTGTTGAATTAATTGTTGTTGTAGTACCCTGAACTGTTAAGTTACCTGTAATTGTAGCATTACCGCTTACACTAATATTAGTGCTCGTAATGTCATCACTTGTAAGGGTACCATTTACTGTTACATTATTAAATGTTACGTTATCTGTTATGCCGACAGCTTGTCCGATTGCAAAGCTAACTTGATTATTTGTAACTGTAGTATTTACACCAGTTCCGCCAGCAAAAGTTAAAGTATCAGTACCAACAGCTACTGTATCAGTTCCTGTGGTGCCGGCAATTGAAAGACTGCTTGAGATTGCAGCAGTAGTTACTGAAGTTACTAAACCTTTAGCATTTACAGTAACTACTGGAATTGCTGTTGTCGAACCAAATGTACCTACATTAGAGTTAACCGTAGCTAGAGTAAGTGCAAGAGCTGATCCACTGTTAGTGCCGGTGGCATCGCCACTTGCTGTAATACTAGTAAGATAACTTACATTAGAAGCTGCAGTTACTAAACCTTTACCATTTACTGTGACGTTATTGAAGGTACCTGTGTTACTATTAACTGTAGCAAGTGTTGCTACAGCAGTTACATCCCCAGTACCATCAATTGATGGAGATGTATATGTAACATCACCTGTTAAACTAAGGGTACGCGCTGTAACCCATTTAGTAGCAGAACTAGCAACACCTGTTAAATTGGCTGTAATTGTACCAGCTGCAAAATTACCACTACTATCACGCTTGACTAAGGTTGAAATAGTGTTTAAATTAGTAGCCGCTGTAACCATATCGGTAAAATATTTACCACCAATTACTACGTGATTTACAGCATTTCCACTAGTTTCAGTTCCGGTACCAATGTACAGCCTATCTCCACCATTTGAACCATTATCAACTAATGCGGAATACGCTAATTCACCTGCACCTAATGTGCTTGGATTACCCGAGGTTTCTGATCTTTTGATCTTAATTGTTGACGCCATTTTATGTCCTTAATATTGGCCACATTCAAAGGCCTGTTTTTCTAAAATTCTACTGGCTTTCCATTTTAGGTCAGAAGAACCGTATATTAGTAGTGCACCATCTGGTACACCTGATGAAAAGTCTACATCTAGTAGAGTTGAAACTGAGGTAGCTGCAGACTGACCAGCAGGGCCTTGGGGTCCCGGAACAGTAGATGCTGCTCCAGCTACACCTGGAGGACCTTGTGGTCCCTGAGTGGATGAAATTACAGGTTCCCTTACCTTAGTAATATAGGAAACTATATTAGTTGTATAATCTGTTACAGATTGTATAGTATTATTTGCTACGACAATATAATCAGTCATCTTATCTTATTGCCTCCCTAGTTAAGGATATTATACCAGTACAAAAAGGTGTTACCTGTCCTCCACTAGAGGTAAGATTTAAACCGTAAACAGCAGTAGTAAAAGAAAAGGTACTAGTAGTGGCTGCAGGTATATTTAATGTTATAGTCTTATTAGTATTGTTAATAACTATTTGACCATTTGTGGTACTAAGTTCTTGAATTACAGTAGTACTATCAATACTTTCACGTATCTGCATACGTCCAGTGTATCCTGTTAAGTTAATAGGAGTATTGTACTCTAATATACCTCCACCAGTATAGGCTTTAAATCCTATACTATTTATGTCATTAATAGTAACAGTATTAGTAGTTAAACTAGATACTTGATAATATTCCTCATTATTGTTTAAATCCGTCATACCTAGTATATTAGTAAATTTTACACGCCAATTTAATGGTACACCATGAGCTGGCGCAGTTACTACTATAGGAGCAGATCTACTTGCATCTGTAATAGGTATATAAGTTTTATATTCGGATTCCCAACGTAATTCTTCATTAAACGTCGTCCCTTGATATATAGTAAAATTTATTCTTGCAGGTGTTGTCATTACACTCCTCCTGTATTAACGCTATGCGACATTACTATATGTAATCTAGCAATCTCTTTATTAAGATTAGATATTTCTAGTTGCAGTTTCTGATTTTCTAAGGTAAGGTCAGTTAACTGCTGACTCAAACGAATGAGCTCTGCCTGTAATTTTCCAACTTCAGTGGAAAAGGCAGTATTTTGTACATTCATGCGCTCTAATTCGGTTTGCATAATTTTTAATAAATTACTCTCTGCCGAATTGCTTTTCCAGTTTTTGATTATCAGCTGTATTCCAACTGCTAAACTTATTGTGGCTAATATAAAAGCTGTAAATAAACTTGACGTGTTATTTAAATCTATAATTTCCATAAGGCGTTCCTTTAAATATGTAATTTAGGCACAAATTTTAGACGCCTATATGATTTTGTTCTATTATATCACGTTGGCACTACTATGTCAAGATAAAAAAATTCCCGCCCCCCTATTTCTAAGGAGCGGGATATTTTTTATAATTTGTTAATATTAGAATGTTATTGACCAAGTACCTACAGTTTTCCATGCATATATTCTAAAATCAGTATCAGTATATTCTATAGGTGAGCCTGTGTAGGAAGCAGGTGCTGGGTAATCTTTTGGATACTTTATAATGACAACGCCAGAACCACCAGCACCACCGTTTCTAGCATAAGAACCACCACCACCACCACCAGAGCTATTGGATGCGGCCCCCTGAGTACCGGCGCCTGCGCTGTATACCATTACACTTGTACTAGGGTAGGCAGCAGGTCCCTCATAATATTCTCCCTGGCCACCACCTCCAAGCCCTCCAATACCTTTATAATTACTACCATAATAAATATAAGTGGCACTACCGCCACCACCACCACCAAAATAAGGATTACCATATCCACCAACATTCATCTGGCCAACTTTAAGTGTGTCGTTAGCTGTGCGGTCCAGCCAAGCAACGTAGGTACCGGCTCCACCTGCGCCACCTGCAGCGTTCGCTGTTCCAATACCACCTCCACCACCACCTCCACCAGCACTACCACCTGTTGCAACAGATCCGCCATTTATACCAGTACCAGCTCCATAACCACCATTATTACCTTGACCAGAAACTCCAAGTCCGCGTCCCAAGTAGGAGCCAGAAGAGGCACCACCACCAGAGCCACCATTTGCACCACTTGTAGTGGTTGTAGCATTGCGCCCGGCTCCTCCACCTCCGCCAAATGCGGTAATTATTGAAAATACTGAATTATCGCCATTTGTACCAGTACCAGCTGTATAACCACCAGACCCGCCCGCGCCTACAATAACAGGATATTCAATACCAGAATCAATAGCAAATGAGGTACCTTGAAGTACACCACCACCACCACCACCAGCGCCGGATGCTACTGTTGCTGTAGCAGCATAGTTAGTGCCACCTCCTCCACCTCCTCCAGCAACTACTAGATAGTAAACACTAGGAGTTTTGTTTGAACTTGAACTAAGAGCAGTAATTATTGAAATTGATGAAAGTCTTGACATATTATGCGTACGAAGTTAAGCCGCCTATTACAGTCCATGTACTAGGGGTTGTTTGAATAAAGGATAGAGACATCAAATTAACTCTACTAGCTGTACCATTGGGAGTTACAGCATTCTGCCATTTTATTGTCTGCGCTACTGTATTAATTGTTATACTAGAAGGTAAATAAACTGTTCCTCCTTGTACCATTATTAAAGTAACATTACTTATGTAACCCGCAGTAGTTGGTATATTGGTAAAATTTGCAACAAAAGTTGCAGTAATACTAGGAAAATAAAAAATAGATGATTGACTATAATCTAATTGTACTGAACCAGAAACTATTGTTGGAGTAGTATAACTTTCTTGAAATGCCCCTGATGTAACTATACCTGTAAAAGTAGGAGAAGCTTTTGGCGCTCTTAAATTTATTGCAGTATTAGTTGCTGTACTAACTGGTTTATCTAAGTCAGAAGTATTATCTACATTAGCTAAGTTAACCATTGATTTAGTAATATTACTTGTATAGGCAACTGTACCACCCGTACTAAAATTAACTGAACTTGCATCAGTACCTGTAAATGTTAAGGTATTACTTACAGTAAGAATTTTATCATTAGCAATAGTTAGGGTAGAACCAGATGCTGGGGCAGTAATTGTTACTTTATTAATTGTAGTAGCTGAGGCAACACCCAGCGTTGGTGTTACTAATGCTGGACTTGTAGCAAATACTAATGAGCCAGTGCCTGTTTCATCTGATATAATACTCAGTAATTCTGAGGAAGTAGTAGCAGCAAATGCTGATAACTTATTACTTGTATAAGCAACTGTACCACCAGTACCAAAAGCAACTGAACTTAGATCAGTACCTGTAAATGTTAGGGTATTATTTACAGTAAGAATTTTATCATTAGCAATAGTTAATGTAGAACCAAGTGAGGGAGTAGTAATTGTTACTTTATTAATTGTAGTAGCTGAGGCAACACCAAGTGTTGGTGTTACTAATGCTGGACTTGTAGCAAACACTAATGATCCAGTGCCTGTTTCATCTGATATAATACTAGCTAATTCTGCTGAAGTAGTAGCAGCAAATGCTGATAGTTTACTACCTGTATATACAACAGTACCACCAGTACCAAAAGCAACTGAACTTGCATCAGTACCTGTAAATGTTAGGGTATTACTTGCTGTTAATGTTTTACCCTCTGCAATAGTTAGGGTAGAACCAGTCGCTGGAGCAGTAATTGTTACTTTATTAATTGTAGTAGCTGAGGCAACACCCAGCGTTGGTGTTACTAATGCTGGACTTGTAGCAAATACTAATGAGCCAGTGCCTGTTTCATCTGATATAATACTCAGTAATTCTGAGGAAGTAGTAGCAGCAAATGCTGATAACTTATTACTTGTATAAGCAACTGTACCACCAGTACCAAAAGCAACTGAACTTAGATCAGTACCTGTAAATGTTAGGGTATTACTTGCTGTTAATGTTTTACCCTCTGCAATAGTTAGGGTAGAACCAGTCGCTGGAGCAGTAATTGTTACTTTATTAATTGTAGTAGCTGAGGCAACACCAAGTGTTGGTGTTATTAGTGTTGGACTTGTAGCAAACACTAATGATCCAGTGCCTGTTTCATCTGATATAATACTAGCTAATTCTGCTGAAGTAGTAGCAGCAAATGCACTAAGTTTATTGCTTGTTGTGGCTAATGTGCCACTAGTTGGCAGTATTAGTGATGTAATACCTGTTACAGTAAATGTTGTATCAAATGCACCGCTAGTAGTTAAATTACCTCCTAAAGTAATAGTCTTATTAGTGTTAGCTACGCCAGTGCCGCCGTATTGACCAGAAATAATTGTACCTTGCCAAGTACCGGTACCTATTGTAGCAACACTAGTTAGGCTGGAAGTAATAACACCTGAACCAAGTGTTGTTCCACTTAATACATCAATACCAGCAATCTTAAATGTTTTACCAGCTACAACATTAAAAGGTTCTGAAGAAGTCCAGCCATTTGAGGCACTCCAAGTAATATATTTATCCGTTGTACCTTTAAGAGTAATACCACCACCTATGGCAGTTACATCTGTTGGGCTAGCTGTGTCGCCTAAGGTAATATTAATATCATCTACAGAAACAGTAGTAGCATTAATAGTTGTTAGTGTACCATTAACAATAAAGTTACCACTAATTGTTAAATCATTATTAATTGTTGTAGTACCAGAACTTGCACCAATGCTTAATGCTGTTGCAGCACCGAAGGCATTAATAGTAGTTGCAGTTGTATTCAATAATGCAAAATTTGTACTTGGCGTAGTTAATGATGTAGTAATTGTTGGACTTGTACCAAATACTAATGAGCCAGTGCCTGTTTCATCTGATATAATACTAGCTAATTCTGAGGAAGTGGTACCAGCAAATGCTGATAACTTATTACTTGTATAGGCAACTGTACCACCCGTACTAAAATTAACTGAACTTGCATCCGTACCTGTAAATGTTAAGGTATTACTTGCTGTTAGTGTTTTACCCTCTGCAATAGTTAGTGTAGAACCCGTTGCTGGAGCAGTAATTGTTACTCTGTTAATTGTAGTAGCTGAGGCAACACCAAGTGTTGGTGTTGTTAGTGTTGGGCTTGCTGAAAACACTAATGATCCGGAACCTGTTTCATCTGATATAATACTAGCTAATTCTGAGGAAGTAGTAGCAGCATGTACTGATAACTTATTACCTGTATAGGCAACAGTACCACCTGTACTAAAATTAACTGAACTTAGATCAGTACCTGTAAATGTTAGGGTATTGCTTGCTGTTAATGTTTTACCCTCTGCAATAGTTAGGGTAGAGCCAGTTGCTGGAGCAGTAATAGCTACTTTATTAATTGTAGTAGCTGAGGCAACACCAAGTGTTGGTGTTACTAATGTTGGAGAAGTTAAAGTTGCAGAATTTAAAGTTGGACTTGTAGCAAATACTAGTGCTCCACTACCTGTCTCATCGCTAATTACACCGGCTAATTCTGAGGAAGTAGTAGCAGCAAATACTGATAATTTACTACCTGTATATACAACAGTACCACCTGTACTAAAATTAACTGAACTTAGATCAGTACCTGTAAATGCTAGAGTATTATTTATGGTAAGAGTTTTATTATCAGCAATAGTTAGTATAGAACCAGATGCTGGGGTAGTAATTGTTACTTTATTAATTGTAGTAGCTGAGGCAACACCAAGTGTTGGTGTTACTAATGTTGGAGAATTTAAAGTTGGGCTTGCTGAAAACACTAATGAGCCAGAGCCTGTTTCATCACTAATTATACCTAGTAGTTCAGCTGATGTAGTAGAGGCAAATGCTGATAACTTATTAGCTGTATAGGCAACAGTACCACCCGTACTAAAATTAACTGAACTTGCATCCGTACCTGTAAATGTTAAGGTATTACTTGCTGTTAGTGTTTTACCCTCTGCAATAGTTAGGGTAGAGCCAGTTGCTGGAGCAGTAATAGCTACTTTATTAATTGTAGTAGCTGTGGCAACACCCAGCGTTGGTGTTACTAATACAGGGCTTGTAGCAAGAACATTAGTACCAGTACCAGTAACTGTGGTAAATCCATCAAATGATGCGTACCAAGATGCTGCCGAAGTCCCTGTAATTGCTGTTACTGTAAAAGTAGCAGAAGTGCTTGGCGGTACTAATAAGATAGTGTTTAATCCACTACTTTGTACAGTTATGCTACCAGTACTATTATTTACAATTTGATATTGTTGGCCAGTTATTAATGTACTTGTAATTGGAAGTACTACAATTTGTGTTGCAGTACCCGTAAAATATTGTTGATAATTACTGGAATTAGTTAACGTAGTAGTTAATGTATTAGTTATAGTAGTACTATACCCATTAATAGTACTTTTACTTGAAATTATATTTGCACTAATATCCGCTGCTGATAGAGTGCCAGTAAACGTTGGGCTTGCTGAAAACACTAATGATCCCGTACCTGTTTCATCACTAATTATACTAGCTAATTCTGAGGAAGTAGTAGCAGCATGTACTGATAACTTATTAGCTGTATAGGCAACAGTACCACCCGTACTAAAATTAACTGAACTTAGATCAGTACCTGTAAATGTTAGGGTATTGCTTGCTGTTAATGTTTTACCCTCTGCAATAGTTAGGGTAGAGCCAGTTGCTGGAGCAGTAATAGCTACTTTATTAATTGTAGTAGCTG